GTCATAGCCGAAGCCGAATAGACCTTTTCCGGCCCCGCCCCCTGCGAATGGTTCTCATTCCCCCGTCGATCCTCGATCCGCAGTCCCCCAGGGCGCAGCCATCTATCGATTCCACCCATGCTCGGAGCCGAGCGGGTTCCCCTCCGCATCGCAGCCGCGCACCACCATAGGCTGCGAGCTGCGTGGCCTGCCCCAGCCGCCATCTAGTAGCGCGGTTTTCCGCGAATGGTGATTGGCAGACATGGCGGCCCAGTTCGATCGATCCCAAAACAACGCTTGGTCGCCCTTGTGCGGAATGACGTGATCGACGGTATCAGCGATCTGCGTTAGATCGACTCCCTTACACTCCTCACACTCACAGAAGGGGTGCTCCCGGAGGAACTGCACGCGCGCCCTCTGCCATTCGGCCCCATACCCGCGCGCCGCGCTCGATCCTCTGCGCCGATCGTATTGCCTATCCCCTTGCCCTCTATGGATAGCGCAGTAGCCACCTATTACTAGTGCGGCGCATCCTGGGTGCTTACAAGGGCGACGCGGGGCATCAGGCATGGGCACAAGGCATGGCAAGGCTAACGGCTAAGGACAACTGCTAGGCGCTTGGCATGCAGCGTTATCCCGCCTGGCACACACTTATATATAGCGCGCTCCCCGCATACCACTCTCCCCAAAAGCAAAACCCCGCACGCAGCGGGGTATCTATGTACTACTCGCCGGCCCTGCCCGCAAAATCCGGAGGAGCCATAAGGGTGTTCTCAGTCCGGCGATGCGGCGCTTATGCGTGAGTCGTCCGCCTGCACGTGTGCACTTGATCTTATGGTAAATATAATTTACAATAACCATTGTGCTTACAGCTACCAAGATTCGCATCTACCCAACCGCCTTGCAGGAAGCAACACTTGCGAAAGCGTTTGGTTGTGCGCGCTGGTTGTGGAATAACAGCCTTGTAGAAACCCAAAAGGTCTACAAAGAGACCGGCAAGGGGCTTGGACAATACGCCTTGAATGCCCGCTTGCCTGCGCTCAAACAGGAGCATGAATGGCTTGCCGATACGCACAGCCAAGTTCTTCAATCCGTTAGCCTGAATATTTCGCGCGCTTTTGTAAACTTCTTTGAACGCCGCGCGAAATATCCTAATTTCAAATCGAAGCACGGCAAGCAGTCGATCCAATACCCGCAAAGCGTGAAGATTGGCGACGGAGAAATCCATCTGCCAAAGATAGGCAAGGTACAGGCTGTTATTCATCGTGAAATTGTCGGCTCCATCCGCACCGTCACCATCAGCAAGACACCTACTGGAAAATACTTCGCCTCCGTTCTGACTGAGACCGGAACCGTCGCGCCGCCGGTTTCCTTTGAAGGGAAAGTGCTCGGCATCGACGTTGGCCTGACGCATCTCGCAGTCACCAGCGACGGCTCGAAGTTCGACAATCCGCGCCATGTTCAACGCGCGGCAAAGAATCTGAAGCGCAAGCAGCAAAAACTGTCTCGCAAAGTGAAGGGAAGCAATACTAGAAACAAAGCACGAATGCTTGTCGCAAGGGCGCACGAAAAAACCGCAAATGCACGCAAGGACTATCTGCACAAACTTTCTCGACGACTTGTGAACGAAAACCAAGTGATCGCCGTCGAGGATTTGCACGTCAAAGGCATGATGAAGAACCGCTGTCTTGCCAAGGCAATAGGTGATGTTGGGTGGGGCATGTTGACCGGGTTCATCGAGTACAAGGCGGCGCGCGAGGGCAAGGGATTCATCCACGTGAACCGCTTTTTCCCATCGAGCAAGGCTTGCTCTAGCTGTATGCACGTGCAATCGGCTATGCCATTGAATATTCGTTCGTGGCGCTGCGACAAGTGCGGAACCTTGCACGACCGGGATATAAACGCAGCACAAAATATCCGCGCCGAGGCGCAAAGAATGATCGCGGCTGGAATCGCCGCGCCTGCCAATGGAGGCACTGTCAGTCATGTGCGAGGACGAAAGTCATCTGTGCGTGCTCGTGCCGTTGAAGTTGGAAGCCACTCGGGGTAATTCACCCGCTTGGTAATTCACGCGTGAGTACACCGCCTGCACACGTCGCAGACCACCACCAGGAAACAGAATGAACGACGCAACGAAGAACTATCTGGGCTACGGCCGTAAATACCGGAATGCCATCGAAGGCAGACTCGAAGTAGAGCGCGCTGCTAATGATTCCGATGAGGAACTGAACCGCTGTCTTTCCCAATGCGTGTGCGGCGGTTGGGTCGGAGAACTGACCATCAACAAGGTAACAGAATGAATCAACGCTACTACGCTCCCGGTCTCGACGAGTTTATTTATTGGCTGAATCGCAGAGTCAACGTCATTATGAACTTTACCAATCCAATTCAAGCCGCGACGAATCGCAAAATCGATGCTGGCTATTGTCTTGATTCGCTCGAAAGCTCGCATCTATGACCATCAAATACGCCTTCACCCAAGACGGCGGCTTCATCGCAGCCGACACTAACTCCGGCCTTACCTCTTACGCTTACCCAACATCGACTCACGCGACCAAGGCCATGCGCGATCCGCAAGCAATCGCCGACAAGATGATGGCGGAGCAGAGCTGGCGCACCAGTGAATCGCATCCTAACTTGGCGGACTACGACGCACGCAATCTAGCCAATCTCGCTACTTGGTCGCGGGGCGCGTCGTAATCGATGAAAACCATAATCATTGCCCTCTTGACCATCGACGCGGCCCTCTTTGCCCGTTGCCTTTTTCTGCTTTGCAGCAGCTAGTTCGTCGGATTAACACGCCGCCCGGCAGCAGTCGGCTAAACAGGCCGGACGGCGCCCGTTCAGCGTCACATCGGAGCGCGCTGGCGGGAACCCAATAAAAACGCCGCGCAGTCCGAATCCCATCGCCCCGCACGGCTAAATCCGGCACGAGGAGGACGCACCGGCAATTGTTACAACTATTTAGATCTTTTCTGTCTCTGAAATGCAAAAAGCCCGCATCACACGGGCTTTTTTATTCTTCTGGACTTCGTTTACAACGCCTTGCCGCCCAGTTCAAATCCTTCGCACTTCTCATGGTTATGAAGAACTTTGCAGTTCTGCACTTTGTGGTGAGCGGAAACCATATTTTCCCGCCGTCCCGAGGTATTCCAGGTTCGCGCTGGCATTGCGGTCGGCATTATTGGAGTGTCCGCAATGAACGCATTTGAACCTGTCGCCCGCGCGACTCCGCCGATCCCATCTGAGACAAGACCGGCACGTCTGCGAGGTTTTCCAAGGGTCTTTCCGTTCCAGCCGAATCCCCCGTTCCTCGCAAGCCCGCTCCAACCTTGCCGCACAAGCTCTATAGAGCCAATGGGACATGCGCCTGTTCAACTGCCGGGAGAACGTCCCCCGTGTGCCCTGTTTCACCCTCTTCAAATCCTCAATCGCGAGTGTCTTGATGTTCCACCAATCGACCGTCTTCAGGGCATGGCCGACCATGGAATCGACTTCGGCGAAGCTGTGCTTCTGCCGCTTGCCGAATTGCTGAACGCGGACATAGATGTGTTCTCCGACCTGCTGCCCATCGGAGAACACGAAGCCCGCCTTGTAGTTGGAGTCCATTCCTACAACGACGCCTTCGGTGCGCAACGCAGGCCGGTCTTTCTCGAACAGGAAGTCGATAAAGACCAGTCCGTCACGCAGTCCAAGCCGCACCGTTCGCGACATGGCCCATCCGTGTTGCATCCGATCCAGCATCGGCTGCGTGGCATGCACAGGCAGCGTCAGGCGCGGTGCGCCGGAACCGATCAGATGTACCGCCCAATCGAAACCGACACCACGAAACGGCTCGATCTTGACGAAGTGGTAATACAGCGTAGCGGTGTGACTGCGCAGAGCGGGTTTGTCCTTGCGCCCCTTATTGTGCTGCGAGCGCACGCATTCCTTGGCCTGCTTGGCGAGCGCCTGGGACAGCCGCGTGGTGATGGTGAAGCGCGTGACCGCCCGATGGACAGTCGGCAGATCGGCCAGCTTGCCGCCGAAGTCACGCCGCTGCCAGAACAGATCAACAAAGTATTGCGTGACTGTGCGACATAGATAAAGAAATGCCGTGATGACGACAACCTTCCCAGGATTGAGGTCGTTCAGGAAAACCCGGCAGGAACGCACCATCTTCTTCTTGTTGCGCTGCGCTGCCATCAATCCGACTCCTGCAATGCTTTGATCGCCGCCTCGGTCTTCTTGCCCGTCCCCTTACCTCCCAACGCCTAAAGGCTGGTGGGGTATCACGGTATTTCTTTCGTGGACGACAAGGGAGCCATCTGGCTCAAATAAACATCCTGTGATGGACAGTTCGACAGTGATTAGATCGATTCTTACGTAAAATCAGGCATTTGTCAAGCAGTATCGCGCAAAACCAGCCGATTTCTTACCATCGCCTCGGCTTTTCGCCGCTCGGCCTCAAAATGTCGGTGCCAAATACCAAGCTCGCGGCACGTTCGATCCCGATGCAGTCGCAGCACATACAACGCCTTCAACAGCCATTTTTGCTGCTCAGGGAGCTGCACCCACACGCGCTCTATGAGCCATCCATCGCGCTGATCCGGCGGAATGTGTACTTCTCGCGGCTCGAATAGGCGCGGCTCCACGTCGGCTTTCCAGCGCTCCCGTTTGAGCGCCAGGCACGCTACGGCAGTCATGGAGATATAGCCGCGCGGGTAGGAGCGCACGACTCGGCCCCAGTTTTCCAGGCGCCAAGTAATGTCGTCGCTGTCTGACTGGTGCATCGGTCTCCGGCAATTGTCCACGGGAGACATATTTTATCCGAAAATGGATTACGGCCCGAAATAATTTGCACCCATGTCGCTTCCGTCCGACGCTTTTTTGTAGCCAATGGACGAAGGCACTAACTGATAGCCGGCCCACGACGTTGGCGCCGCCCCGCCAGTAAAAGTCGGGGCACCGATCACGTTGCCAGTCCCCATCGCATCGCCATTCGCCTTGAACTGATTTGTGCTGAACGTACAGCCGGAGCAAGCCTGCCGCCCATTCGAGTCAGTTGTTTTGAAGATCGTGCCAACCATCAGGTTGTTTTGGACGACAGCGCCTGTGCTCGGCTCCCGATCGGTCTTGGCATCGATGCTTATTCCCATCGCGCCTACGACGGTATTGTGCTGGAATTTCCCGTTGTCGTGACTGCCGAGTTGCACCTTCCAAAAATAGCCGGAACCAGAGAACACGTTATCGGTTATGACCTCGTTTTCGCCGCCATCAGGCGCCATGATATAAACGTCGCCGTTGCGGAAGAAGTTACCCGTGATCGTCGTGTTCGATTGCCCGTACAGCTGGATAGCGTCAACATGCCGTCCATAGTTGCCTTGCAAGATGCCCTCGAACGTGTTGCCAGGGCCTATCTTCACCCCGTTGGCGCCGTTCTGAATCCCGTCTGACTCACCGCCGTTACCGAAGTGGTTGTTCGAGATCGTCACGCCAGACGGCTGACTCGACCAGGGATTCGCGATGACCTGCACCCGCCCTTCGTAGCAGTTCGAGCACACCGAAATCCCGTCGAATATGTTGCCGTCGATGAGAATGTTGGCGTTGCTGTTGTTGCCGACGTTTATTACCGTCTGGCCTGTGAATGTATTGCCCTGCACAGTGACGTTCTTCGTGCCGCCGTCCTGGTTCGTGTCGATTTCCAGCCCGGAGATCGTAAGGTTCTGGAAGCGAAGGTGATTCGACTGATAGATTCTCAGCGCAAGCGTCGCGCCACGCCCCGACACCGAGCGCACCGTCACGTCGGCAGACTTGATCGCGTTGGTAATATCGAGCGTGCCGTAGCTGCCGCTATTCAAGCAAATCGTAGCCCCAGCACTGGCGCCGGAGATCACCGCCGCGACATTCGCGCCTGGACTGAGAGTCTGGCTGCACGCTCCAGGAGCAGGCGGTGGCTCTACTGGCGGTGGTGGCGGTGGCGGTGGGGGTGGAGGTGGCGGTGGGGGCGGCGGCGGTTGGGGCGGCGGTGGGGGTGGTGGCTCGACATCTATCACGCGCTTCTGACAAAGCTTCGTAACTCCGTATGCCGGATCGTGCCCGAAAAACCTATTTGTGCACGGCCATCGGCCCTTGCCGACCGTCTTGTATGTCCAGCGCTGGCCGATGCCGTATCGCATCGCGGTCTCCTCTGACAGCCGGAATGTTCCGGTCTCTTTCGCGATCCATTCCCACCGAACTTCATCATCATGCGCCGCCGCGTCGAACGCGAGCAGACAACTAGCGGCCAACAAGCCAAGCTTGAATCCAGTCATACCTTCTCCGAGAACCCAAAAGCGCGCACCGCATATGCGCTGCGGCGCAGCCATGGGTGCGCTCCCTGGCTGCGCCGCAGTTCAGGTGCGTTACTCTGCCGGTGGTTGTTGCTGTTGCCCCTGCTGCTGCGCCTGTTCTTCGGCGGCAGGGACAGGCTCCGGCCCCGGAATGGCATCGACCGGGATCGCATCCACGCTCGCGTCGATTTCTTTCAGATTGTCGCGGAAGCCCTGCAAATCTTCTTCGGTTAGTTCCTCGTCCCGCGCCAGCAGTTCATCGATCTTGGCCGTCAACAAATCAGTCTTGGAATCAGATACCGTCTGCTTCGCATCCGCCGCGCTACGTTTCAGTTCCTCAATGTCGGATTTGATGCCTTCAGGCGTTTCTTTAGCTGCTGTAGCCATCTCTTTCACCTTGGTTATAACTTCGTTTACATGACGCGCAAGCTAGAGCCGGCCCATCAGCAGCAAGATCACCACGACGACCAATATCACGCCGATGATTCCGCTCGGCCCGTAGCCGAAACTGCTTGAGTGTTGCCAAGTGGGAATCACGCCGACCAATAACAGCACCAGCACGATTAGCAATATCAGCCCGATACTCACCGTTCTCCTCCCTATTCGACCGGCGAAGCGGACACCGCATACCGATCTCCGACCCTGTAAAGCCGCCGGTCGGCAACAGGAATGCGGAACCTCAGTTCGCCGATGGTCTGATCCAGCCTTGTACCCAGATCGATCCGAATTTCCATCTTCGTTCCGTTGTCCAAAGGCCCTGAGATAATTCTGATCTCGCCTTGGAAGCAGTAAACTTTTTTATCTATATCCATCGCGGTTACGCTTTGCTTCTGACCAACGATGCCACCCGTTCAGCCATGTCCGGCTCGTCCCTAGCGAACGCCGACGCCTCTATTTTTAATGCCGCTTGCTCATACAATTTATGCCGGACGAATCCATTGAACTCGACCATCCGCGCTACGGCTTCGATGCCAAGCGCATAAACCATCATCCCCGTCGCTATCTGTCGCGCCTCGTCGCGCTTTACCCAATCAGATAATCTTTGCTCGCATTCATCTTCGATCCTGAGCGCATCGATTCCAAGCAGATGTTCGGCTTGCTCGAACGTGATCGGCGTTGTCCAGCCATACGGCAATCGGGCTAGATTGAGATCGTGCCCGTAGCCGATTTTTCGCGCGCTCCGATCGTTGATGTCGATGCGTTCTTTCAGATACAGCGGGTTCGCGCGCAACTCGGCTTTTAGTTTGTCTGGGTTCATTTTGGCAGGCCGATATCCGTCTGCAATATGTCCTTACCTGTGTAGTGCCGTCGCACCATGTTGTCTTTGCGCTCGTCGTCTTTGTCGGCTAGCAGCTTGAGCCTGGCGATTTCCAAATCCCTCTTCATCAGTTCTTCGTTTTTGCGCGCGACCTGCTCCGCGTAATCCTGAATGATGGCCTTGTACGCTTTTTCGGCGAAATCAACCGTATGGTCGTTGCGCCGCTCATCTTTTTCGGCCAGCCGAGCTTTCTCCTGATCCTCTTGCATCGTTCGCTTGAATTGGTATGCCGCCGCCGAAAGTCCAGCCGCCGCGCCGCCGAAGCCGGTGATAACTGCCGCCCAGTTTATTTCCGAGAAATCCATGCGCGATGACGCGCCGGGAATGGCGTCCACGATATTCTATCCGTTAAAGGATTTTTTACAACATTTATGGATAAACAATACCATGCCCAAGGGTGATCCGGACGCGGCCCGGATGGTTATTTGAACCTAGCTAATCCATTTAAAAACGTTTCCGAATATGCGTGCCACTGCTCCGGGTGAACCACATGGGCGGCGCTTATTCTGTAATCAACCGGCGCACCATTTCCCTTGTTTTTATTGCACCTTCCGCATAACGGCTGCAAATTCTCTATGTCCAGAGCCAATTCTGGGAAAAACTTGCGAGGCTTTATGTGATCGAAATTTATCCTTCGGCGCGCTGTCTGCTCAGTCCCGCACTTACAGCATACACACCCATATTTTTCTGCCGCCAGTTTGCGCAAGTCGCGCCACTCTTTAGACAATAGGAACCCATCTGACACATCGCGGAATGACTTTGCTATTTGATTTGGCGTCATCAGCCACATCTTTGCCGCGCGCAAACTCTTGTCTTGGCGCTTCTTCAAAGCATCGACTGCTCGCCTTTGCTTACCCATACTTTATTATGTTTTTACTCATTCAAATCATACACTTATGTAGAATTATACCATGCCACAAGCCTACTTTTTCAAGATCAACACAACCCAATTCTGCCGCGCTGCACCAACAAATCGAACGTCGCAACAATCGCCGCGTTCATTTCCGCCCTGCGCTCGGCGCGGCTCAGTTCACGGCCTTGGTCAATTGAAAAATGGCAGGACGGACATAGGGCAGCAACCAAGTGCGGCGGCACCTTTTTTCCGAGCATTTTGCCCTCATTCCGATGCGCTATCTGCACGCCAAAGGCACCGCACCGCACGCAGCTTTCGAGACTGGCGACCGCCGCGTACCAGTCCTTCGCGTCGGCTGGCGTTTTCAAAACTTCGCGCCCACGTATTCACCCTTGATAAATAAGGACAATTTAGCGTTTCACAACGAGTTCGCGCCAGGCGTTTGCACGGTTAAAAATGGGGTAATCAACAATTACTCGAAAAGTTCTAGCCAACTGCTGTCGACCGTCAGCGTCAGCAAAAACTCCACCATCCGCCGCGCCTCTTCCGTCGTCAAATCGCTGGGAACCACGACTTGCGCGATAAAGTCGGTTCTCAACGGATAGTCGAGAGTTAGTGGCTTCGGCATAAATATCTATCTCATTTTGTAAAATCAATCTTGAGATCACAAGATGTGATTTCAAGTTCCACGGCGCTCCTAATCGAACTCCTCTAATTATTCGAGGAGTTCGATTCCAGCTTTCTAATTCCATCGAATTCTCTGTCACCATCGGCACTCCGCAAACAGCGCCGTCGTTGTTCAACATATGGCCAACTGGGCCACAACTGATTTCTGCTTCATCGAGCGTAGTTTCACGTCGCCGCATAACGGCAACGTCAGAGCTTCACTCTCCACAGACTTCGACGGCGCAACTCGCCGCAGATTTATTGCTGCATTCAAATCTCGATCCACTTGCAATCCGCAGTGGCATGACATGACGCGCTTGCCTAACGGCATGTCATGTAGTTGACCACAGCCCGAGCACGTCTTGCTGCTCGGGTAGAAGCGATCAGCTAAATGAACTTGTGCGCCAGTCATTTCGCACTTGTAATTCAACTGCCGGCGAAACTCGAAGAATCCTACATCGCCTATCGCACGCGATAGAGAGCGATTCTTCATCATGCCGCTGACGTTCAAATCCTCTATCACCACAGTTTTGAACTGCGTTGCAAGAGTGTGAGTCAGCTTGTGCAATGCATCGTTGCGGACATTCGAGATGCGGTTATGCAATCGAGCCAGCTTGGTTTTTGCTTTGGCCCGGTTTGCACTTCCTTTTACTTTGAGGCTAAGCGATCTATTCAGCCGCTTGAGTCTTTGCAGCAGCGTTCGCAGCGGCATTGGCGCTGGTATAGTCCGCCCATCCGAAAGAGTTGCCAGCGTCTTTATGCCAAGGTCTACACCGACAACATCAGCAGCATCGGCGTTCCCGCGCAAGCAATCATCAGTCTCTACCACAATAGAAATGTACCAGCCATCTGCTACACGGCTCACAGTTGTCGCTATGATGCGTCCACTGAAGCGCACAGCCTCGCGCATGCGCACTACCCCGCAACGAGATAACTTTACGCTCTTGCCGTCCACGTCTACCGCATTGGAGATGGCATCCCTTGGGCCGTTGTCGGCACGGAACGAATCACGCCTGCCCTTTTTCTTGAACTGCGGGAATCCGAACTGGTTTTTGCGACCTTTACGCTTGCCAAGCTTGCAGCGCCGGAAAGCATTCGTGTAAGCCATGCCGAGATTTTTTACAGCTTGCTGAACTGCGCACTTTGTAACGTCAACCATCCAAGGAAATTCCTGCTTCTTTATGGAATTTAGTTTCCTGGACAACGCCATTTGATTCGGCTTCTCGCCTGCGTGATACTGCCTCTGCCATTCAGCCAGTGCCCAGTTATAGGCGAATCTCGCTGTTCCGCAAGCGCGGCGAAAGTAATCTTCCTGTGCCGCCGTCGGGTCAAGCCTGATCTTGTGGGAACGTAACGACATGAACGAAATTATACCACAAAATGTTACTTTAAGTTATTGATACATATAGCTTTTACTGTAGGCTCACGTTCCCCTGCATTCCGCAAACAACGCATCCCGCAGATCGCTCCACAGTTCCGCGCACGTCTCCACATACGCCAGTTGCACGCGCCCAGCAGTCCGCAAATTCTCGCGCAGCGACATCGGTACGCAATGTCCGCCAGGCGCACGCTGAAGTTTCCACAAGAGGCTGAATAACAATTCACGCGCGATGATGCGCTCGGTCGCGGCTGGCCACAGGTCGATCGCAAGATCATCGTGGACGATGCATAGATGGGTGCCGCAGCCGGTCAAACTGTGACAACACGTGCCCTGTAGCGGGCAGTGTGGAGCGCGGCAGCGGCACTCGGTAGTCATGCCGTCCTCCACGCAAACGACAACGGCTCGGCCATGACAAATAGGTGCCGCATGTTAACGTTCACCACCACGTCCGCGGCGCGCGGAAAAACTTCAACTGCATCGTGATTGGCATACCCAACTTCGTTCTTGATAGACTGCAATTCATCCCACGATATTCCTGCTTTCCAACCATCTGCCGTTGCCAGCGTGCGGATAACAGACAAGCGCGCCAATGCCGGCGGGTCGCACCGATATTCCTGCACTAGCAATGACTTGGAACGCCATACCCTGGCAAGCATATCGGCGCGCCACGGCCATTCTTCGAGCGGCACTTCTTGCAATGCACGCGGTTGCTTGGCGTTATCGCGCTCAAGTCGCCTGCGCTGTTCTCGCGTGATGACGATCATAGAAAATTCACGATCTCGGCTACAACGCGATCCAGTTCCGCGCGGCCTTTGTACGTCACCAGCACCTTTTCCAGCAAGACTGTTGCAACACTTTCGTATACCTTTTCGAACTCTGCTTCATCCATCTTGGCGAACGAAATGCTTTTAGCCTTTAGTCTCATCCTGCCGTTAAGATCGAACGTCTGAATATAGAACCCAGCCAGTATCGTCACATCTTCCCTGAACTGTTCGAAGTCTTTCCGCACTTCAATTCCGCGATAAGTCTTCCGCTTCCGATCCGGCTCCCAAGCATCGAAGCCGACATTCAACAGCGCAAAAAACTTTCGCAATAGGCGCCCGTTCCTTGGAATCTTCGTCTCGACAGTAAGAATCTCACCTTCTTCGAGATTCGTAACCCGGCCCCAGAAGCGACGCCACGCAGTTTTATCGGTCGGAGAGAGTCCATCAACGATACCGAACAACGCGGGCGTCATGGCGGCGATTTGAGCATCGCTAAGGCGCTTGCCGTTGCGCACCAGCAAAACTTCACTCATCGCGCGCCCTCCTCCGTCTATATCGCAGCGGATGCAAAAACGCAGCCGCGCAAAGTATCGCCCCGACCACAATTCCTACTCCGCAAGACAATATGCAGAGGAGGAATGTGGATTCGATGCTCACTCATCATCGACCGTCAAAAGCTTCAACTTCAATCGCTCCAGCAGCCACACCACTTCCGGCCCGTATGCGATCGAACTGGCGAAATACTCGTTCTCCTCGTTGTCGTAACCAATGATGACAACACTACTCATTTTTCCTAGCGCCGCTTCTAGCACTTGGTCAGGCGGAAGATCGAGCTTAGTGATGCAGCCGCTGTTGGTTACTGTCCCCACGTCAGTGCTCCTTCTTCTTCACCTTCAGTGCCACAAACTCATCCCACGTAGCATCGAACTGTTCCGCCGTCACGCCCGGATTCCACTTTAAAATCCAGTCCCGCCATTCGTCTTGATCGAACTCGTTGAGACGCACCGCGTTGTCTCTAATATCGTTCATGCTGCTACTCGCCATCGCCTTCTAACACTGGATGCCCAGGCGCGAACTCAAGATGAGCGCCGCCTTGGTATGCCGTATGCTCCGTCTCCTTTACGAACCACAGATGAGTTGACTGGTCAAAAAACATCCTACCGATTTCGATCTCGTCGAACCGCACGATGTTTGGATCGTCGATCAATTCAACTCCTCGCTAAGCCGCTTCCACGCATCCGCCGCGTCGTCAACCCAGAACGCAAGGTGGCCTCGCTGCCGCGCTCGCTCCAGAAATGCTTCCTGCTCATCGCTCGGTTCCTTGCCCGGTCTTTTTACTTCAATGAAAATCTGTCGTGTGCCATATCTCGGTTTAAGCCACACCCACAGGTCGCTGAGTCCAGGCACGTCATGATTTTTTACATAGCGCCGATCATGCTTCTTTCCTTTTTTATCTATGAATGCCTCTACTACCTTCGCTCCTCCATTGATTCTGTAGACAGCCTCTACAGCCGGATGCCTCGCCAGCGCATCGCGGATCGCGCGCTGAATGTCGCTCTCAAGCGGCACTGGCGGGGTCAGGCGGAAGCGGCGCATGGCTTGTGCCTCTCTACAAACGCGGTTAGCTGTGCCCATTCTTTCGGCGTGAAACTGATGATGGTTGATTCATCTTCCGTGACCCGATACACAACGACGTTGCCGGCGCTGTCCAAGTACACCGCGAATGTTTTGCCGTCGAAGATCGGGCTGGGATAACTCACGCTCGCACCTTCCCCTTGGCCTTCTTCGCCGCAACCTTCTTCCCCGGCGCTTTCTTCGCCGGAGCGTAGAGGCTGCGTGGCGGGATCGGATGCTTGGCTGGTTTCACAGTTGCCTCTTCAGCACCGCAAACCAAAAAAGCGCCGGGAGCGTGTAAAGGCTCAGGAACCATAAGTCGAAGGCTGTCTTTTCGAAATTTCCCAATTTTTCTCCTTTTTCGGATTTTTTATGCAAAATCGCATAACCAGAATCATTTTTCGTTCCACAATGCCATTTAAAACCGTCTAAACCAGCCTACAGCGCATTCCCAAATGCTTTTTAAGCTTGGCGACGCTTAAATCTGCGAATCCAGCCTTGAGCCTAAAAATGGCCTTGCTGAGGATTTGACATAATCTTGCGTTTTCCGCAATCGATAATCATTTTACGCCGCCACGCCGTCAAATTCCGCCCCGGCGATCTCTTCGCAGACTTCCGGCGGTTGAAATCGCGCAATCTGAAACATGACCCCTGCCCGCGCCAGCGGAAACGTCGCCGCATAAATCCGCGCGCAGCACGCAGGGCAGTTCAGATCGAACGTGAGCGAGTAACCGCTCATTTTCGCCACCTCGCAGCTCGCGCAGGTCAAATCCGTCTCCCCAATTTTTCGAGCGTCAACTTCCATTCGCGCCTAAACCGCTCCACATCCCACGGCTTGCGATGAAGCGGCTCGAATTCGCGCAGCGGTGGCCGCAGAGCGCCGCTGCTGAACCGGCGCATCAAAGCGTCCTGCTCCTCGACCGTCTCAGGCAATTGCACTTCGAGCACGCGGGCTACTGCGCGGCGCAGCGCAGGTACGTTTTCAAAGTCGATGCTGACGCCGTATTTCGCAAGCTGGGCGTGCAGCTTCTTGCGTGCAAGCTGGCTCCACGCGCCGTTGCAGGAATGCGTCATGCTAGGCATGAAAAGTCCTTCGGTCTTTCGCTCCGCATCTTCGCCCGTCCGTACTCGCGCTCGAACGACAGCGCGAGCCTAGCCCGCCGCGTGTCGAGCAATCGCAGCAGCACCGATTGCTCGGACGCACTCAGCTCGGCGCCGTAGAGACCGCGCATCTTCGGCACTGCCTTCGCGATGCGCGGCTCGAACGTGGCGAGGCGATGGCGCATGACGGCTTGCGTGACGCTCTGGCGATGTTCGACGGCGTGGGAGATAACAGCGACGCGTGTGGCGTCGAAGGCTTGTACCCAGTCCGGGATTCTCAAGCTGGTTTGCATGGATACTCCCTGTTCGGTCGCTCTATGCCGAGCTTCACCCAGCCGCGCGATTGGGTGCAGTACCCGAACCCAGGAGCAGGATGCGGTGCGCCGGGGGTGGGATTCGTGCGGTCGATGTGTTGACAATGGGTGCAGGTCATTCGACCTCCTCTGGCTCGTCTGAGAATGCCGGAGCGAAACCGGCTTTTATCGCATCCTGCTCGGCCCGCATTTCCTCCAATCGCTCGGCAGTGATGCCAAGCGCCTGACGCGCATAGACCCACTGCACGATGTTCATCGGCTTGCCGGTACTAGGAAACGGCTTGCGCTTCACGTAGCAGGCGATGATTTTGTTTGCCCATGCGAGTTGTATGGCGCTCATGTTGCGCTTTCGATTTGCAGTGAATCGGTTGCAATCGAATCTCCGGCAAGCGTGAACTTCAGCAACGGGTTATCAGTCCCGCCAATCATCACTTGCCATGCCTTCTCCTGGTCTCCGATCAGCATCGGCTTCTCGACCGCTTTTCGATGCACGCTGTTATGCGCATTCGCGATGCCGGTCAGCACTCGCGGATATTCCGGCGTATCGTTTCGCAGCTTGTAGCCGCGATAGCGATTCTCGAATTCCTTTGCGGTGAACGGCCATTCGTCATCTGTTTTTGCAGACAACGGAACCCATCCGCCCATGTCGGCCAGCGTCCGATGAATCAGCGGATCATCGAACACCACGTCGCGGTACGGCCCGACTTGCCGCAAGGCTCGATCCACCTTGGCCCATGCGACCAACGCCGCATCCTGCGTCGTGCCGGCCATCATGCGAATAATGTCCGCCGGCTTTGGCATGAACTGCCCGACATCTGGATTCTTAACGTGCCGATCAAACGCCTGCCGCACAGCTAGCAAGTCGTATTCGCGGAGCGCCGACCAGTACATGCTTTGCATCATCGGGCTTGGCGGCTTGCCATAGAGTTCTGATACGGCTGACAGCAGGCCGCTGAAATCCTTGAAATCAGATTCAATCATTGTGCTTTTCTCCGAAGATCATCCGCTCTGCCACTTCCGCATTCGCCATCGTTTGTTCATAAACGCTAGGCTTTCCTTTTCCTTTTCCATTGACATGCTGTGCGGCGTTGTTAAGCCATGCCGCGTTGAATCCTGCCCACGAGTTTTCAGCGCACGTCGTTATCGCTTGCACAAGCGACATGCCGCTTTTGGATGCTTCCCTCTCTATGCCGATCAAAACCGATCTCGTTATAGGTAATCGCTTTTCCTTTCGGATAGCGCGCCAATCCTCCAAAACGTGAGGATCGAGACCGGACAGAAGATCGGCGTAGCCGAGCGTCTTTGTCTTTTCTTTTACCTCTGGTTTATGGCTAGTGGCTAGTGGCTTATGGCTAAGGTTTTTCGTGGGTTTTGTTTTGTCGCCGTCTGGGTTCTGCGTGGGTTCTTCTGTGTAACCATCTGGGTTTTGCGTGGCTTCCAAACAGAAACCATCTGGGTTTTTCGTGGGTTTTTCGTGGGTTTCTTTTTTCGGTCTTCCGCCACCTTTCCCATTAACCCGATTGGTTTCCGCTTTGGCCTCTTTTGCTTCAATTTCTCGGTTGCATCGATCCTGAATGTAGTGCCCATCCTCAAGAGAGAAAAACTCTTTCAAAACAGAGGCTAACGACGCTTTTTCCTCTTTGCTGTGCGCTCGTATAAGGCGCTGCGCTTCATCCATTGGGATAGGCCCCTCGCGCGTGTAATACACGTCCAACAGGCGTGTGTAGACACCGTGTTCCAGCAGATTTAGGTGCGACGTGTCCTTGAGATAATCTCCGATATGGCGCTTGTAATAATTCATGGCGGCTACCTCCATTCGGATTCATCGACCGAAAAACTTTTTTTCCTTTTTTTTTTCCAAAAGCTCCGAAAAAGAGTTTTTAAGTGCGACGTATGTTGTTTGTAATAAGTCATGCCGGCGTCTCCCCGTGCTCGAACCGTGCTGAGCGCGCCTTGCTGAACGCGTCGGCAATTTTTGCAAAGTAGTTGGCGTTACAGATGAGACGATGTTCTACTTTCCACGCTTTATGCTCATGGCCTTCTGCATCCAATCCAGTTGCAACAAAAAGACCGACAAGATTTTCGAGTATCGTGCCTTCGATACTCGTTATCTGGACGAAAGCGAAATCATCGAAGATAGGATCAGTTTTTAAAGGAATCAACGTAGCCCATTGGCGTTGGACGCCGGTGGTTTCGTTCCAACGCAGCAACGGAAAACAAGCGATATTGTTTGGCGCGTACGGTACTTCTCCGAGAATCAATAATCGTTCAATAGCGCCGGACTGGAGAACCGACGTTATGCGGCCTGAAGATTCTCGTAACGCATCGACATGTCCTTTGATCTCTACATGCGTCTTTTCGTATGGCAGATAGAAATCTGGCAGATATAGCGAGCCGTTTGAACCTTTAAAACCTTGTGGCTCGTACTCCCATTGAATTCCTGCTGCATCGAAAAAAACCGCCCACCGCGCCTCTAAACGAGACCGGAATCTACAGCCCTTGTAGTGCGTCTCTATTGCTTGCATGCGCTTCTCCGTGAAGCCCGACAAAAGAGCGCAGTGGCAGGGCGGGTCGGAAACCGCCTCTTCGGGAGCAAGCCTATCCACGCGCATAACGAACCCGCTACTTCATTCCAGCCATCCCACCGTTCGCGCGAACTCAGCCAACACAGCGAACTGCGCCTTGTCGAGTTCGAACAACCCACCGCCCGACTTCTCCAGCACCATCGTTCCATCGCTGTAAACCCCAACGCGGAACGGCGGCGATTCCTGTTTGATCGGCTCTTCTGTTTCATCTTCCACGGTCTCGCTCACTGCGCTCTCCAGTTGTGATTTCATTTCGTTCGCGGCAACCAGGAGTTCGGCTAATGTCGGCCCAGGCCACACGTTTATGTACCGCTTTACATCCTCAGCCGGCGCTTCCAAAACATCGTCGCTCGGCACTTCCACAGCGATCATCTTCCCGGCATCAGGAAAATGATCCTCTATGAAAACGCGATGCAACGCCGCCGCATCGATTCGTTCAGGTTCGATATAATCGACCTCTGCCTCACTCCGCATACTCAGCGCGACGCCGTTCGCATCTGTCTTGTCGCCCACCGCGACCATGCCGGACACCGCGCGCCGCAGTACATCACCTTCGCTCTCCGTCGGCATGCGATACAGAAACGTTCCGCCGCGCTGTTTCTCGCCGATGATCGTGCCCGCCTTCTTCAGCAGATGCAGTTGATCTGCTATCTGTTTATCAGTACCAGACAAGCACAGACTGCTTATCGTGGTGCGATCCAGGGGTTCGGCAGATGCCTTTAGTGCATCGATGATGTCGTTTTTCAAACTCAAAATTTCTCCATGCCTTTTAACTACCGTGCTTCAATAAATAATCCGCCGCCGGATAATCGCCCAAGGTTGAATATCTCTCCACGCACTTCTCATTATTCCGATTCAGCGACCAGTTCCCAGCCCACAGTGCGTCTATGCATCCTATTGATTGCAACCCGCGTTGGATGCACCGCGCCGCCAGGTTTCTTCGTGACCATGAGCGCCTTGCCGTCCTCGACAGATATAACGACCCGGATATGCTCGCCGAGTCTGTCGAGATCGCGCCATGTCTGGCCGGGTTTGACTTCTATGCCTTCGGTCGTCATGTTGCTGCCGCTGTCGATCACCCGCGCGCCCCAATGCATTGGTCGCCTTCGACCGCCTCTTGCTCGCCATGCAGCGGCATCAGCATAGAGTCATCGAACAAGCGCTCTGCGACAGTGCCTATAGGCGTTCGCAGCCCATGCCCAAGCGTAGCGCACAGCCAGCCTGGGCCGAGCCAGAGCGTGCCGTCAAAGCCGATGATGGGCTTTGCTACCCAATGCTTGACCTCGACCATACGGCCGACGTTGGTGCAGCGATCTCCGGCTGTGATGACGATAGCGGTATCGCCTGCTTTGCAGCGCATCGAGTGCTCCTTGTTGTTATGCGACGAGTTCGGTAAACAGATGCGCGTCGCCGACGATTCTTTTTCGGCTCATGGCCGCGTAGAACTTCGCTAAGTTCGTGCGCGCGGTCAAGCGAACACTCCGCCTGCATCGGCACAACGCGCGCACCACCATTCATCGGCATGCCCCGAGTGCTCTTCCCACATAACCAGCACTTGAGCTGGCGCCATACAAATCGCACAAGGCACTGGCACGCTCCGAGACAATGGCGCCGGCTCTGCGCCGTGGATGCGCTCGAATGCTAGGGGATAGGTCACGCCAGCGCCTCGCGCGCGATCTTCTGCACGCCATGAAGCACATACCGCATATTCGCCGCGCTTATCGCCGTAAGGCTCATTCCGGCATCGCGCAACACGGCGTCTGCGCGTTCCCAATCAGGCTCCTGGAATACTTCGATCGGATATGCCTCGGCCCACTTGTCGAGCTTCTCAAGCGCGGCACGCAGGCGCTCGTTTTCGTCGGTTTCGCTCACGCTTCCTCCAGCAACATCTGCTCGTGCGCCTTCATCGGCTCCGGCGGGAATAGCACGGACTGGCGTTGCGCTCGCTCGATCCGTTCGCAGGCCAGTTGAAAGTAGCGTTCATCGATTTCGATGCCGACGAAGGCGCGTCCAAGATTGGCGCATGCGACACCAGTTGTACCAACTCCCATAAACGGATCAAGCACCGATGTAACGCCTATTTTCAACAGTTCTTCCATCAGCTTTACCGGCTTTTGGGCAGGGTGCGACACGGTGCCGTTCGTCTCTACGATCCGCTCGGTAGCCATGCAGCCGGCTTGAAGGCGGGGTATGTCGATATGTGTTTTCAACTTGCGCCAATTCAATCCGGTTGCTTTGCGAAATGCCCAGCAATATTCCGTCTGAAATTGCGGTGCCATCGCCGCGCTCGGCGCTGCATTTCGCTGATACCAACTAATCAACGCTGTTGGTTTAGCTGGTATCGTTTGACGCAGCTCAGATAAGAAGTGAAACGAGCAGAACGAGAAAAACGCACGTTCAGCAAGATTCCATGCAGGTAATAGCCATTCTAAATTTGCATCCCACGGATCGGCCACCGTGATACTTACGTTGCGACACTTGGCTACTCCGCTGCCGTCCGGCAAGCGCGTACCGCCTTCCATATTCATGTATGGCGGGTCTGTAATAACTGCATCGACCGTTCTGAGCGTTGGCATAATCTCGCGGCAATCTGCTAACCACAACTCGGCATTGCCGATCCTGACGACTTCGCTCACGCCACGCCCCGCGATTTAAGCCGCGCTCGGTCTACGCGCTGCCGCAAATTGCGAAGGAGACGGCGATCACTTTCTAGCGCGCTCACGCCACGCCCCGCGCATCCCGCAGCAAATCAAGCGTGAATTTCCGCTCCTTGCGCATTTCGTCCATCTGCGCGCGTAGCGATTCGTTTTCCTCTTCGACCTCCGTTTGCCGCCTCTTCAAGCTCGCCGGGTCGTATCCCCGCTTGGCGACCCAGTAAAACAGCCACGCTTCGGACTCGCACACGTCCATTAGCCGGTCGATCTGCTCTTCCTGAAGCCGTGCGCGCGGATCGTTTTGCTGCGCCTTGCTCAAAATGGATTCCAGCGTCCCGATCCGATCGGCGATGACCTTACCCATCAGGCCGCTGCGGGACACCATCACGCGCAGCGCGTGCGCCTCGTTTTGCCACTTTTCCCACTCGCCTGTAGAGGATGGACGGGGAATTCGGCGGCGCTGAAGGGGTGAATCAACCATGTTCGGATGCAAAAAAATTGTGTTTGATTGAGCGTCGCTGCGCCGGAAACTATCCGCGCGTGGAAGAACTTAACGACAAAAGGATAAAAAATTCATGTTCAATGGGAAAGTGAACAAAGTACCTAGACTTTTTAAGGTCATTCCCCTACGAATCACGATTGCAGAGAACGTCAGGACACTGATGGCGTATACCCCAGCGCTCGACACCCAGGAGAAATTGAGCAAAAAAACCGGGATCGGACAGGCAACTCTCAGCCGCACGCTCAATGCAAATACATGGCCGAACGCCAAACTCATCGAGAAAGTCGCCAAGGCGTTCCGCATCGAGCCGTGGCAACTGCTCGTGCCAGGCTTCCAGCCGAGATCGTCTGCACCAGGCGCCGAGATTCCGCCGAATGAAAGGGTGCTGCTGGATCAGCTCGCGGCGCTGCGCTGCGTGCTGGATAAGGGGCCGTTTACGCCGAGGAGTTGATGAAGATACGCTCATGCGGCCTCCTGCTCAGCCGTAGCTCTGAGGTAATGCCATTCGACCCCAGGCATCATTTCCTCGCACCTCACGTAGTCGTCCGGCTTCTTTTCCCGCGTAAGCCGTTCCACTGTTGGGATATACCGCAGCGGCACGGTTTTCCACTGTTGCACACTTTGATAGTGTTTGATGTTCAGTAGTCGCGCCACAGTCCCGGCTCCACCAAGCAATTTGACAGCTCGCTGTGCGGCTATCTCTTCGGGCGTTGGCGGGGCCGGTGGAGTAGATGTGTCTTTAGTCGTCATGGCTTCACTCTAACACAAGCGGGGCTTGCGACACAAGACCATATTACGTTGCTACAATATTTTCTTGTATTTATAATTTCCTAATGGATATTCACGATAGAATTCGAATCCGCCGCAAAGAGCTAGGGCTGACCCCGGCTGAATTGGGCGCGGCTGGCGGCGTTTCGTACCAGGCGGCGCAGCAATGGGAGCTGCCAGAAGGCGAGAAAGGCACGGCACCAGTGCGCGCGCGCATGGCTGCCGTCGCAGATAGATTAAAATTATCTCTTTCCTGCCTCGTCACTGGTGACGGATGGGAAGAGCGCAATGTGCCTATTACAAGCGCATCTGGCGAAATCCACGAAGTCCCTGCAATGTCCGATGCGGCTCGACTCGCGCACGACATTTTTGCTTTAATACGACCGTTTCTGGATCAAGATGTAAAAGCCCATCGCAATAACGGCGGCAAGGTGTTCATTGGGATTGAATATCCGCCGCCTCGTGGTTCCGCCACACTTGACAACAAGAAGCCCGATGCCGCGAAACAAACGCAGCCAAACGACGCAGGCTGAATGCCTTGATACCCTCGCCGTAGTGATGGAACTCGCAACCCTTGTCGATAAAGGAGAAATAACTGGACTAGCCTACGTCGCCGAATGCTGCACGGGCGCCTTCCTAGTCAACTGCATAGGCTCACTTGCAGCCCCCGGTCAAATACCGCGCACGCGGCAAATGATAGACACTCTGTATGAAGAGGCATGTCATTTAGAGGTCGCTGAATTGACTTCCTCCACGGCATAAATCCACTCCACCCACACCAATCCGCTTCGGCGGATTTATTTTGCCTGCAAATGCAAGGTGGGCTTGTTTGCAAGTTAATCTTGTGCTACTATTCATCTATCCGCTTCACACCAGAAGCGGATGAAATAACCACCGCGTAGTCGCAGTCCCCTATGTTGGGATATCGCCGTTAAGCGACAGACGTAGCTTGCACGAAGAAGCACGGTGGAAGGCTAGAAGCAGTACCGCATTGATGTTCATGTCTCCGCGCAGCCGATTGGCGCGGTTCGAGGCAACTAGTCCGGGCTGGTTTATCGGCACCCGGTTAATTTATCCGCATTTGGAATAGCCCGATGAGCACAGCCCTACTGCAAGCGACGTTCGAAGAACATATGTCGCTCTATCCTTCGGCAGTCCGTCCCATGCCGCCGCGCGTGCAGCTCGCCAAGCCGGAAGATATTGGCCGCAATTACGCATTAGAGGAACGTATCGCCGAGATCAAGGCCGAGATCGTCGCAGAAACACCATACGAATTTTACGGCCGCGACCGGCATCATCACGAAGACATCATTGAGCATATTAGTTACGAGGCGCCGCTTAACGTCCGCTTCGCAAAGCTGATGCGCGCCGCCGCGCGCACTGGCGTAAGCGATCTGGCGCTAGGCATGTACTTCCGGGCACTAGTCGAGGCTGCGATCAAGCATCAGGCCACGCTCGATCTTGAGAAAGAAGCCGACGATGAGGCCGATGACGAATTGGTGGAGCGGCTATGAGCGACGAATTGAATCTGACGCCAACGTCTCGCGTCGCAGCGCAGAGCGAGCGGGATGAGCGGGCCAATATCGCCCTGATACTCGGAGCGCTATTCGATTTCTGCGGATTCCTCACGACACGCGATGAGCGTTTGACCGTTAGTGGATACGACGATGCAGGGCCAATGGTTAAGGCGCTAGAAACATTCATGCAAGTGCGCGCCATCGATGATAAATCTATTGATCCACGCATTATGGATTGGCGCGAGGCTATCGCCGATTCTCGGTACAGCGCACTTTGATTGCCAGCCATGCTCGCCCTGCTCCTCTTCGTTTTCTTTGGCCTGATCGTCGCAGGAATCCTCGCCGGCATGTTCCTTGAGCGCCGGGCGGACACGGACGCGGCTCGATTGAGTCTCGATTTGCCGAGTCAACATCGGCTACGCTCTGTTGCGCGGCCACTGTCTTATAGGGAGACGCAATGACCGATGAAGAAGCCTTCGTGAAGGCAATGGATGCGGCAGAAGAAAGAGGCTTCTACCGCGCGAAGGAAGTAGCGCTTGAAATAGTACGTAGACCGCTTCTGTCATATGACGAATGCATGGCAGAACTTGAGTCCATGCGTTTGCTGCCAAAGAAGGGGACGCCATGACCGACCATGCCCACCAAGAGCGCCAAGCACTGCTCAAAGACTCACGCGAATTTCGCCACGCGCTGAAGATCAAGCGCGCCATCGCGTTTCTGGGTGATCGCTGGCTTTGCCATCATTCGCAGCAGCACACGCGCACTGCCCATCGAGCACATGTCTCCGGCCCGCACCCATTCCGCTTCCCGCAATGGACTCCGCGCAAGCCCTAAGCCTTGTCTATACAGGGGTCGCCTGCTTCGTTCTCGGCGTTGTCCTTGCGACGATGTTCATGTAGAGGCACCCAAATGAGCGCCGTACTCGCCCCATCCATCATCCACGCGCCGCAGTCGATCGACGCCGCGCTTTCGCTCCTCTCCCACGAGCAGCCCTACTCCAAATGGCGGCATGGCGAAATATGGAAGCGCGTAGATCAAAGGACAGATTATGCGATCTCATCAGAAGGACTAGTGTTCTCGATTAGACGCAATCGCATATTGGCACCATCAGTCACGTCTCGTGGATATGCGCAGATAAAGCTAGGTAAAGACCACAGACAATCTGTTCATAGGCTTGTCGCTCTTGCATTTGTGCCGAACCCGGATGGAAAGAAGCAAGTTAATCATATAGATGGAGTGAAACTTAATAATTGCGCTGACAATCTTGAATGGGTGTCGCAAAGTGAAAACATGCGACATGCTTATGCGCTTGGGCTTCAGCGGCCCACTGTATGGTCTGACGCCAATAAGAAGAAGTTGTCAGAGTTAAACATGGGTCGCCCACCATGTAGCGAAGAGACGAGGCGGCGCATGTCCGCTGCCGCTACAGGCAAGAGGCGTGCTCCTAGGACAGAGGAGCATAAACGCAATATTTCCGAGGCACTTCGCCGCAAACGGTCGCAGCCTACAGGAGCGCGATAACCCATGTCGAATGATCGCTACTACATCGGCGGTGGAAACATCGCCGGCATTCTCGGTATATCACCATACAAGACTCCATTGGACGAGTATCTAACCATTATGGGATTGACCGAGCCAATAACTGATGAACAAGAACGCTTCTTCAATCGCAGAAAAAAGATTGAGCCGTTTGCCGCAGAATTATTTGAACACGAAACAGGTCTTGCCATTGTGAAGCGCAATGAGCGCTATGTAGATCAGGAACATTCATTCATCAAAGCAGAAATTGACGCTGAGACAGCAGACGCAAATATCGAAATCAAGACGTGCCATCCGCTCGCGGCAGGCGATTGGGGGCCACAAGGCGAAGATGCTATCCCCATCTATGTTGCCGCCCAAGCGATGCACGGCCTAGGTGTGACAGGTCGCGATCTTTGCTACGTTTTAGCAATGATTGGTTTCGATGATTTCCGCATCTACCGCATTGAACGTGACGATGTAACGATATCCGGTATGCGAGCACGGGCGATTCAATTCTGGAGCGAGCACGTTCTTTCCATTGTTCCGCCAGACCCGCGTACATTCGCAGACGTTATTAAACTATTTCCCAAAGACACAGGCACCAGCATCGAGGCCGACGGCGCGATTGCTGATGCCGTGGCCGACCTGCGCGACGTAAAGCAGCAGATCAAAGACCTTGAAACCGACGAGTCGCGGCTGAAGCTGCGCGTCGGTCGGTTCATCGGCGATAACACGTCGCTGGTCTATGACGGGCAGACGCTTGCCACTTGGCGCAGTCAGAAATCGCGCCGATTGGATACGGATCGGCTCAAGATTGAGGAGCCAGAGATTTACACCAGATTCACCAAAACCGGCGCTTCCCGCGTCTTACGTCTCGCCCACAACGAAAGGTAGTCCATGGCAGTCCCATCAGCATCCAATGCGCTCCGTCAAATAAGCGGCAGCGCCCAGCCGCCCTCTAACGGCAACAATGCCATCGCCGTCCGCACCGAGTTCGGCGCAACAGAACATCGTGCCAGCAGTGAAAACGCCGCCGTAGCGGTCGCCGCCCAAGCGAAGGCAATGGTCGAGGCGCGCTACGTCATGGCGATGCAGCGCCCGCGCGATTGGGATCAAGTGCGGCAAACCCTCTTGCGGGAATGCAGGCGCCCGAGTTTCGCCAACAACAAAAGCGCGTTCTATCGCAAGCCAATCGGCAATGGCGTGGAAGGTCTCGGCATCCGCTTCGTGGAAGTCGCCTTTCGGTGCATGACGAATGTGCTGACCGAAACGACGATGATCTATGAGGATGCGGAAAAGGAAATCCATCGCGTGACCGTGACCGATCTGGAGTCTAACGTCACCTACCCGCAAGATATTCGCGTCTCAAAAACGGTCGAGCGTTCAAAGCCTGCCGACGACGGCAGTTTTTTCGCCGTGCGGATGAACAGCTACAACAAGCCGGTCTATACCGTGGTTGGGACTGACGACGATCTATTGAACAAGCGCGCCGCGCTCGTCTCGAAGGCCATCCGCACGCTCGGCCTGCGCATCATTCCGGGCGACTTGCAGGATGAGGCAGAGGACATAATCAAGGCAATTCGGCGAGACGAAGCAGCCAAAGACCCGGACGCGGCGCGCAAAAAGATGGTCGATGCCTATGGCTCGATCAACGTCAAGGCGAGCGATCTTGTGGCTTATCTCGGGCACTCGCTAGACTCGTGTTCGCCGCAGGAAATGACCGATCTATTCTCGACCTGGGGCGCGATCAAGGACGGCGAGACGACGTGGCGCGAGGTATTGGATAACAAGGCGCAGACGGGCGGCGGTGCGCAGGAACAGCCGGACGCTGACAAACCGAAGACCGAGGCTAAACCGCGCCAAGCCAAGCAGCCAACCCCAGTCGCGCCGGTCGGCGCAATGTACCCGACCATCATGGACGCGCTCGATGAGGCAACCAGCCAGCAGGCGCGTGATGACGCGGCCACGCTTATCACCGTAGAGAACATTCCAGACGAGCAGCAGCGGAAGGAGTTGTCGATGCGGTATCGGGAGTTGTCGGCCGACAAGTAGTGCGCTACAGCCGGGGTGGGAGTCCCCGGATACCCAAGAGACCAGCCGGAGTAGCGCCCGGCACCTATGTATAAATACGCTTTCGCTCATTAGCGCCGTGTCTAGGCGGCGCGTCAACAAAGGACATTCATGGCTTCAGTAAACCGCGTAACCATCATCGGACATCTGGGGCAAGACCCGGAGGCCAGATACCTTCCTTCTGGCGACGCACTAACCAATATCAGCGTTGCCACGACGGACAAGTGGCGCGACAAAGCCACTGGGGAAAGCAAAGAAAATACCGAATGGCATCGCGTTGTGATGTTTGGAAAAACCGCTGAAGTGGCGAGCCAATATTTGAAGAAAGGATCATCCGTCTACATCGAAGGCAAGCTCCAAACGCGCAAGTGGCAAGGCAAGGACGGTCAGGATCGATACACGACAGAGATTCGTGCGGACACGATGCAAATGCTCGGATCGCCCGGCGAGCGCAGCGGCGCTTCAGCGGATAAGCCAGCAGAGCGCAAGAGCGCGCCGGCAGGAGGAACTGTGCGAACTCCGGCGAAGCAGACGGGGGGATCATTTGATGACATGCCAGACGATCTGGACGTCCCATTCTAGCCAAGGTTTTTACTGACTGTTGACCGCGCTCGATCAATGAGTTTGCGCAGCCAAGCAATGCCTCCCTCCGCGTCGTACTTGGCCCATTGTGCCGGAGTCAAACGTAACGAGCGTTGCACTAGCTTTTCTGCGTCCGGCTTCGTGGGCCTGCCTCCAATGTTTTTTGAGTCTTCCATGCGGTAAGTATATGTGATTCCAAAAGGGGTTGACAAGTACTGCTTTTTGAATCACAATAACGTCATTGCAAAACCACATCGGAGTCTTTGAACGCATGCAGGCCGTTATAGACGCTTACGAGAAACACAAGAACCTGAAATTAGCAGCAAACGACGTTGGCTTGCCGTGGCAAACGGTCTATGTTCATCTGAAGCGCGCCGGCGTTCCAGTGGTCGGGGACAAGTTGCGATTTGAGCCGGGCGCGACGTTTGCGGAAACGATTGACGCATCTTTGGCCTGGAAGCTGAGCGATGAGTAATGTCAAAACAACCTGTGCAGTTGCGATTGGCTCGCCTGATGTAGAAGTGACGTTGCGGCTCCCTGATGGGCATCGTTTCGTCATTATTATGGCCGATCAGCCTCCGGTATTGGCCTCACCGAAAGAGGCTGGCACCTACAAAATAACTGCTAAGGCGTTGTTGCGAGGAATGCCACCGACGTGCGAGTGGCCGATTCTGCTGCTTACGATCCCTACCAAGCACGCCCAGGCATTCCTCGCCATTCCAGCCGTGCACACGGAGAAACTGGTTGAACAGGCTCGCCGTATTCAGCCTAGTATTCATTGAACGGTGCCTTGCGTTCTAAGTAACTGAAAACATTGCAAAACTCATATTCGAGTTTTCCATCAGGCCACTTCTCGCACATGAAACGCTTAGCAGATAATAATAGTTATCTGCTGATGAACTCGCTGAGTTTAATCTGGTGTAATTCCACCAAATTAAAAATATACCAATGCCGCCACGCCTCTAAGGATTTGACATGGAATATACAAAAAGCGTCATCGTGCCAGATGTTCCGGCGCATGAGGTACATCTGTTTTCTCATATCTCATGCGACCTGTGCGGCGCCACGACAGACGACCGAGAGGATTGGCGCGGGGTACATGGATACGATAAATATTTCGCCACCATTCAACTTGAGGACGGCGTTAATTATCCGGAGAGCGGACACGGAGTTAGAACAATTGTCGATATCTGCCCTAGTTGCTTCACGGCCAAACTACTGCCGTGGATAGAGTCACAGGGCGCGAAGCCGCGCGTAGAAAAATGGGATTATTGAAAGATTATGCCGCCACGACTGGTTAGAGTCACCATGTAGATCAGGATCGGCGCAGCGCTGTACACCCTGCCGTCGGCGGGCGCGGGTTGTGCCGCCGAGGGGGTGAGTCACTACTCCAAAACGCATTGACATATCGCTCGTATATCGCTATGATTGCGTATGTTCGTACGTTGTCAATCTCACCGCACCCGGAGCGCATACATGCCTATTTACGCCGTCGGAAATCTCAAAGGCGGCGTCGGTAAGACAACCCTTGCCGTCAACCTCACCATTGCGCTTGCCAATCAGGGCCGCGACGTGTTGCTGATTGACGCCGAAGGGACGGCGCTCAGCTTTACGAACCTTCGCACCCAAGCGAAGAAACGGGCCGGTTATACCGCCGTGGCCTTGCAAGGGGCAAGCATCCGCACCCAAGCTAGACAGCTCGCCGCCAAGTATTCGAACATCGTGATTGATATAGGCGGGGAGGACGCGACCGGAAGCTTGCGCGCGGCCCTCACCGTGGCGGATACCGTATTGATACCCGTCAAACCGCGTAGCTTCGACTTGTGGCGCACCGAACAGACCGCCTCATTGGTAGTTGAAGCTCGGGAAATAAACGACGCCCTGCGCGCCATCGCGGTTCTTAACGAGGCCGACCCGCAGGGCAGAGACAACCAGGCAACGCTTGACGCCTTGGCGGAAATTGCCGGACTTGATGTTGCCCCCGTCACTATTGGACGCCGCAAAGCTTTCCCGAACGCGGCAGCTATGGGCTTGTCCGTTCTCGAATCCCACGACGACCCAAAAGCGACCGACGAAATGGCTCGGCTTGTCGCATTTCTATCTGTTGCACTTGTATATACAAATGATAGCGTATCGAGGTTACATGGCAATCGCTAAGAATCCCAACGGCAACACCGTTAAAGAACGGCAGGCAGAGGCTTTTATCTCCAAGGCCGGGAAACCGGCGGACGGAGACGAACGAGATCGCCGCACGCCGACCATGATCCGCATTCCTTCCCGCTTGTTGACCAGAATTGACCAATGCGCACGACGGCTTGGTATTAGTCGAAGTGCGTTCATTGTTCTGAGCGCAGCGGAAAAGATGGAGCGCATCCAATGACGCTGAGCGAATTTTTTGAATCAATACCAATTGGCGATATGGATTGGAAGACTGAATCTCCGCTTTTCAAGAACCGCACGCCAGAGGCCGCTGCGCGGCAATTGGCGATTGTGCTGGCTTCTGCAACTGAGTGGCATCTAGCAACGCTGGAACAATTACGCGAGCGCAAGAGCACGTCCAAGTCAGACCTATCTCGCCAACAACAGATTTGCACAAACCTTGTGACGCATTGCAACGACCTCGGCGTGGAACCGCGCGGACTGCGCGGCGAGAAATGCGGGAGACTCGAAGATGCGCTTGCGTCGTTGAATTTGACGTGTTAATGCGCGCCACCCGCCAGCAAACTAAGATCGTAGACGCCGGCGTTTCAATCGCCCTCGACCGGCCCACAGACCAAGATAAGGCGTTTCTGGCGCGGCAGCTTGTGCAAACGACTTTACCGCACGCTGACCCAGGCAACGTGCCTGTGTGGTCGCGCAGCAATGGCAACCTAACTCTGACTATTCAGCAGGGCTACAACGACGACAGCACCCCCATAGGACACCCGTATGGGATCATCCCGCGCCTGTTGCTCTACTGGCTTACCACAGAAGCCATCCGCACCAAGACGCCGCGCCTGGTGCTCGGAGATACGCTGGCAGCCTTCATGGACGATCTCGGACTGGATGATCGCGGGAAAGGGCCTCGCAGCGACCGAGTTCGGCTGGAACAACAGATGCGCCGCCTGTTTGCCGCGCGGATCAGTTTCAAAAGCCGCTTGGAGCAGGACGGCCATGTAGCCCAAGTCACGGCCTACATGCAAGTCGCCAAGCAAACGGTTTATTGGTGGAGTCCGGCGCCGGCACAACAATCTGCGCTTTGGCAAAGCTACGTGGAACTGGACACAGACTTTTTCGCGGCGATTACGGCCAATCCGGTGCCAGTCGATCTCCGGGCGCTCAGGGCCATCAAGAGAAGTCCGCTGGCGCTCGATTTGTACTCGTTGCTCACGTATCAGGCATTCCGGGCAGGGAAGGGCGGTCGGGCAAGGTTTATGAGCTGGCGGCAGTTGCAGGCTGCGCTGGGGACTAGTTATGCAGACCTCGCCAATCTCCGCAAGGCGATCAATCCGGCTTTGCTCAAGATACAGGCGGTTTATCCAGGGCTGGTACTCGGAGCAAGAGAGGGCGGGATTGAAGTTTCGCCTGATAGTTCACCCGCTATAGCGTCGCAATTGTGGTGAAACGGTACCCTGCCGCTGTCGAGACAGTTATCCACAATTTCTGCGGATAACCATACTTGTTACTGGTGAAAAGGTACCCTAGCCCTGTGGTGAAGCGGTACCCGGTTTGTGGTGAATTGGTACCCGATGCTGTGGTGAAACGGTACCCCCACACTATAAGTAGTTGAAGTAAAGTAGTTTCATCCTGTAGTTGAACAACCGCTAGTTGTTCACAACAAAGAAAAAAGGCGACATCAAGTGACCATGCGCGATAACTGTTCAGTAGAGATAATTCACATCTCAAAGGCGTTGATTAAGAACGGCGATGCAGCAAGGATGGGGCCGCACGCATTCGCTGCCTACTGCGTTATCAAGTGCCACGCCAATTTAGCCACGGGGCATTCGTTCCCTAGCATCGAGCACATTTCAGAATTAGCCGGAGTCTCTGGGAAACAGATCAAGCGATCAATCATCAAATTAGCAAACATGGGGTATCTGGTTAAGACCCGATCCGGGCGGAATAATGGATACCAATTAAAGGAGAGAGTCCTTATCGTGGATAAAACAGAGAATCCCCGGGCGAGAGCTACTTGGAATTACACGACTAACTCATTTGAACAGGAAATAGCCAATCTGAAGGAGGCGCTTGCCATATCCGATTTATCAGACACCGGCAACATCCGAATAGAGCGCCTGACACAAGAGGATTTAGACCTAGAGCGTGATGCTGACAACAATTCTTTGTCCGAGGATATAAAGGAACGGCTCTTTACATCACAAACCGGACTATGTACGGTCTGTGACTTACCGTTGACCTCAAATAGCGAAATAGATCATGTCATGCCGTTATCGCTTGGCGGCAGCAATACCGATGACAACGTTCAACTTTTGCATGGACTCTGCAATAGGCGAAAATCTGGAAAACACCCAGAAGATTTTATGAAGTCCAAAAAGGCACAGAAACCGTAACACGTGGCTGGCTAAATGGCATCATATTCGTGCACAGGGTTATGCACAGAAAATGTGGATAACTCAAAACGGCGACACCAAAAAGCGTTTAGCAGCAAAACCTCGATGCACTACTACATCCTAGACGGCCACACCGCAATCGCCGCGCCCGATCTCTTGTCCTGGGCCGCATGGTTCGAAACTGCCTACCGCATAGTTGCTAAAACCCGCGTCGGCGATGCTTTGGTCTCGACCGTATTTCTAGGCTTGGATCACAATTTCGGCGCTGGCGGCGATCCGCTGCTTTTCGAGACTTTGGTTTTTCTTGGCGAGGACGGGAGCACTGGCGCCATGCGGCGCTATTTCATTTGGGCCGAAGCTGAGGCCGGTCACGCAGCATTGGTTGCGGAGCTCCTGGCGGAAATGGCGACTGCGGAAGGAAACGTCAAAGCCGCTTTGGAACGCATTCGAGCGTCGTTGTAATCAATGTCGCGCACCACCAAACCACGCAAGCACTACCGCCCTCGCACCATCAACATCCCGATGGTAGGCGAAGGCGATCTCCACCGTGTAATCGCCTTGCAGCTTCATGGCAGTCTGTCCGCTCTTCGCCATTCTCCGAACTCAGACGCTTTCGACGCAATCGGTACTCTGCTGAATGTGGCAATGCTGGCGATTGAGAACGATTCCAGATTCACGCACGAGGCCCAGCTAATCGCTGGCGGCGCATCGTCTATGAACCAGATCGCGTCGAAGATTGACGCGGTTCCGGCGCTGCGTGAATTCGAGCTGAGGCCGATAGAAGTGGCGGTCAGCACTTTCGATGCGATTCTGCCGCGCTTGGACGTTTCGCAGCTTTATTTTGCGCAGGTGCGATTGCGAAGTTTGGCGCGCGTTTCCTAGACCCTGTGCCACTCCCGGCACTCCAGCGTCCAATCCGCATCTTCGCCGGAATCCACCCAATTTAATCGATCATGCCACCGCTCCGATACGCGCCACACAGCTATTTCATCGCCGAGCCAAAGCAGCGTTAGCCGCGCATCGTGCCATTCGGCTTCATGCGTCTCGCGGCCTTCGATAGTATCTCCGACCTTGATTCCCATTTCGCGGCACTGCTCCGCTGGATTGATACTGGCGCTTGGCTTTGGTAATTTGAGGTTCATCGAAAACGCTCCGGGATAGTGGAAAGCCTAGCCCTTTAGGGCGTGGAACAGTTACCACAATGTGGAATAGCCTTTTCCGTTATCTTCAAACAACGTGTAGGAAAGGTTCCTGTTCCATCTTGAATCTGCGCCAAGATCGCATCATCTAGTTCTGAGTAATCTTTCCGCGATTGTGCCATCACAGCTCCGGCATAGCCCGAATATGCTCCATGAGCATTTCGTGCAGTTCGGCGTGATCCACTCCAGGCGCATTTATGCATTGCATAAGCAATGCTGCTTGCACCAGCCATTGCGTGCAATCCGGCCTATGCCGCGCCAGCGCATCAAGCGCCTCTCGCGTGCTGATTTCGCGGCTATCGCCAACTTGCCCAGTCGCAATATCGCCGACGAGCTTGGCGAGCGCTATAGGATCGTGCGGGCGTTTTAGGTTCGGTTTCATGCCGCCTTCACTTTCTGCACCAACTTTCTCGATTCGCTCATGGCGCAAGTTGTCGGCCACAAATACCACGCCTGGCTCGGCCAGTGCTAACTCTCTTTCTATCGGATTGTTTGTCTCCGGCCCGCGCGTAGTCCCGCCATCGTGTAGTTCACGTACCGTCATCCCGAACAAGTCGGCCGCCTTCTGTTGGCTAGTTGTGGCAACAAATAGCCGTGTCGGTTTGTTACGGTAGTACGTCGTACACCCGAACACTTTCATGCTGCCTCCTGTTCCGGCCCGCTCGCCCATTCCTGAAATTTCGCCGGTTCCGCGATAGGCGCACTACGCAGTACGCTTTCGATCCCCATTTCTACCGACTGCCACCTCGTTACGCTGATCGCATGCCAGCCGTTGCGCTTGATAAATGCAATAACGGCCTCGGTGTTCTCTTCTTGGTCGCGTCGCTCTTTCTCTCTTTTCGCGGATCGCAGCTTCGTTAGTCGAGCCTCGGCAGCTGCAATTTCGCTGTCGAAATCTTTTGGCTGACGTGGGGTGCGGGTGCGTTTTGTGGCGGGTTTCATTTTTGCTCCGGTTGATTGTTTTCGGCAATTAGCGCCTGAATAGCCTGTTCTGCTTCTTCGACAGTGTAGCCTTTTCCATCATTCTCCCTAATATTCTTATACGCGACTTTCCACTTCCGCCGAAATATCTTGCGTTCGGCGAGCCTTGCGACAATCTTCCCTTCGTCGCTAACTTCGATCGCGGCCATAATCTCGTTGTGGATGCAATTGCGCACAGATAGGAGAAATGTGCTCGATGCCGCCGTAACAGCATCCGGGTACATGACCTCGATGTACGCGGCTACTTCCTTTCCGATGTCCATCGCCATTTCTCGGATTAGCGCCTTCGCTGTCTCATTGCGGGATTCCGGTGCCGTGCCAGTGGTAGGTGCTGTGGCTTTTGCTGCTAGTGCGGTGCCGGTCATTTTTGCTCCAATGCGTTCACCGACTGTTTCACAATTTCATTCGCCATATTCCACAACTCGGCGTCGCCTTCGCGCAACACGTCTAGCAATAGCGCCTTTTCCGACAAGTACACTTGTGCGAACTTTGCGTCGTGTTCGACAATGCTCCGTGCGTTGTCGATCAAATCCGCCAGCTTTACCGTCTTTGCGTCTGCCGATGCTTTGGCGGTATGCGCGCGATCTATCGCTTTTCGCGCCGCCCGGTTCCCGTCCGATTTCTTGCTAATGTCGGTCAGCGATTCAACCAGGCAGGCAATCTCGTAACCAAACAGGCGCTCTACATCATCGAGCGTAGCCGCCGTGTCCTCAACAGTATCATGTAGATACGCCGCGCACAGCATCGCTTCGTTATGTGGCACGCTGCGGACGAGTTCGGCTACTGCGGCAGGATGATTGATATAGGCATCGCCTGTATATTTGCGCACATGCCCTATTGCCGCGTGGTGCCGCGTGGCGAAATCTTTTGCTCTGAGTTCTAGGTCGGTCATTCCCAACTCGCCCGTACCGCAACAAGCTCTGCATAACCCTCTTGCATCTTCATGTCTGCCTCATCCGTGTACCCGGACTGTTGCGCCGCAAGGTCGCGTGCCGCCTGAGTGGTTGCGGCTTCGAGTATGCCGAAGTCGCGGTCGTGTTTGTAGACGTGATATTTCATTTTGCACCTGTCGTCAAATTATCCAGAAAGCGTCGCAACCACGGTGCCCCACCGAGTGCGATCGCCTTGTCGCGCTGCGCCTGAGTTAATCTGACATGCCACGCTACCAGGCGCTCACCTGGATACAGAGGCTTTCGGCCTTGCGAGCGGTCGGAGTGCGGCCTAGTCATCACGGAAGCACTGGTCATCACTGAAGCTCCCGAACTGTTCCGGCAGGTCTGGCGCATCATCTAACTTACTGGCACTTTCTTCATTGACACGATCCTTCAGACCACGGATGTATGCCATGGCGCCTTCGCGTTGTATTTTCAGTTGCCAAATAGCGGTCTCAACTTTTTGTATCTCGCTTTCCTTCTCATGAATGCGTCTAGCGATCAATCGTTCTAGTTCTCTGTATGCGATGTGTTTTGTATTAGCCATTGGTTGTCATGCGAGCGGTCGGAGTGTGGGCGAGTCATTCGGCGTCCACGTATTTGTAAACGCTGTAGTTCAAGTATCGTCTATTGTCCTTCACAAAAACAGACGACTGGCGACCGAGATAGTTGTCAATCAGCCAGCCGTCCTCTTTACAGTTGGTAGCCAGCCACGATTTCAGTGCTTCTTTATCGGAGGTCTTAAGCTGACATTCGATTGTGCGGCTCTCCATGACCTTGTTTTTACCGACATATTCCAGCCCGCGCAGATCGGCTGTTATGGGAACCATACCAATTCCAGTAATGACGGACGCGAAGTCAGCCAGGCTAAGCATTGCGTCAACAAACTGGATTCCTGACGCTGAATCAATCAGTGTCAAATTTATCTCGTCCTGGCTGTTGCGCGAGATGGTGATGTTTATTCCGGTTTTCATTTTTTCATTCTCCGGTCGGAGTGCGGACGGGTCATGGCTATTACAAATGCGGCCAAGGCGAAAGTCTTCCGTCGTACTCCTCATCAGATATAGGCGGTATTTGCGCGGCGCACTTTTGCATTTCGTCGGCAAAGTTCAGCAAGCGCCTACGCACTATAGGCAGCAACCACTTGGGAAAATGCTTTGCAGCGATATTGAGAATCGCTTTGTGGCGTTCCGCGCGCAGCGTCCACCCATGTAGAAGTTCATCGTGCTCTGAAATAGTGCCGCTTTTCATTTTTTCCCAATCCTGTTTGATTTCCTTCATGGTTGATTGCGGGCGCGTAATTTCTGAGCCAATCTCTCAAGATGGTTCCACAAGTGCTTATCGACCACATCAGCCAAGTGCAAATCGTCAGGCCACTCATTGTCGCCGTGTTCCGCGCAAACCTGCCGCAGCATCGCGACCGTCTCCTCGCGCTCTGCAATCCATTTGCTCTGCATCGTCACCGGATCGTCAATACCAAGTTCCCTTAAACAGGAATTCAGCACCTTCAGGATTGCGGCTCTCTTGCCGCGAATATAGTCTTCCGTACTCAAATCCATCTCGTATCCCTCTTTTGTGATTTGCCTACAGTTGAAATTGTAGACCCGAATCAACTTTATGTCAAGTGCGCAACACCCAGCCGCGATGCTGACGCGGCTCGAACGCGGTTTTCCAGCGCCACCGCGATAAATCCGCTGCGGCCTTTTTCAATAAAACCGGCACGATATATGCAGGCATCGGGGTATGCCCCGAACCCCTTTAGAACCCACCAGACACCACGCAACGTAGTTGCACGTCAAAACAAGCGCCCATCTCACCTATGTAGCTGTTTGGCGACACCGACGCCCGCTTTGTGGCGACACCGTTACGTGGTATTCTCCCGCATATCTGCGTTCTACATAGAGCGAACATGACTTGGAACAAAGCCCACGGCAAGGGTGCGACGGATCGCTTCAATATTCGCCTCGATCAGAATACGGCGGACTTCTACCGGCGCAAGGCAAATGCCGCTGGTGTGAGCATGGCCGAGTTCCTGAGGCAAACGCTCCATGAAGGCGTCATAGCCGAAAACATCCATGAAGTAGAAGCCAGGATACAGGCCCTAATCGCCACAATTCCGGCCTCAGTGCGCAGCATCCCCGACGACATTGCGCTCTCGCTACTCACCAGCGAGGCGATGCTAACTGCGATTGTCACGGCGCAAAACATCCAGGTTCTATACAAGGCCCAAGACGCGGCCAAGGCGAAAATGGCAAAACTCAAGGAATCCGTATGACTCAGCGTGACGACAAAAGCGCCGCCGGTAGTTTCATGCGCGGCTCCGAGATTTGGCGGCATCAGGCACATATGTTCCTCGTGTCAATTTTTGCCGCCGGCATACTTTCGCTACTCGTAGGCCTGATCGTCGGATGTGTCTATTTCGCCAAAGCCAGCACTCAGGTCGAACGCTATGCGGTGGTGCGCAACGGCCTCGCGCACGTTCGGACGGCGCTTTTCATGACGCACGCCAAAATGGAGTTGTACGCCGACGGCGAGCGGCAAATGTTGACAGTGAAGGAAGTAGCCGACCTGACCGACTACGACGCGAATGAAGCATTGCGCAAATTGCGGAATTCCGTGCTGATCGGCGCACTGACAACTACCGGCTTCGTTTTTCTATTGATCGTCTTATGGTGGCGTTACGGCAAATCCAAAATGCGCGATCAACGGTTGCGCGGTGCATACCTTGTCGATGGGCCACAGTTGCGCGGGATCATGGAGCAGCGCGACGATTGCAGTCCATACGAAATAGCAGGCGTGCCGATGCGCAAAGGTTCCGAACCGCTGCATACCCTGTTTTGTGGTGCGCAAGGCGTCGGCAAATCGCAGCAATTTTTCCGGCTGATGCAACAAGTGCGGGCACGCGGCAAACGCGCCATTGTGTACGATCCGACCGGAGAATTCACCGAGGCGTTTTATCGCGAGGGCAAGGACGTATTGATGAATCCGCTCGATGCCCGCAGCCCATTGTGGACGATTTGGGATGAGATCGAGCAGGATTATCATTTCGACAATCTGGCAACTGGCCTGATTCCAGACCCGCCGAATGGCGATCCGTTTTGGTCGCTGGCGGGCCGAATGGTGCTAAAAGACGTTTACCGCGTTCTTGGCGCAACGGGCCGGCGCACCAATGCCGATCTTTACAACGCAATCGCTAAAAGCAATTTAGCAGACTTACACGCTCTGTTGCAAGGAACGGCTGGCGCGACTTACGTTGATCCCAAAACCGAGCGCACCGGCATGAACTTAAAGATGACCGTGCAAAATCAGCTTGAGTCGTTCCGGTTCCTACCGGACGAAGGAGCGCCATTCTCGATCCGGCGCTGGGTACGCGACGAGTCCGATTCGTGGATGTTTATCACTGCGCGGGAATCCATGCGAACTGCGCTCAAGCCGGTACTGTCGCTCTGGATCGACACCGCCATAAAAGCGGTTCTCGATCTATCGGCGATTCACCGCGAACGCCTATGGTTTTTTATTGACGAACTCCCGACTCTGCAAAAACTCGACATTCTGAAACTCGCTCTGACCAATACTAGAAAATACGGATTGTGCTGCGTGATCGGAATTCAGGACTTTTCGCAGCTAACCGAGATTTACGGCCAGCATTTAGCAAAGACGATTATTTCCGGCTGCCAAACCAAGTTATTGCTGCGCGTGACAGACGGCACCGCAGCGCAGGTTTTAGCAAAACTGATAGGAGAAGCAGAACTGGACGAAAAAGAGGAATCGATGAGTTTCGGCATAAATTCGCAGCGCGACGGCGTAAGCGTCATGCCACGACGTAACTTGCGCGACGTAGTGCTGACCTCACAGATTTTGACATTGCCAGACATGGCCGGCTATCTGACGGTTCCTGGCGATTACCCGGTCGCGCGCGTTTCGTACGAATACGAACCGACACCGAAGATTGCAGAAGGCTTTGTCGAGCGCGCCGGCTTCGGTATTAGTTTTAAGCCGGATATGCCGGTATCCATTGCCACCGCGCTTGGCGGGTTAGTAGTTATGGGCTAATCAATATGCTCTCCGCCCAAAACGTCGGCAGTGCCGGCAAAGCGCTTCAGTATTTTTCGAAGGACAATTACTACACCGAAAAACAGGGCCTTGAGGAATCCGAGTGGTTTGGCAAAGGCGCCGCGAAACTTGGCTTGCAGGGAGAGATTGACAGAGACACATTCTTTGCCGCGCTCGACGGAAAGATCGACGGGCAGGAACTAGGAAAATGGGTGCGAAATGCAGAAGGCGACAAGGTACGCGATCACCGCCCAGGCATCGACCTAACCTTTTCAGCGCCAAAGAGTGTTTCCATAATGGCCGAAGTTCACGGTTCCGCAGACATTCGCGCGGCCCACGAAGAAGCTGTAAAGACTGCACTTGGTTACGTCGAGCGCGAACTGTCCTATACACGCCAGATGAAAGACGGGAAACTCGAATCCGTCAAGACCGGCAGTATCGTAGTCGGCATGTTCCGCCACAACACGAGCCGCGACCTCGACCCGCAGACGCACACCCACGCCGTTGTAATGAACGCTACGAAGCGGCACGACGGCCCATGGCGCTCGCTCTCGAACGAGGAAATTTACAACGCACAGCGCGCCATTGGTGCCATTTACACGTCAGACTTGGCGGCTCGGATTCAAGGTTTAGGCTACGAGATTCGAAGCACTGACGAGCGCGGAAACTTCGAAATCGCCGGGATCAGCCGCGAGCAGATCGAGCACTTCAGCCAGCGTCTTGCAGAAATAACGGCGGATATGAAAAAGCGCGGCTTAGATATTGAGACCGCACCAGTTGCACAACAACAAATCTCCAAGCTAACGACACGCGCTCCCAAACAAGACGTAAACCACGCCGACCTGCACGCCGACTGGAAGCGCCGGGCACAGGAAATAGGTATCGACTTCGAATCAATCCAGAAACAGGCGCACGGCCAAACCATCGCCACTGTAGAGATTGGCGTCGATGACCGCCAGCGGTTGCAGTCAGAGATAGCCGCCGCCCGTGACGTATTGGCGGACTGGCAGACCGTGCATTCCAAGGCGGACACTGCCGAACCGAAGGAACATTACACGGCGCTAACCGGCTTATTGGACGCTCTCGATAAAAATGCCGGACGCGAACAACTCAGTGCTGCCGATCTAAAACAATTGCGCTCGCATCTCGAAGGAGCGCGCGACGTGCTGGCGGAATGGCAGACTATGTATTCAGAAACGGTAGCGGCCCCTGAATTCGAAGAAGCCGCGTATCGCAAATGGTCAGGCTATTGGGACGCCCCGGCAAATCATCACATGGCGCTAGCGGGCGTACTAGGGGCCATAGATCGCACGACCGAACTTGAGCGCCAGCTAGACGACAAGACAATCGACGCCACGGTGCCGGAGCGCATCAGCGGACGCGCCGCGCTGGAATTCGCCGCGGCGCACCTGATAGAGCGCGAGGCCGTGGTGAGCAAACACGAACTGATACAGGTTGCCGTCGAACACGGCTCCGGTAGAGTGCCGCCGCGCGCCGTCGAACTGGCGTTCGCCAAGCTGGAAAAAGAAGGCGATCTGGTGCGACTGCCGGACGGCAACTACACCACGAAAAAGATGCTCGGCTCAGAAATGTGGGCGCTGGAACAGGTGCGCGACACCAAGGGACAGGCCGAGCGGATCATGAGTGCGGACACCGTAACCGAGCGGCTAACCGGGATCGAGAAGAAGAATGGCTTCCAGTACACCGACGGGCAGAAGGAAGCAATTGCAAAAATATTGACATCGGATGATCGCTTTGTTGCGGTGCAAGGTCTGGCCGGAACCGGCAAAACGACGATGCTCAAAGGCGTCAACACACTGGCTAAAGAGAATGGCTACGTCGTGCGCGGAATGGCGGCTACCGGCAACGCCAGCAAGACGCTTTCACTGGACACAGGCATCGTTACCGAAACGGTAAGCATGTTCCAGATCAAGGAACGGCAACTGGAAAAGGACATCGCCTTCGCCCAAAAGTACGCGCCAGACTTCAAGCGCCAGAAAGAATTGTGGATCGTAGACGAAAGCTCGTTTCTATCGCAGCGCCAGAAAGCGCAGCTAGACCACATGGCGAACAAGGCCGGAGCGAAGGTCGTTTATCTCGGCGACACGCTGCAACTCCAAGGCGTCGAAGCCGGCAAACCGTTCGAACTGGCGCAGCGGCATGGCATCGACACCGCCTACATGACCGACATTCGGCGCCAGAACACGCCGGAACTGAAGGCGTCGATCGACATACTCACGGGCCGAGACCGCTCCGACGCGCCACTGACTAATATAGAGCGCACGTACAGCGCCCGTGCCTTCGAACACATGGACAAGGCTGGAATGGTGCGGGAGATCAAGGACGGAACGATCAAAGCGCTCGTCAAAGACATCGTTGCGCTGGACAAACACGAGCGCGAGCGCACCATCGTCATCACCCCGTACAACAAAGATAGGCAGGCAATCAATCAGGGCGTGCGCGCCGGGCTGAAAGAGCGCGGCGACCTATCGCGTCAGGAACAAGAGCGCGAAGTCTACGAATCGAAGGGCTGGACGCGCGCCATGACTAAAGCAGCGCAGTATTACAAGGCCGGGGACGTGGTGCGTTTTGGGCGCGACTACAAAGTAATAGATGCGTCAAAAGGCGAATATGCGCGCGTCGTAGAAGCATCGCGCGGCGCGGTAACGCTGGAAAAGTCCGATGGCTCGCGTTTTGAATGGGAGCCGCGCAAACACAACCACGTCGAAGTTTACGACGCCGCCCGCCTGCCGATTGCAGCCGGCGACATGATCCGCATCACCCGCAGCGAGGGAGAATTAAAGAATGGAGAGGTAACGCGGGTCGAATCAGTCAGCGGCGACAAGGCGACAATCTTGCTGAAACAGGGCAAGGAGACAACGCGCCACGAACTAGATTTGGACAAGAACAAGCATTGGGATCACGCCTACTCCTCGACCGTCCACGCCGCGCAGGGATCGACGCAGCACCGCGTACTGTTCCACATTCGCGCGCCGGAAACGACAAACGAGCACCAGCAGGCGCGCGACATTCAGCGCATGGCGAAGGTTTTTGGCGACCGCAGCTTCTACGTCGGCGCGACGCGGGCGAGCGATCAACTTGGGATTTACACCAACGACAAGGCGCTGGCGGCTATGGCTGTCGGCGGAAGGCAGGACAAGACGAGCGCGGTTCAGACGATTGAACGCGGGCAGCGTCAGCCTGAGATGATGCGGTAAAATGCCGAACTTTCGCTCATCATCGTATCTAAGAGCGAACGCGGCTCCTTTTCAGTGGCGTATGCAAAACAACAAAAAGCCAGTCAGAAATGGAACAACCCGTCTTCGCGCCACCATTTACGGAGAGCGCAGAATCATCGCCCTCAAAATGGGCCACGACCTGAACACCCGGCTGATGGCATTCTGCAACAGCATCCACACGCCGGCCAACACCTATATAAACCAGCTAATCGAGGCGTCTTTGACGACGTCCGCGCCCGCGCCAGTAAAGCGAATCAAGATCGGCCCAAGTCCGCTCAACGTCTCGATCCGGCTGGAGCCTGATCTGCATCACCGACTTATGGCATACTGCGCGCGATCCTCTGTCTCTGCCAATTCGTTTATCTGCGGCTTAATCAGACAGGATTTGGCGTTGCGCAACCTGTAGTTTCTGCGCTTCACCCTTTTCAGGGTTTTTTTTGGTTCTGATATACTTTCACAGTGAAAGCGTTTTGTGGTAACGTTCCAATATGCCTAAATTCCTGCCGCTCATCGTTTTGGTTGCACCGGCTCTTAGCCACGCAACCTGCTGGCAATACGCCGGCGAGCGTTACGGCGTCGAGCCGACCTTGCTGAAGGCGATAGCGTGGCAGGAATCGCGCGGCTGGCCCCAAGCGGTCGGCCCGCAACTGCCAGACGGCAATCGCGCGCTCGGTCTGATGCAGATCAACTCGATTCATCTGCCGCGCCTCGCCCGGTACGGCATCCGCCGAGAGCACCTATTCGACCCATGCATGAGCCAGCAAGTCGGCGCGTGGATTCTCGCAGACTGCATTCAAAAGTTCGGCTCGACGTGGAAAGCGGTCGGCTGCTACTACGCCGGGCCAGCGTCGCGAAACACGGCGGCACAGGTGGAGTACGTGCTTTCCGTGCAGCGGTTTTATCGCGGCTACCAAGCGCAGGAACGCGGCTGATGGCTCGTTTGCTAGCTACCCTGCTTGTAGCATCCAGTTTCCACGCGCACGCGCAGAGTCTAGTCGCTCCAACGCCGACAACTCGCTTGCTCTCCGTCCGGCAATTCGGACTTCCGCGCGATGCGCAATACATTTTCTGCGCATGGCCGGCGTGCCGCGAGCGAACAGTCAAGACCTTGGCTGGACAGCCAATAGCTCAAATTCCTATTACTTCTCCTCCGATTCTATTACCGAATACTGGCTCTTTCTCAACCAAAATGCCGGCTCACTAATCACGGATATTCAAAATGCCCACGATTCACATTCCCACGTTTCAGATGTTCGTGCAAAGCATCCTGTTTGGGCTATGCGTTGGTTCATTGGCCCTGTATTTCATGTGGCCGCCTTTCATTACTAACGGTGCGAGGACACGACGCACATTACTAATCGTTGCCGTATCTACCTTTTGCGCTGGCGCCATTTTCGGGTGGGCCATTAAGTACCGTTTTTAAGTTTCCCCAGCAGTCCAACCGAAGTAACCAGGAGAGTTTAATGAGCAATACCATTACCGCAATACCCGCATTTGTTACCAGTGAGAAAGGCAAGCGCCTTGGGCGCGGACTCCTTCTCATAGTCCTCGCCGCGGGTCTCTTGCTACTCGCCACGCAAGTCTTCTCGTCCGATGGCGCCGAGTTTTCCGATGCCGTAAACAAATTCGAGCTTTGGGTAAAGGGCAATCTCGGCAAGACTGCGGCATTCGTGGCGTTGGCCGCTGGCGCTTTAATGGCCGCCGTCAAGAAGGACTGGAGCTGGTTTTTTGGCGCCGTCGTAATCAGCATGGGCGTCGGCATTGTTGTCAGCATCATCAACGCCAGCTTCACGGCGATTGTCTAACGTTAGCGGAGCGAGTCATGTCCCAACCTGACGACCTCTCGCATTACATCCCGCGCTCGCTCGACGCAGCATCCAAGTTCCTGTTTTGGGATTTGGATGTTGCGGCAGTGGGCATCATCGGATTGCTGATCGGGATCGGCACCGACTACAAAGTATGTGGCTTGGCGGTAGGGGTTGGCTTGGCGTATGTCTACAACAAAATGAAATCAGGCAAACACCCCGGCCTGGCATCGCATCTTTTGTACTGGTGGACTGGCATGCCGCAGCCCAACGACCTTCCCAATTCTCATCTTAGAGACCTCACCGGCTAAGACCATGACGCCATTGAATGCAAAGAACGATCGAGATGTGCTATCCGGCAAACTATCGTTTCATCGCTACACGATCGCCGGTTTACTCGGTCTGTCTTCCGTGCTCGGCGTCGGCATGGTCTGGCAGACGATGCACAGCACCGTTGTTCTCGTCCCGCCTGAAATCCGACGACAGTACGAGGTCGGCGCAAATTTTGCCGACCGAGATTACCTTGCGGACATGGCGAATTACGTCCTTAGCACCGTGCTCACGGTAACGCCGGATTCCGTTGACCACAACAACGCGGTCATTCTGAAGATGACCGACCCGGACGGCTACGCGTCGCTGAAGTCCGATCTCGATGCCGCTGCGCTGCGCCTGAAACGCGATCGCGTAACTACCTTGTGGAGTTGGCGCACTGAAAAAGTATTTTCGCGCGACAAGAAAGTAGAAGTCACTGGCCGGCTCAAGACCTTCATATCGGACGTACTAACCAGCGAGCGCGACAAAACATTCTTGGTCGAATTCATCATCAACAGTTCAGGGCGCCTTTATGTATCCAAAGTCAAAGAGTTGGTCAAAGCCGATCTTGCTCGGCCTGCTCATCAGTCAGCAAGTTGACGCCGCTCAACTGATCTCAGGCGCCGACACGCAGCGCGTGCAGGTCGATGTGTCGGCGAGCGAAACGAACCGGCTATCGATTGCCGGACGGCGGATAACCAGCGTCGTACCGGCGCAGCGCGGGCTTCAGACGACCAGAGTACGACCTACACCCTGATTCTCGTGCCGCGCCCGATCTCCGGCGAGGACATATCGGTACAGCCGCCAGCCGACAAGATCGCTGCCGTAAAGCACGATGCGCGTGCCGCCTCATACCAGCGCGGCATCAAGAATTTGATCCTGCTCATGGCCGGCGACGGCGCCGGAAGCGTTCCGGTAGGCAAGGAAATCCCGTTGTGGCAGGAAGGCACGCTGCTCTTTGTCGCCAAATTTCCAGGCAACGACATCGTAGGCGAAAAGTATCGGCTTACCAATACATCGCCGACCGACTTGCTGTTGGTCGAGCAAGAGCTATATCGCCGTGGCGTGCTGGCCGTATCGGTCAAGAATCAGACACTCGCCCCCGGCGACTCGACCGACATTTTTGTAGTGCGCGAGGCCCGCCATGAGTAATGATCCAAACGCTAATACGAAGCGCAACCAGATCATCATTCTCGGCTCGGCGCTGGTCGGCATCGGCGGACTGGTCATGGCCGGCATGTTTCTATTCGACGGCAAGCCTCCGATCACACGCGAGAGGGCCAAAGCTGTCAGTATTACCCCGCCCGGCACCGTAGACGACCGGGACGTGTGGCGCGCGAATGAAGCGGCTCGCGCCAAGGATACCGCGAAGATGCTCACTGAAATACAGAGCAAATTGCGCGAGCAGGAAGAAGCTAATACCAGACTGGCGAAGGAACTAGAAGACTTCAAGCGCGGCAAGACAGCGCCGGTAAGCACGCCCATCCCGCAGGCCGCCGTTCTGTCAACGTCGCTGAATACCGCTGCCGGGCCGCAACGTGTGCTGTCATCGCCCCATTTGCTTCCTGTCGGCGCCAAGGTCGGCCCGCCGCCGGCTACCCTGAACGCGCCTATCAATGGCACGGTAGAGCCACAGCCGGATGCGGTCGAAATGATCGCCTTCGCATCCGTGCCGACGCCAGTTGCGGTCAAGGCCGACACGGGCGTATCTATCGAGTTCATCCCTGCCGCCTCGTTCGTGCGCGTGGCGATGCTGAACGGCGTCGATGCGCCAACTGGCGGGCAAGCGCAGGGCAACCCGCTACCTATCGCCTTTCACGTGCTCGACGTGGCGAACATGGCGAATAAGTACCATCTGGACATCAAGGACTGCCGTTTCATAGCTTCCGCATGGGGCGATCTATCCAGCGAACGCACTATGGCCCGCACCGAATCGCTGACGTGCATCATCAACGGCGAGACGGTCGAGATTCCGGTAAAGGGCACGGTTATAGGCGAGGACGGCAAGGCCGGGATACGCGGACGCCTAGTGACCAAGCAGGGCCAGATATTAGCCAATGCCCTATTTGCCGGCGCTTTGTCCGGTATTGGCAACGCCATTAAGTCGGCGTCTACGACAACTTCTATCGGCGGCGGCGGAATAACTCAGACCGTCGATCCAGGCCAAGTGGCTCAAGCTGGCATCGGCGGCGGCGTTGGCTCGGCGGCCAAGTCGCTCGCAGATTACTACATCAAACAGGCCGACAAGCTCTTTCCGGTGATCGAGACCGACGGTGGGCGCACGGTGGAAATTCTGATAACGAAGGGCGCGGTCTACAAGGGCAAGGCCGGCAGTAAAGATAACTATGGTGGATTGCTCAGGCGCGAAAGCTCGCGAAATGATAATGATGATTAAACCACTCGCCGCTGCGGTTCTCTCCGCTCTAACGCTCACCGCCTTAGCGCAGCAACCAGACGACGCAATTGCGGACAAGCTCAGGTCGCTGTATCCGAACACGCAATTCAAGCAAATCCGCAAAGCTCCGCTCGTCGGTATATACGAAGTGCAGATGGGCGACAACATCGCCTACACCGATGAATCCGGGCGCTACTTCCTGTTCGGCCATTTGTTCGACATGCAGGAACAGGTCGATCTCACTGCCAAGCGCAAGGTAGAGGCGAAGCGCACAGAGTTTCCAGCAAAGTTTCTCGATAACGCCATCAAGACGGTACGCGGTAACGGCAGCCGTACCGTGGCGATCTTCAGCGATCCGGATTGTCCCTACTGCAAACAATTAGAAGGCGAATTGGCGCGTTTGGACAACGTGACGATTTATACCTTCATGTACCCGCTTGACTCGATCCACCCTGAAGCGAAGGCCAAGGCCATATCGGTATGGTGCGCGCCGGATCGCGAGAAGGCATGGGCGCAAGCGGTATTTACCGGCACAGTGACGAATCTAATCGCCTGCGCAAATCCAGTTAATGACAACATTGTGCTTGGCTCACGCCTTGGCGTGACTGGCACGCCAACCATAATTGGATTCGACGGTCGCGTTCTGCGCGGCGCTGTACCGGCTGAGAAATTGGACAATTGGCTCAACGAGGGGACGAAATGAAACTCGCCATAATTCCTGCGCTCTGCGCGCTCGCTCTCTCCGGCTGCTCAAGCATGTCCGGCCTCGACGCCAAAACATCGTTTTCCTGCAAGGCCCCGGACGGCGTGCTGTGCGAGTCCATGACCGGCATCTACGCCAACGCCGAAGCCAACAACCTTCCGGGCCAGCGCGTCAATCGCCACGGCAAGGCGCCGCAAGCAGCCGCCACGACCGGCGCACTGACTCAGCCGATCTCCAGCGGTACGCCGATTCGCAGCGCGCCGGTAGTGATGCGCGTGTGGTTCGCCCCGTGGGAAGACAACGACGGCGACCTGCACGACCAGAACTATCTCTACATGACCGTGAGCAGCGGCAAGTGGTTAATAGAGCACAGCCATGCGCGCATCCGCGATGCCTATCGCCCGGTACGACCGCCGAGTGCGCAGGCAACAGAGGCACCTATCAAGACAGCGCCTACAGACTCAAGCACAAGCAGCCTGACTCTGCCGAGCTTCGCTGCCGCTAAACCTGCGGCGGAGTAACCATGGCACTCTCTCTGCCAAACATTTTTAAAGACTTCTTCGACGCCAAGTTTCTCGGCAAAGGCCCGGATCACGGCAAGGTATCTGCCCCGGTAGAAGTCTCACAGCGTCTACTCGCCGGCGGCGGCGACATTCACGATGTAGCCAAATCGATCCACGGCATTCACAACATTCTCAAATACGATCAATACGACGCCGACAACGGACTTTTCTACAACGACAACTCGGTAGCATTCTGCTTCGAAGTGCTGCCGCAGACCGGCGCTGACAGCGAGATGACCAACAAGCTGACGCAGCTATTCACGCCGATTCCTCCCGGCTGCGGCGTGCAATGGTGCCTGTTCGGTAGCCCGCTGCTCGATGACCAGTTTCAGGCGTATTTAGACCTGCGCCATGTGGCCGTTGACAATGACCGTACCTCTGCCTTCTTCAGCGAACTGGCACAACGTCGCGTCGATTACGTCAGCCGATCCAAAGGACGACCGCTGTTTCCGTCCGGCAACTACGTAGTGAAAACCATGCGTCTCGTGTTTTCCGTAACGCGCAGCGGCACGTATCAGGATAAACGGCTGTGCCATGAAATGTCTGAGTTGCGCGAGACCTTGCTGTGCCAGCTAAAGACATCAGGCTTGCCCGCGTTTCCATTCGACGCAGCCGCACTGATTAGTTTCGTTCGACCATTGCTCGACCCGGCGCTGATGTTCGGCAACGCGCCGGTTCCTGAAATGGCCTACGACGATTGCAAATCGATCAAGGAGCAAATCACCCCATTCGGTCAGCACGTGCGCGTCAAGCATAACGAAGTGCTGTTCGGCATACCGCCTGATACCGTATCGGAGCCGGACAAGCGGATTGCCATGCGCGCCTTTGGCGTGCTGCAATACCCGCACAAAAAAGAACTATGGCAGATGGCGAACATCATCGGCAGTTTCTTCGATGATGGTTTGCAGTACCCATGCCCGTTCCTGATTTGCGGCGGCATCTTCACGCTCGATCCTGCCGAAGTTGACGCCAAGGCGCAGATGAAGGCGATGCGCGCCCAGCAAAACGCCGAAAGCAAGATGGCGAAGTATCAGCCGGAGCTTACCAGGCAGGCCGACGATTGGAAAACCGTCATACACCAGCTTAACTCCGGCGGCACGATGACAGAGCTGTATCACACGCTCCTGTTGTTCGCGCCGACCAAGCTCATGAACAGCGCCGCACAGGTTGCGCAAAACATCTGGCGCTCCGAGCGCTTCACCATCGGCACGCTCGACGCACTGCATTTGCCGCTCTTGTACGCCAGTCTGCCGATGACGCTCACCGCAGGAGCACGCGCCGATCTGCGCAGCTTTCGCGTGATGACGACGAAAACCACTGTAAACGCAGTCGATATGTCGCCAGTCATCGCCGAATGGAAAGGCGCTGGCGATCCTGTGATGCTGTTTTTCGGCAGACGCGGCACGCCTACCTTCCTCGACTTCTTTTCGAACAAGCAGGGCAATTTCAATATTTTCGTGGCAGGCGTGTCCGGTTCCGGGAAGTCGGTGCTGATGAATGAAATTATCAGTTCGTATCGCGGCATCGGCGCAAGGCTATGGGTGATCGACGTGGGCCGCTCGTATAAGAACCTGATTGCCCTTGAGAAAGGCACCTTCATCGAGTTCGCCTCGCACAGCCACATCTGCCTCAACCCGTTTTCATGGGTAGGAGAGGATAGCGAGAACAGCTTTAACGATGAACTGCGGCTCCTGAAGCCGATGGTGGCGCGCATGGCATCGCCGAATGAACCGCTCACCCCGTTTCAATACGCCCTGATCGGAGAAGCAATTACTGCGGTGTGGCACGAGCACGGACAAGACACGAATCCGACGCTCATCCGCGATTATCTGCTTACCGGCATGCTCAACGAGAACGGCGAACCGGAGCGGGTTGCTTATGAACTTGCCAAGCAACTCCAGCCATTCACCACCGACGGCATCTACGGCGCCTACTTCAACGGACGCGCCACGATCAATCTCGACGGCGACATGATCGGACTTGAACTGGAAGAACTGAAGGCCGCTCCCGATCTGCGCCGCGTCGTGCTGTTCGTTCTCATCTCGCGCATTACGCACGATATGTACCGCACGCGCACACGGAAAAAGGGCTGTGTTATCGACGAAGCGTGGCAACTCCTTGGGGCCGACAAGGAAAGCGCCGAATTCATCGAAGAGGGCTACCGGCGCGCTCGCAAATACGACGGCTTTTTTTGCGTCGCCACGCAAGGGATACAGGACGCCTACGCCAACGCCGCGTCCGAAGCCGCATATAACAATGCCGACTGGAAGATACTGCTGCGGCAGGATCGCAAGAGCCTGGACAAACTCATCGCCGATGAAGTTATCTCCTTCAGCCCGGCAGTCCTCAAAATGCTCACGTCGCTGCGCACCGAAGGCGGCCAATACTCGGAAATGCTGATCTCCTCGCCCAATGGCGATGCGGTAGTGCGTCACATTCCCGATCCGTTCTCGCTCCTGATGGCGTCGAGCAAGCCGGCGGACTTCAACGAGGCGCAAGCGCTATTGGGGAAAGGCTACAGCACGCTCGATACGCTGACGATCATGCTAGAACGCAGAGGCATAGATGCGTAGCGAATACTTCCTCACCGTCCTCGTTTCAGTATTCGTCACCTTGCTTGCGCTCACGCCCGTCGGCTACATGGCCTATCGCAACATGCCCGCGCCGGTAGCCACAGTCGATCTGCAAAAGCTCGTACAGGAAGCGCAGAAGCCGACGATAGACGTGCTTGGCAAAGGCGACAGCATCAGCGAAGCGCAGCGCGCCGCCGTAGAAAAACTGACGGTCGAATTCGCCAAGCGCCTATCGGTAGCGCTGGACACACTCGGCGCCGAGTGCCGTTGCGTGCTCGTGAACAAGGCCGCGCTACTTGGCGGCACGACTATCGACTACACCGATCTGATCCGCGAACGCGCGAAGAGGCCAACTTGAAGACCGTAGCCATTACGTCGCTCGTCATCTGGGGCCTGGCCGTATCCCCTGCGGTCTGCGGCTATTTCCGCATGCCGATCAAGATATTCAAAGGACTCGGCTATTTCGTCGGTGCGATCACCATCGCCCTGCTTATAGCCTACCTATTCGGCTACCAAATGACCGAGAACCTGACCGAGAGCCTTCCAGGTCACTTCTACCTGCACAAGCCGGGCGAGCCGTTTGTAAAAGGCGATCTCGTTGCTTACAGATGGACTGGCGGCGCGACGTACCCGGCTGGCACCACGTTCATCAAGCGCGTGTCGGGCGTTCCGGGCGATACGGTAACGCGGGTATACGATGACTTCTGGGTAGGCAACGACCACATCGGCAAAGCCAAGCCTAGGTCTCTTGCCGGCGTTCCGCTCGTTCCGGCTGAAGGCGGGGTTATACCGAAAGGCGAATATTTCCTATCCACGCCGAACCCCAACAGCCTCGACTCACGCTATGCGCTGACGGGGAATGTCAAGCAGGCGGACATTATTGGCAAGGCTTACGAGGTTTTTTGATCGTGGAAGAATTCATAAAAATATTGGTCGGCACGATAGTGTTTTATATCGCATTAAGGGCAATAGCCACGCATCCAATAAGTGACTTCGATAATGTTTTTATAAGTTTAGCATCTGCGATGCTTGGTGGAATATGGGCGCGTGCTCTGAAATGAACCACATACGAGTTCTGTCCATTCTGTTTGTCGCTCTTGCTGTGCCGTCCTACGCAGCGTCCAATCTCGGCACCATCGGCCCCACCTATCCCATCGGCGAAGAAAACGCTTTAACCACGATAATGAAGCGCCTGAAAGAGAAAGAGCGCAGCGGCGATCTGAAGCGCATTCAGCAAGAGGCCGTCCGGCGCTCGATCCACAGCGCCAAGAATCCACGTCAGGTCGAAGGCATCGCAACCGTCCGCGAACGCTCACAGCGATTGATCGACCCGACCGTGACCTACACCCATGCGATCAAAACCGACGACGGGCAGATAGTCGTACCCGCCGGAGCGAAGATAAATCCGCTTCTCATCACCAAACTCAGCAAGCGCCTCGTATTCTTCGACGGACGCGATCAAGCCCAGGTCGAAGCCGTACACAAGCTAGTGATTAAGTACGCTACAAAAGTAAAACCGATCCTCGTCGCCGGCTCATGGTACGACACGTCAAAGGCGTGGAAAACTCAAGTCTACTACGACCAGCACGGCAAGTTGTCGCAGCGCTTCGGCGTGCACGCCGTGCCGACGGTTATCAGTCAGCAAGGCGCAATGCTGTTGTTGGAAGAAGTGCCGGCAGGATCGCTGCAATGAGCCGCATCCTTGCCAGCGCCTTTTTGCTCTTTGCCGTTAACCAGTCTTTCGCCGGAGTTTGCGTCGGTGCCTTCGCCAATCCCATCACCGACATTTGCTGGTCATGCATGTTTCCGATGACGATAGGCGGCACGACGATTACCGGCCCAGAGCAAGACGATACGATTAATCCTGAAGGCTTTCTCTGCGCCTGCTCCTCGCCGCCGATAGTCGGCATCAAGACATCCTTTTGGGAACCTGCGCGCCGTGTAGACGTGACCCGCACCCCATACTGTTTCGTGTCTCTCGGCGGCTTATCGCTCGATCCAGGAGTACGCGCGCCGGAAGGAGAAGTCAGACTTCAGGCCGACAACACGCGGCAGTCCAGTTGGCAGGCGCACTGGTATGTCGATCCGGTGCTGTACTACCTCGAAGTCGTGCTCGACAACCCATGCCTCGAAACCGGCTCGTTCGACGTGGCGTACATGACCGAACTAGACCCGACGTGGAACGACGACGAGCTGACGATGCTGCTCAACCCTGAAACGTTCCTGTTCGGCAATCCCATCGCACAGGCCGCCTGCGCCGCCGACTGCGTACTGGCTACAGCCGGCTTCGGCTCGAACACTCTCTTCTGGTGTGCCGGTTGCAACGGCAGTATCTATCCGTTCAACGGCCATGTGCAGGCGCACGTCTCGCTGGTGCAGGCAAGCTCGCTCGTGGCGCAGCGCATGACGGCCAAGCTGCATCGCGAGTTCCTGATGTGGGGTACGTCCGGCCCTGATGCTGTGTGCGGCTACTACCCGCAGCCAGTCATGGACAAGACCCAATACAAATATCAGATGGTCTACCCGATCCCGCAAACGATCAAGATCGCCGGCAAGTGCTGTCAACCGTTCGGGCGCTCGACTGCCGTGTGGGGCGCTGGCAAGTCCTATCCGTACAAGGGCGAGGATTTCGCCTATATGGTTTTTCGGAAGAGGAATTGCTGTCTCGGAGTGGGGCTGTGAACACCACGCTCATCGGCGCTCTCATCGCCCTCATTTTCACCGGCCCTCCGTTCTGTTGCGCGCAGACACCGACAGCGGCCCAGATCGATAAAGAGCGCACGCGCATCGAAGCAGAGCGCAAATCCATGTTCGCCACGGACAATCCAGCGACAGCTAATCCCGTAAATTCTTTTCCGAACATCGCCACGCCGGAGCCAAGCCGCGTCGATGTAGAAGCGCTGGCAGCTCGCTACGAGCACAAGGCCGCGGCACGCAATGCCGATGGCTTGATGGTATTCGCCAGCTTTACCATGCCCGCCGAATCGCTCAAGCGCGCTATCGCCGATGCCACTCGCGCCGGCGGCACCGTAGTAATGCGCGGCTTCAAGGATGGATCGATCAAGGCTACGGCACTCGCAATCAAGGAACTAGGCGAGGTTGGCGGCAACGTACAGATCAACCCTAACGCCTTCACCAAGTACCGCATAACTTCGGTGCCGGCAGTGGTGCTGGTCAAGCCGGAAGGATCGGAACTGGTCGATGCTGAAGGTTGCGCACTGCCAGACAAGTACGTGATGGTTGCCGGCGATGTCGGACTTGGTTTCGCGCTCGATGACATTGCCCGGCGCTCGCCGCCGTTTTCGGAAATGGCGGTGCGTTATGGGCGGATGCTCCGATGAACCGCCTTTTGTTGCTGGCCTGCTTGTCCATCGCCTTCCCATCGCTCGCCCAAACCATCACCACCACAGCCGACGCCTTCAAAGCCGGCCAAGACTTCTCCAACAGCACAGCCGGCAGCGCAGCCGCCACAGCAACCATCAACACCACAACCGGCACGGCCAATGTCCCGAAGTACAACACCAGTCCGCCTGAAACCAGCGTCTACGCTGGCGGCAAGGCATTGATCGGCGGCGCCGGCAGCACCAAGCAGGCGAACTGCAAGGGATTCAAAGCCGCCACTGCTTACGACCAGCAAGATTGCGATGCGGTTAACTACATGACCAAGCAGCCAAGTGAGCATCCTAAATTCGTGATCGACAAGAAAACCGATCCGCTCATGGTCAATTCGAAGAGCACCATCGCCAGTCCAGGCACCATTCCAGGCAGCGGCACATCGGCGTGCCACATCGAGAAAACAACCGTCCCAGGCACATTCAGCACTGTTACCTGCGTCGAGGCGTTTACCAGCGAGCCGTTGACCTGCAATCGCGTCCTTACCGTAGCGTGCGCTGAATCTGCCGATGGTTGCGACCAGGGCGGCATAGTCGCAGGTAGCTGGGCCGGCGACATGGCGACGACATGGACATCGGACGGCGCCGGCAATTACATCCTGCAATTCGGCACCATCGAGGATAACTATTGGTCTGGAGACGGCGCAGTATTCGACCGCACCTTGACCTTCGACGTAAAGGACTTGTCGCTAATTACCGTCTTCTCCTTGACCCGCGCCGCGTTCGATGACTGGATCATGGTCAAAGTCAATGACCAATTGGCCTATGTCGGGCCGTATGGCGGCGACCGACTCAACGTTTATACACCGGCTGATCCGAAAGATGTCAATGCCGGAAAAATCCAGTATTGCGAGACTTGTTTCGGCGAGCCGGAACTTAGCGTCAGTTGGAACAACAGCCTGAACATCGATTTGATCCACCTCTTGAAAGAAGGATCGAACAGCGTTTTCGTTCGCACCATCGTTGCCGGCAACGGCGAGGGCGCTGTCCAGTTCACCACGCGCCAGAAATGCCCGCGTGTCTGCACCGATTCATGGGATGAAAGCCAGTGCGCTCCTCTCTCCACACGCGCACGATGAAAACTCTCGTCGCAGCTTTGGCTCTTCTCTTCTGCGGCCCGGCCCTGTGCGAGCCGACATGCTTCAAGACCGGCGAAGTCTGCGCCGAGCCGCATCAGACGCGCTCGATAGACGGCGTTCCGATCACGCGTGCATGCTGGCGCTGGCAGGATAGTTACCAATGCCGCAGCGCCGATACCACCAGCACATGCCAGCCGTTGCGCGACCAAGGCTGCACGCAAATCGGGTCTGTCTGCGTGGACAAGTCAGCGGACGGATCGTGCTCGATGTACGAGCAGCATTATCAATGCCCCCTTGCGCCTGCCAAAACAGAAGAGAAGATAGTTTGCAATACCGGCTTTTGCCAGGACGGAAGCGCGGCCTGCTTCGATACTACGCGCCCTGCCGACAAGGACTTCGGCATCGCGGCAGCGAGTATGGAAGCGGCGCGCGAGGCCGGCGTATACGGCATCGATCCTAACGGCGTCGAGATTTTCAAGGGCTACATGGAAGAATGCTCGATCAAGGTACTTGGCGGCAGTTCGATCAAAAGTTGCTGTGGAGCGACCGGCGGCGGCGGTTCCTTCACCAACTACACAGTAGTCGGCCTTAGCGCGAAAGCCGCCTATGCCGTCGGCAAGGAAGAGATCAAGGCCGGATCGAAGTATATGTATGACGCGCTGTTTCAGGTTCAGGACGCCACTATTGCGGCAGAAGGTGCGAGCGCGGCAGCCGGCGGCTTGACTCCGGGAGCGACCGAAGGCGTAGCAGCCTCGGCTGGCACAAACTTCGGCGCCTACGGGTTCACCTTCTCCTACTCGTCATCCGGCGGCTTCGCTTTCGTCGGTTTCGATCCGTACAGTTTCGCCTTCGCCATCGCCGTGTATGCCGTCACCGAATGGCTCAGTTGCGAGCAGGAAGAACAAGTAATGGCGATGAAGCAAGGCCAGAATCTCTGCGTCCACATCGATACCTATTGTTCCACCAATGCCTTCGGCGTCTGCACCGTAAGCAAGCAACGCCATTGCTGCTTTAACAGCGTGCTCGCCAAGATCATCAATCGTCAGGGCCGCGCACAACTGGGAATGCCGATGGATCAATGCGGCGGCTTCACTCCAACTGAGCTTCAGGCGCTCGACTTTTCTACGATAGACATGGCCGAGTTTATCGCCACTATCTCGCCAACAGCCATAAATACCGGACAAGTGACGACTGATGTCAGCGCCACGGTCAATAACAAGGTTTCCAATTACTACGGAGACAATCCATGAACATCCTCCACGTATACGCGCAAGGCGCATGGCATGACGAAGCATACATTTGCGGAACGCGAGAGGCTTTGCAGCAATTACGAACTGCGGTAGACGATGCGCTCAAGACCGGGCGTGGCGTGACGCCGCAGTTTACCAACGATGGCGAAGGTTACGATCTTCATGTCCTCATCGCTACTCGCGAGCAGCCGATGAAGTTACAACTTCCGTACACAAACGATATTGCAGCGGATGAATCAACGCGATTCGGCCCGTGGAACATTCTTCGTCCCAATGGAGAGCGATAGATGCGATTGCACGCCATCGCACTCCTATTCGCCGGCAGCGTCGCCCACGCACAAAGCTTGGACTACCAATCAGTTTGGGTATGTGACGCCGCGAAATATTATTGGTACTGCGACGATGAGCCGACGCCTAGCATTCCGGTTCCTGTCGCTCCAGTCTCAAAGCGCATCGAGAACAAAGACATCAAGACCGCGCAACAGATGCGCGAGGAGATAAAGCGCCGGGAAGATATTGCAGTCATGCAGCCGACCGACGCGAATCTGAAGGACTATATGTTCCTGTGGCAAGAGACACAGAACAAGGGATCGGTATTCGCCGAGAACTGGCGCCGTGTGGTGTGGCAGACACCGGAACTTGATTATTCGCTCAAGCGGCCCGTCAACAACGCTGCGATCAAGACCTACGATGCCAGCCGCGAGGCCATGCAGGATCAACAGTTGCGCGAGTTAGCCAAGGCGCACGGACTCATATTCTTCTTTCGCTCGGACTGCCCATACTGTCACGCTATGGCTCCGGTGCTCAAGATGCTGTCCGCGAAATACGGCATAGACGTATTGGGCGTGACCGTGGACGGCGGCGGCTTGCCTGAGTTTCCCAATCCGCGCGACGGGCGCGCACAGGCTACGGCATGGGGCATCGAGCGCGTACCGGCGCTGTTCATAGGGTCTAAGGAAACCGGTGACAAGACGGCTATCGGCTTCGGCGCTATGTCTTTGACCGAGATCGTGGATCGTATTTTTGTTTTGACCGGCACCAAGCCTGGCGAGAGCTTTTAGACTATCACTGGTCTCGCCGACCGGAATCGAACCGGCATTTCGCGCTTAGGAGGCACGTGTTCTATCCGTTGAACTACGGCGAGAATGTGGCGTAGAAGATTGTCGCATACAGTGTACCGTTGTGTACTGAGACGTATTGCGACGCATTGAGACGCACAGCACAGCTTGATGGAGCCGTATGGAGCTATACGGGACTGCATGTGGCTAGACGGCGCAAAACAACTTGCACATACGCATAAACATGCTATACTGCATCATCGCTCAAACAAACGAGAAAAGACATGGCACGAATGAGCATTTCTATCCCTGATGAATTGAAAGCCAGAATGGACGTGTTAGACGGCATCAACTGGTCTGTGGTCGCGCAGGAAGCGTTCGCAGCGAAGATTGTCGCTCACGAAGCCTTGCGGAATTCCACCGAAAAGTTTGTGCGCGAGACATTTGCTGACGACTTCAAGCAAGAAGTGAGTGAAGAGGAATTGCAGGGTATTGCGGCGCGCGTGCTGAAGGCTATGGCGCCGAAGAATGTGGGGTAAAAGTATCAATGCAGGACACGGCTAGATAAGGCATGGCGCGGCCAGGCGAGGCGTCGCATCGCAACTCAACGGTTTTTCAGGAGATACAAATTGAAGACAGCAACAGCAACACTAAGCAGTTTTTCACCATATTCCCAAAGTCGGCATTACGACGTGCCGAAGTTGGACAAAGAGCAGCCCAAGGATTATGAGAAGCGCACTTGGCGAGAGCGGCTTCATGTGGACAGCGACGGCAACGTGTTCATCCCTCCGATGACGTTCAAGAACTGCCTATCGGATGCAGCGAAGTATCTTGGCGTAAAAATACCTGGAAAGGGAAACAACTCGTACAAAAAGCACTTTGAGGCCGGCGTGTTGGTGTTCGATGTGCTGACCTTGCCAATCAAGAAAAACGATGTTCCAGGAGAATGGCTGTTTCTTCCGTCAGACGGAGTACGCGGCGGCGGGAAGCGGGTAGACAAGTGCATGCCGGTTATCCAGAACTGGAGCGGTGATGTGACATTTCATGTGCTCGATGAAACTATCACTGAGGATGTGTTTACCGAGCACTTGCGACAGGCCGGAAGGTTTATCGGCATTGGGCGATTTAGGCCAATCAAGAACGGGTTTTATGGGCGGTTTAATGTGGATGCAGTGAAATGGGCGGATGCGTAGATTTAACGAGGCGTAGCGAGACGGGGCTGGACGGGGCGAGACGCGGCCACGCAACGCAAGACAAGGGTTTTACAGAATTAGCAGGAGCGGCTACGCGGCGCTGTGCAAAGCGTAGTCTGGCTACTCTGCGCGAGACAAGGTTTACGGGATTAGCAGGACAGTATGGAAGTATGGTTTAGCGGCACGGCAAGACTGCACTCGGCTTGACTTGGCACAGTAACGCCACGCAACGCATCGCAACGTTTTTTCTAGGAGATTCAAATGGCACGCCCACAGTTTCAACTATCAGTCGATGCTCGTCTTATCTTCGAGCGACTGATCGCAGCAAAAGTCGGAGACGAGATTCAATACACAGAGCTATCCGGCCTCGTCGGTATCGACGTTCAATACCGGAGCCGACACATTCTCGTATCGGCGATTCATAAGGCGCTGTACGACCGGCGGATGGTCTTCGCATCCATCAGGAATGTCGGCGTCACACGGCTGAAGGATGACGACATTATCGCGTCCTCGGAGGGAGACTTGAGGCGCATCAGACGAGTATCGCGTCGTTCAATTCGCAAGCTGGCTGCGGTCGAATTCGACAAGCTCTCGAACGAATCCAAGATCAAGCAGAACGCCTTTATGTCGATGATGGGTGCGCTGACTTCGTTCGCATCGCAGCCGAACATCAAGCGCATCGAAGCGCACGTTACAACAGCACATCAAGCACTACCGCTGGCAAAGACACTTGAAGCATTTGCGAAGGCATAGATCGATGGCACTACCAATCATGCGAACAATAACAGGCATCGCTGCCGCCTGCCTTTTAACTGCTAACGCCAGCGCAATGAGTATGCAAGAGTTGTTCGATGATGTTAACGCGCAAGGCAATGTCTCAAGCCCGGCAGCCCTTCAGGGACAAACATTAAATATGTTATCTGGCGGCAGCATGTTTTTGCGCATGCCGAAGCAAACCTACAACGTCGCCAGTTTCACCCCACCAAGCTGGAATGCCGGTTGCGGCGGTATCGACCTGTTTGCTGGCGGCTTCAGTTACATCAACAAGGAACAGTACGTCGCACTTTTGAAGAATATCGGCTCGAACGCTCTCGGTTACGGATTCAAACTTGCCGTGCAAAATCTGTGCCCGACGTGCGACAACGTAATGCAGGCACTCCAAGCTACGGCGCAGGCGATAAATCGGCAGAACATCGATTCGTGCGAAACGGCCAAGGGCTTCGTCAACGCCAGCATTCCAGATAACTGGACGCGCGACAAGCAGAACACGGCGAAGAACTATGGCGTGGATACCGGCGTGTTCTCCGACATCACCGATGCGTGGACGAACGTCATGGGCAATCAGGCCAAGGCAAACGACGCCATCAACAAAGTAGCTGAATCAAAGCCGGAGGTAAAAAGCGCCTTGCCGGTCGGCAATGTAACGTGGAACGCGCTCAAGAGCCTCGACGGACTCACCGACGAATACAAGATGCTCTTAATGTCGATGATCGGCACGTCGATATTTTCAACAGACAAGGAAACACCCCCTATTGTCCTCGTCCGCAAGGAAATCACCGTACAGACCTTGCTCGGCGGCAATGTAGTCGATGAGGATGGTAAGCCAATGGGCGAGATCGACCTGCCGATCTGGAAATGCGATGAGCCGGTCGATTGCCTCACGGTTCACGAAGAAAACCTGACTACCAAAAGCTTCCGGGCCATGATTCGTAAAAAAATGTGGGACATCACAGACAATATTTCTACTCGTTCAGCATTTGCCGATCCCGCCGGCATCATGAAATTTCTGAACGCGACCGATATTCCGGTCTACAAAATCCTCGCCGTCGCAACCTCGCTCGACAATACCGCCGTGGCCGATAACCTGGTCAACCGCTATCAAGAGCTGCTCGCCGCCAAATACGCGGAAGTCTATCTACAGCGGGCCGCGCACGATCTCAGGGCTGCGCTTTCCAAGTATTCGGCACAAGCAAGCCCGTCCGTTTCTGCAGTCATGGAAAAGCTGCAACCGGACATCGACACGATTGAGAAGGACGCGCGCGCCGTTTTGTTGACCGCGTACACGCAGACCATCAGCACCTACCACATCGCGGAGGAGGTAGCGTACATGGAGCGCGCCATGACCGCCAATCTGTCCGGCACGTTGCGCACGTCGCTGGCCTACGGCAAGAGCCTGCACTGAGGATCGGCCATGATCGACTTCGAAATCGCGACATATTGGAATGTCGAGACGTTGTACTACGTCCTCAACGGCGTGGCCTCGATCATGGCTGGAGAAGGCTTTGCCGGTCTGCTGAAGATGGTTTTCCTGTTCGCCCTGTTGCTCGGCGTCTTTGCGCTCGCCTTCAGCAACAAGCAGGCGGAATTTTTCACATGGTTCATTCAGGCGTTGATCTTTACAACCCTGCTGAACATGCCGATTGCGCGCGTTCTGCTGACCGACAAAACCGATCTGGAGCCGCCGCGCGTCATCGACAATGTGCCGTTCTCTCTCGCCGTCGTCGCGCAAACCACGAATCTTGCCTTCGGCTGGGCGACGCATACCTATGAAACAGTATTCGGCGTACCCGACGATCTAGGACTCGCTAAAGGCGATCTGGCGTTCGGCCATCGCATTCTGAAGAACGTCAACAACGTCATCATCCGCGAGCCTGGGCTGCGTTCCGACCTGATGCAGTTCTTCAAGGAATGCACCTTGTACGACATCCGCGACGGAGTAATCACGCCGGATCAGATCGTCGGCCAAACCGACACATGGAACACGGTATTTTCCAATACCAGTCCGGCCCGCTTCGTCACCTACAACACGCTGACGGCTACACCGACGACCGATACCTGCACGAATACCGCCGCGGTGCTGAAAGGCCGCGTCAACGCTGGCATCGATGCCGCACAAACCTTTTACGGCAGACAAGCATTTACCCGCGTCGGCACCGACGCCGTAGCGAAAAGCATGTTCGCCACGTCAATCGGCAGCTCCTACGACTGGATTCTGGCGAGTTCCGCGAGCGCATCCGACGCCATGAAGCAGGCCATGTTCAACAACATCTGGCGCGATGCGGGATCGGAACTGCCGGCGCTGATGAGCGACCCGACGCGGATTCAGGAATTGCAGCACATGGCAGGCGCGGCGCAGGCTGCGCGTCAGGCCGACGGCTCCAATGCCACACTCTCAATGCTGGGGCAGGAAACACTGCCGCACATGCGTAACTGGCTGGAAGCCATCCTGTACGCGATGTTCCCGGTGATGGTCGTGCTGATGGTAGTCGTATCCGCCGAAGGCGCGAAACGGCTCATCGGCGGCTACATGATGCTGCTCGCGTGGATCGGCATGTGGCCGGTCATGTTCGCAGTCATCAACCACCTGTCGCTACTGCATCTGCGCCACAAGATGGCCGCGCTCAGTCTTGCCAATGGCGTACCGTTCCAGTTGTCCGACGTATTCGACGCCACGCTCGGCGACGAACAGGCTGCTATCGGCTATCTGGTGATCCTCGTGCCGATCATTTCCGGCATGATTATCAAGATGTCGCAACAGGGCTTCATGAGCGTCGCCTCGATGATGGTTTCCGGTTTCAGCAGTGCCGGAGCATCGGTCGGCTCAAGCATGGCATCCGGCAATCTGAGCATGGGCCAGGTCGGACTCGACACGGCCTCGGTCAACTCGACCTCGATGCACAAATACGATTCCAATGTCGGACTAACCGGCGGCGGCTCGTCCATCGGTTATGCCGGAGGATCGACCGGCATCATGGCTCCGAACGGCACCGCTGCCTTGCAGCAATATCAGAACCACATGATTACATCGGCGAGCGCGGATCATAGGTTCCAGTCCGACAGCGCACGGGAAAGCCACGCCACGGCGATCACATCGTCCGGCCAGCAGGCGTCCTACCGGCACGGCGACTCGGCCACGCTGACCAACGTTACCGGCCACGATACGACTCGCGGCGCATTCCAGAATACCGGCGTAAATGCTGGCGTTGGAATGTCCGGGCAGGAACACGGCAGCCACGGCACCGGCCAGAGTTTGAATCGGCAATACAGCGATCGCTCGACGTTTGGCGCGTCTACCGGAGCCAGCGACAGCGGCTACATGGGCGCCAATCTCAGCGGCAACGTCGGCTGGAACGGCGGCGGTGGCGGATCAGGCGTCGGCGGCAATCCGATCAATCCTTCGTCGCCAGGCGACGGCAGAATGCAAGCAGACGAAAAGCGCATCGCCGATGGCATGAAGAAGGGCGGCGCGAGCAAGTCCGAGATCGACAACGCCCTCAGCAACTACCGCGGCGGACAGTCAGGTGCGCAGTCCGGCTCCGGCCTGACCAGCGGCGCAGGCGTCGGCGGCACGGTCGGATTCACTTCGCAGAAGAACTATCAGGCCAGCCACGGGCGCGATCGTTCCGAAGGCGATAGCCACTCGGTAGACGAGAACGCCCGTATCGAGCGCGGCTATTCGATCAGCGGACAACGCGCAGTTACCGCAGGAACCGGCGACCAGTCGGCGCAGACCGACCGCTCAGGCCGCGATGCGTCACGCTCCAATGTGGACGAGCGCAGCACCGTGAAAGACGTATCAGACCGCTCCGAGCGCGGCATAGGCACGCGCGCCAGCACCAGCGAGAGTCGCAGCTTTGCGATTCAGCGCAATATGATGGCAGACCCTCACTATTTGGCAAAGGTAGCCGAACGCAACGGTTTGAACGCAAACCGTTTTCTCGGCCAAGAGGAGGGCCGCATATCGAAGATGATAAATGACTATGCCGCCGAAAGAGAAGCCATGACCGGCGCTACCGCCATGCCGAACACGTCTTTCGACGGCAACCGGCTACCGGCGAATACCGGCGATCTTGCGGCTACGTCAGACAGAAACGTGCGCGATCTGCCGAACGACATCGGAGATCGCTACCGTTCGAAGTCTGCTCAAACCGGCTTTACAGGAACCGGGCCGGTAGCAGCCGATACCGCAATGCCAGTGATCGTGCCTGCGACCGAGCACGAAGTCAGATCGCATCTGAATCCAAACGCTACCGGCAGCATTCCAAACCGCGCGGCTGCGCTGGACGAGAACACGCACGCTTGGGCCAGTCACGATAAGGAATTGGGTAGAGGACGGGCGAATCCGATGGCTGTCGTTGAAGAGATAGAAGGCCGGGATATTAGGGACACCGGAAGCAAGATTCTCGATGCCATTACAGGCGGCCCCGGCACTGCTAACGGCGAGAAGCTAACCGATAATCAAAAACGTGGGATAGGGTCAGACCTGACGATCAAGCCTTAATCAGGCCATGCCACAGGAAACCCTGTTCTCTCATCCACCGGCGCGATGATCGTCCGGTTTGTACGCGGATTCGGCACGTTTTGGTATCCTATTTTGGACGGCGGCAGACGATGCCAGCCTTTAAAGCCGTCCGTCAGCCACCACCCCAATGCAGGTATCCAGCCGACCATGACGAGCACAACCAGCCACACGCTGAGAGCGTTAACGATCTGCCAAACCATGTTGCTGAAAATTTGCCAACTCACCGATCCACTACCTTCTCAATAATGAGCACAACAGTACCCATACCAGCTTCGTGCAGCAGGACGGTACTGACGACGCGATACCCGAGTTCGTAAATCGCTGCCACGTTCGCCACCTTCCCGATCCCCTTGCACGACATTGGGCTTTGCTCGGTATCGCGGAGCGAGCCGGAGAAACAAGTCGTGCCTTTTGGCAGCGGGCCTGTGGGAGCATCGGCGGCAACGGCGGACGATGCGGCAAGTGCGAGAATAGCTGCAAAGGTTACTGTGCGTTTCATAAGTTACTCAAATTGTTGATAAACTCTCTATACCAAACACTTTCACTGTGAAATCTTCGAATGCAAAGAATCCTACCACTAATCGCCGTTCTCTGTCTCTCCGCCTGCGCGACTGACACCCCAAAAACCATGCGCACAGATGACCGCGCCGGCACAGAAGCGTCGCCATACAGAACTATCCCAATCGCGCTCACATGCACAGACTGCCGCCCGTGAACCATGATCCCGTCTTCGTGGTTCCGCCGCCTGATCCTCGCGTTTTTCCTCCTCGAACTGGCCGGCGTTCTAATGTGGCTCGCCACCATCCTGTTCCCAAATCCAACTGACAAGGCCACAGCGCAAACCATAGCCGGCATCGTGTTTCTCTTCGGCTTCTATGCCGGCGCTCCGCTGTCGGCGCGTTTTCTGGCTCCGGTTGGCTCCGGCGATCGCACAATGACCTGTAGGCTATCGCTGATATTGTCCCAAATGCCGCCCACCTATCCGGTTTTTCTCTACGATCACGCAGACCAGAACGCCAACACGGTTGGCATCATGGCACGTCATTCTCGCATCTACGTCACCAGCGGGCTGATGAATAGCATGAGCAACGACGGGCTGAAAGGCATCCTCGCGCACGAGAACGCGCACATTCGCGAGCATCATATTATGATTGCGTTCGCCTACGCCTGCACTTACGCGCTGCTGGTGCAACTGACCGACAGCACTTGGCTGTTCGCGCTAGGACTTCTCGGTTTTCTGGCGTTGCGCCGCCATTTTGAATACCGGGCAGACGCGGGAGCCGCAAGACTCGTCGGAAAGGACGCCGTGCTGACCGGGCTGCGCGAGTTGCAGGCTATCTATCCGTCACGGAGCTGGACACGCTGGCTGGTTGCGTTTGCCAGCCATCCGACGTTGGCGATGCGGATTCGCGCGCTTGTGTCTGGCCGAGCCACAGCCTGATTTCCTTCTCGCGCCGATTGGTCAATCCCTGCACCGGCTTTCCGCCTACCGTATTCCAGCGGCGCATCTGATTAGGCACTGCCTCCATATTTCCGCTGTTGATCTCCTTCAACAACGAGCTTCTGAGAAACGCAGTGACCCCGACGTTGAAACTGAACGATACCAGCGCATCGAACTGATTTTGACTCAGCGTTACGCTGACATTCTTGTTGATCGCATCCTCGAAACGCACGAGGTCTTGCGCCAACAGCTCGCCGATTTGCATGTCTGACAGACCATATCTCAGGCGCACCGGCTTTCCTCCGATCTTGATCGCGTCCGCCACTATCTCGTGCTTCAGCAGCAGATGGCCGACGCCGATAGTCAGCAACCCGGCAGAATCCGTGTAGACCTTACGTTTCGAGCCTTCCCACAGTGTCAAGAGTTGCAGTCCGGCCGGACTCATCTTCATCGAACCGTGCGCCTTCGTCAATGCCGCGTTTCGCTCGCATCCTGCTCCAGCAGCAAAATCTTGTCTGCCGCCGGAATCAGCGAGCGCGGCAACGGGAGGCATCTTTGCGCGTCAATCTGCCTCTGACAGTGCCTCGTCAACCGCACGGCTTCTGTATACGTTATTACCCCTAGACCAAGTGCCGTCAGAAACAGTGGTCTAATGGATGCTGACATAACGGTCACCGCGAACTTTTATCGCTCGCCCTGCGCCCTCCAAGCTCGCGCAACATCCTCAGCTCTTTATTTTTCGTCGCGTGGGAATCCAAACTATTTTCCAGCGCCTTGTTGATCGCAGCTATCTTTAGTCGCGTCGCAAGCACCTCGTTTTGGAGTAATGCCATCTCTGATGTCCATTCTTCGTGCTGCTGCTTTTGCAGTTTGCCGTGCCCGACCATCGCTTTGTAGATTCTATCCAATTGCTTATTGAGATCAATGATCGCGCCGATACCGCTTGAATCTGGCATATCCACGCTTACTTCGGAGCGACGGTTGGCTCTAGTGAACATGATTTCTACATTCTCTGTAGGCCATCAACCAACTATTTCCGCAGTGCGGACAACCACCACCCAATTTATCGTGGTTGCTGCAACCCCGGTAACGGCTATGTTCAGCCCGCCATTCGTCGTGTCCGCTGTGACAGTTACCGCCCACGCAGATGCACCCGCATCCTGTGCTATCAGCCCAGGCGTAACGGCACTGACCAATGCCGTCGATGCCGCATTCGCGCCTCGCTTGATAAGTCCCTCAAGCCGCCACGATGATGCGTCTCCGCTGGCGTTGCAGCGTCCCACGAGTTGTCCGATAAAGCTAAACGCGGCATTGTTCGGCAGAACCATACTGTTAGTAGTCGTGGCCGCTCCGGTGTTGGCCGTTAGTGTTTTTGGCGTGGCATTGGTAGTTTGGTTATATAAAATATAGGCGCCAGATTGGGCATCACCTACTACATTTAATTTGCCAGGCGCGAACGCCTGCATCCCCTGGATACCGCGAGTCGTGGCACACGTCCCGCCGGCTGTGGAGTAATCCCCGCTCCCAACATTACTGGTGCCGCCGAGGACGGTCGCTCCGTACCCACTGATAATGTTGCCCTGCCCGCCTGGGTTGCTTGTATAGTGATTGGTTAATGAATTGCCAAAACCACCACCGCCAGATGAATAGTTCCCGCTGGCTTTATTCTCAGCGCCACCGGCGAGCACTGCCGCCAAGCCACTAGCTACTTGCGCAGCCGTTGTTCTCGACAATTGCCAATCAACCGCGCGCTGCCCGCGCTTATCGCCTCCGGTCGTAGTTCCGTCCGGGATTGCCCCTAGCAAGGCGCCTAATGCCTTCGGGATGATCGCCGCGTCTACCGATGAGGCGGCATTGCTAACTGTCAGCGAGACTACTGGAACAGTGTTGTTGGGCGACGCAGTAGCTACGCCTTCCGTCCAGTTCGACAGGCTGGCACCGCCGCCAGCCGCCTGAAACGTCGGCAGTGCACCGGCTCCATTGGACGTGAGCACCTGGCCCGATGTGCCTACCGTTCCGCTCTGTACCGCCCCAGTCGTTGTCGTGCCGCCGAACACTGGCGCGTAGACCGTCAGCGCGGCGATACCCGTTCCTCCTCCGGCCACCGGCAGGCCCGTACAGTTCGTCAGTGTGCCGCTTGCAGGCGTTCCTAGTACTGGCGTAACCAACGTCGGCGAGGTAGCGAACACCAACGCGCCAGAGCCGGTTTCGTTGGTCATTACGCCAGCTAGTTGTGCGCTGGTAGTCGCTGCAAATTGACTCATCGGATTGGATGTCAACGCATCACCGCCAGTTCCGGCAGGTATCGCAAGCGTCCCGTCGTCACGCACGAACTTCGTTCCGGTTGGCGTGCCGGTCGCGATATTGGCAATCGGCAGTACGCCGCTCACTTCTGTGGTGAGACTTACGGCGGTTCCGGCAGACCATGTATCGGTTGCTGTACGCCGCACGATCCCTGTCGCTGCCAAGCCCTCTACGGCAGCAAGATCATTCGCCAACCCCAGCGTTATGACCGGTGTCGTGGTTGCGTCTGCCACCGAGCCAGTAATGCCTGCGGCGGGCGGCGTGAGTGCGACGCTGGTTACGCTACCTACGCCTGTGCCTCCAGCGCTGCCTCCGTTAATCCCGCCTGGCCCGCCACGGTGATCTTCATAAGTCAGGCTGGACGTGCCTACGGTAATCTTGTATGTCCGCACATAGTTCGTACTGTCGTTCCAATTGGTCGTCCCAGTAGAGAATGACGGCGCGCCCGTGGCGATTGCCACGACTTGATATTGCGTAGTACTCGCCGTGAGCACTGCCGATCCATTCGGCACGGCAAATCCGCCCCATCTGCCGCCTATCCATCCAAATACCAATCCCGTCGTTGTAGCCGGATCGACGCCATACATCAACGCTGGACTGCCAGCAGCAGTTATCTCATTTAACCGCAGCTCAAGATTGGCTTGCGACGGGGACAACTGCGGGATATTGGTTGTTCCTGAATCTGCCATCTAGCTAGACTCCTCGCGAGGCCGCGTAGCCGCGACCAACGATTGCTGATTTCATATAGACCTTGACATACACGACCGCTTGCACGCTGCCAAACTCGGCTATCTGATCCGATCCAGAATATCCTAATCCGGATGAGCCGACATTGCTTAATGTCCGCTTTATCGTCGTGTACGTGCTGTCAGAGAATATGTCCATATCATAAAGCTCTGATGCTTCTCCAAGCGGCACGGGTACGCTGCGACTGAAGATCGCGAGGCGCGTGCGCCGATCACACGTTACAGTAAGATTGCCGCTGCCGTCCCGTGTTCCGCGCAAATTTACCGGGCTAAACGGCTTAAGACCAACGCCGGTATTGGTGAACTGCTGCGCATAGGTCTTTGCCAATGAGCGGCCAATGCTGACCGGCTTGTAATAACGCCGCGAGTTGAGCGCCATGTTGCCCTCGTTCGGGCGCAACGTACCTGACGTGCCGAGCAATGCGAACCGATCTCCGATAGTATGGGTGCCCATCGCCCACTCAGTTCCGCGCCGCCCACGCAACAGGCTGGAAAGCCGATACTTGTTTGGCGATACCAAGGTAGCAGCGCGGAATTGAATGATCTCCCATCTCCCATCTGATCCGACTACTGCCGCATTCGCGCCTGTATCGAGCACCACATCGCGTGTCGCACTGCTAAGCGCTCCGACCGTTCCGATGGATACATCGAGTGTGTGGATTTCATCGAACACATTGCCGCCAGTCCAGTCTGCAAGTACCGTATCTGCCCAGCCGATGACAGCGCTCGTAGTTACGGTGCCGATATCCGCATAAGTCACGTCGTCTATGCTGCGAGCGAGCACGGCACCGCTCCACGTCACCGTATTGCGGCTCATAGGCGCATAAAAACCTGCGTCGTCGTCCGCATCGCGCAGGATCGGAATATCGAGCGGCACAAACGTTGTAGGCCCTCGCAGCGATAGGCTGGTCTGCGCAGTAACTACCGACGATGCTACGACATTCGGCGTGTAAGCGTCAGCATCTTCCGGCACGCTATCGAACTTGAGCACCGGGCCGTTTTCTTCGCGCTTGACGATGCGCACCGGATTGAACGTGCCGCGCGGATATTCCACCCAGCCTGGATCGGTCGGTTCGACGTGCTCGAACTTTTTCAGCACATAAAAGGTGCGTGGTGTGCGCTGAATGATCTGATCGAAGTACAGCGCAGATGCCAGTTCCGCTGCCTTTTGCGGCAACATAACGATCGGCAAATCGTCCACCACATCGTTTTGGCTCAGCGTCGCTCGCTGCGGACTGCGCTCGCTACCGAAGTCGTAATCCGCCAGCGGATTCTTGAAGTTGACTACCAACGAACGCGGCAGCTCTAGCTCTTGCCGCCGTGTTGCAGCGAACGGCTCCGGCATTTGCGAGCCTATTTCATGTGCACAAAGGTCGTCGAAGTTGACAGTAAATAGCGGTGGCCCGCCGCGTTTGATATATTTTGTCTTGCCGTCCGAATCTACCGGATCGGCCAGCCCGTATTTGCACAATGGCTCGATCGATGTCCGTCCGGTGCCGACCGACAGTATGGAATACCCATGCAGCGGGTCGGTCATCTGAGCGACATCGATCTGTTCCGGCGTATATCCGGCGCGCTGTGAAATGGCCGCAATAACTTCTCCATCTGTCGGCCACGTGCTAGAGATTGCTCCCATATTCACGCTATACGGCCACACCAAGTAATCCGGCCCAAGGTTTTCGTTCGCCATGAACGTTGCCACTTTGGTTGACGGATTGTAGCCAAACGCACTACCATATAAGCTGACTTGGGCACCAACGCCGCTGCTACCGGCGCCAATGTCCGGCCCGATACCCGTGCCTGCAACAACCGCCGCGCCGATCCCATCGCTGCCTTCGATGCTTATGCCTCCATCTGCATCGACTTTCAGAATGAAATAGTTCCCGGCAGCAGACGGGTTGCGGCACCGCATGTAAAAAATGTCGCCCGCGAGACAGATTTCGGTGTCGCCTGCGAACAATGACCCGAACTGCTCTCCTGTGCCGCCGGGTATGATGCCGGTAAATGCGTGCGTGACCGTGCTCAGCGTCGAGAGGTCTGACAAACTGCATTTGCGCAGGATGTACGCGCCGGCACCAGCAGAATTCACCGACATTACCCAAGCGCTCGTGGTCGTCAGAACCACGGCCCAGATCGTCTCTCCGACTGCCAAATCCGCCACAAAGTCGCGCGTCACATTAATATTTGGGATAGCGCTACCGCTAACTGATGGCCCATGGAATAGTTTTACCTGGGTATACGTCGTCACCGTCGCTGAGTGCGCACCGAGCAGGAGCATGTCACTTCCCAGCTTCGAAAACGCCAACGTATTGACCGGCTCGAACGCAATAAAGTCGAGACCGGTCTCGTAGCTTGCAAAGCTGCCATCCGGCCTGATCCAGCGGTATACACCCTGAAAAACGTCCTCCACTAGCCATGCACGCAGATGTCCTACTTCATCCGCCGCGCCTGCCGATGGGCCAGGATAACCGGACATATCCGAAATAGAAAAACCATTGCTCCGCGTTTGTGACACCGGCGTAATCGACCACACCTCGTACGCATCCGGTGTCCCAGCCCGATGTCGCATGAAGATTATTTCGTCTCCATCGCTCTCGATAAACGACTGCGGCCCGCCGTTTGCCAGATTCCCGGCTGACGCCGGCCCCTTTCCCCACTTACGATTAGCTATCCCAATAGACCCCGAATACACCAGCTCGAACTTCAACTGCCGCAATGCATTCCCATTCAGGATTTCCGCGTTGTCGGTGAAAACGACATACGCTTCACCCCTATAGGCCGATACATTGCCAACGCCGTGCATCGCTTCAAGCGTTGGGTCTGGCAATTGCGTTTCCGTACCGGAATAGAATTTGAATGTTCCAGAGTTGGCTGAGCTGGCTATAATGGTTTCCGCGCTTGCATCATCCGCGACCGCAAACCATAATTTGCCGTCCATCCATATCCTGCGGATGCCAAGACACACACCCTCGCCGAACATGATCGCCACCGATGCGGTGTAGGTAGTGGTCGTGGTCTCTGATCCGCCGCCACCGCCGCCCTTTCCTCCTCCACCTGACGATTCTGTATGTTCGTGTGCCTTGATTCTGTCGAGATCAATCGGGATGCCTATAGCCGCCACGGTGCCGAAATGTATCGGCACCAAACCACCATAGATCGATGGCTGGATGTCTAAATCGCTGAGTGTCGGCCCGGTTCGGCGCAGTGTCGTGTTGCGCACATCCATCATGCCGCCAACCGCCGACCCTACTGCCCACCCGATCCCGGCTCCTGAAGCAGCGCCTATAGACCATCCGAGCTGCGTGCCTACTCCAGGCAAGATAAGACTGCCGGCAACCGCTCCGACGACCCCTAGAGCCAGTCCCCAGGCACTCACTTAAACCTCGACATCAGGCCACTTCCACGCACCAATGATCCTGCGACGCCATACCGAATCCAGCCGGTGCTCGACCACCTCGCCACGCGCGACCAGCGCATGAATCAGCGTCAGTTGACCGCCTATCGGATAGTCGCCAAGAATGCCAAGGTGCGGCTGCCCGTTGATATCGAGCACAACAATATCCGCCGGTTGAATCTCCGTGCTCTGGATGCGTAGCGCGTGCTCGTCGAGCAAGCCGACGAGGTGCGACATATCCCCCAATGGCGCATAATCGGTGCGATCATAAGTAGACTGCCCGAGTGCCGCCGCACTGCCAGTAAGCAGACCTACACAATCGACGCCGACACCCTTTGTTCGTCCTTGATGCACATGCCGCGTTTTCAGCCAGCTTCTCGCTTCGGCCACGACCTGGGCACGGCTAAGGGGCATTCGCTTCCCCTATCGTGCGATTCAACCGTGGCACCTCTGGATGCCCTCGGAAGTTGACGACGTTGTTATATTTCACCTTGCAATCGCCGTTGTATTCGCCGAGATCACCAGACGATCCACCCTTGAGCAATTTATTGCATCCCGGCAGCATCGAATAGGTATCACCTGGGGCGATCACGTAAGGCATCCTTAGTTGGAGCGTGAAATTTCCTAGCTCTTGCCGTTTTATTTCCTGGGACAATCCTACATTCGCTCCAGATGTCCACGTCACCAATCCAAAATCGAACCAGCCGCTTGCGTGCGTGATGCTCGTATCCGCAAAGTGCTTGTGATCGGCGCTCGCTGTGACTATGCCTGTCACCAGATACGGCGCCGGATCAAGCCCGCAGCGCGCGTCGAACACGTTGGCATCGCACGACGCGGTAACAGTCCGTCCGATATTCTGCGAGAGTAATTGCGATAGTCCTCGGCATTCAACCGAGAACCCAATCAGTCCGGAATTGACGTTTCCAACAAAGCCGGTCGCAACGACCGTACGACCCTGCGTGACGTTGCGATAGTTCACATCGGCGACGTAGACTGTCGCCGCATCCCACCGTCCAGCCACGATATCCGCATCAGTGATCGATGCTGAATGCATGAAGCCAGCGACTTCGAGGTTATCAACCGCAAGGCTGCCTGTATTTGATACTGCTGAGGCACTGAATCCGGTCGCCGCTGAATAGGTCAATCCATCAACCTTTAGATCAATGTCGATGGATGCAAACGTGAAAACCTGCCCGTCCTTGCGCACGACACGCCAGATACGCGCTTCGGTCAAATCCCCTTTCGCCAAGTATTCGCGTCTAGCTAGCGGGACGTTTCTCACGGCAGCCGCGCCTCGACGATGATGATGCTCGGCGTGTTTACCAACAACTCGCCGCCTTGCTGCCTGGCTTTGACAGCGCGTTTGAGTTTGGTATCGATAAACTGTGCCGGCGTGTGGAAGTTTCCAGACCACGTGAGTTCGTCGCCTGGCGATGGCGGTGTCCCGGAAAATGTGACGATGCCGGTATTCATGTCCACGGCAGCAGCGCCTCCGACGCTGCTGCCGTTCTTCCTTACGACGATCGTTCCGAACGGTTTTTGAATCTCGCGGTACTTCGGATGCAACGGATTGCCGCCCTGCCGAAACAACCGATACTCCGCGCCATCGTTACCGAACCCTACATCGTCAACCGGGTTTCCATCTATGTCTATCGGCCAGAGAAGGCCATCGCCGGTAGCGCACGTGTAGCCAAACGGGTCTTGCAACCGCCACGCGTGCGCATTGCCGTCGCACGATTCCCAGAATTGCTCGATCTCGACCCACTGGCTCAACGGGCGCACGACAAGTCCGGCCTGATAGGTGCGCAGCGAGCGATCCCACACGAGAATCGTCTGCCTGAATCCGCCTTGATTGGTACCGGCGACGCTAAGGCGCTCGATATCGCCTTCGAATTCGCCCATAGAGACAATCTGCGGGAAAATCATGTCGTCTAAAAACGCCATCAGGAATTCCTCCCAGACCCTCTAATCTGCTGCCCGACAGATTCTCCCCATTGCAGCGCGGTTCTCCGATCCGAGCCAACCGGAGGCGCCACCGTGATGTTGTAATTGTGATTTACGACTGTCTCGCTCGGCTTCTGCGCAGAGGCACCGAGCATCTTTTCCGTGTCGCGGTTGTTGTAGACACGCGCGCCGCCTTTGGTGCGGATCAACTCCCGGCCTTCCTCGCCGGCCATGAACCAGCCCGGCGTAGTCTCGCCGCCGGTTGCTGCTCCGGCTGCGGCTTCGGCGAACATGCTGAAGAAATTCTCTGCTGCGACTGAATCAGCTCCTCCGGCAAAACTGGTCGCACCAGTCGCGCCGCCCGTACTGCCGAAATAACTGGACGCGATCTTTATTCCGGCATCGATCAATCCTCCACCACCGCCACCTGACGTTCCTGGTATCACACTGCTTAGCCCGGCCCCGCCAGCCATGGCAAGTAGATCAACGCTTTTGACGTACATCGGATTGTTCGGCGCATCACCTTTCTTGCCGCCGGCTAGACTGCCGAGCAGTGTAGACATGACGCCTGTGCTCGCGCCCGGTGCTGCTGCGCCCGTCCCGGCAAACGCGCTGAACAGATCATTGCCGACGCCGGCCAAACCACCGCCTTCCGCTCCGGCCCCAGCTTCAGCCTTGCCGCCTCCAAACAGTTTCCCAATCCAGTCGCCTACTCCTCCTATTGCCCCTCCTATTGCCCCTTTTTTCCCGAACAGCATGTCTGCGATGCTTTTCGAGGCCATGCTGTTCAGTTCATGCGTGATACTTTTGGCGAAACTCGTGAACGCTTCCTTGGCGGTTTTCGTGCCATCTATGAAGTCGGTTAGCGGGCCGCTTACATTGTCCGCAAACAAGGTGCGGAACTTGTCGCCCAGCACGTCGGCTGTTGCCGCTAGTTTTTCGAGTTCGAAGCGCGCTTGTTCGGCCTTGATCGCGAAATCCTCGTTGTCAGGATAGGACGCCGCCAGCCGCTCGTTGGCCTGCACTTCCATTTTTATTTGAACCAGCTTTTGCTGCCTGGCGGCGCCGGTAAGTAGCAGCGCATCAAGCTCTGTGATCGCACCTATTTGTCGCGACAGCGCGATACGCTCTTCCTCCAATCCAAGTTTCTGATACAACTCCGAACTAACCGACAGCGCCTCGTTGAACTGTGCCTGCGCACCTGTACGTTGCCGCAATTCGTTTACCTTACCCTGGCCGACATCATCCTTTCCGATCTTTAGCTTAGTTATCAGGTCGGCGTATTCCTTGTCGAACTTAGCCAGCGCCCCGGCTTCGGTCTGTCCCTTGCCGCGCATTTTCTCCAGCGCTGCATCCACGGACTCGATCTGCGTTTCCAGGTCTCGATACGCCTTTTCTTCCTTGAACACTGCGACCTTTCCTTCATAAGCCGCCGCCGCCGTCAGTTTCCGTTTCTTGTCGATAAGATCGTTTATCTTGCCTTGCGTCTCGGCCTGCTCTGTCGCCTTGCCCGACTTGGCCTTGTACGCTTCGAGCGCAGCGATCTCTTTGTCGTAATCAGCGATCTGGGCATTCAGCGCAACGTCTGCCGCTGTCTTGCGGCCTTCGTAGTAATCCTTGATCGAAATCAGGTGCTCGCCGTATAACAAATCGAGCGTCCGGTTCTTCTCGGATAAAATCTCGCGCTCCTCGCCGGCTTGATGTTCAAGGTCTTTTAGTTGATTGGCGAGCAAGGCTTTGGTCGGATCGTCTCTTAGGATTGCTGCACCTTTCGGCACTTTATTCCTACTATTGATCTCTGCAACCGCCGCGTCATGCTTTTTCAATAGATCGGATGCGGCTGCTTTATCCATTTGTGGATTAAGCTCTACAGCTCGCTTGTATTTGGCATCAATCTCAGCTAGTTCCTCGGCCTGTTTTATCTTTTGACTTTTGTATTTGTCGAACAATGTATCCGCTTCGCCGATAGCTTTGTTGCCTCGCGCTTTATCGGACGCAGCCTTCGCCGCTGCGTCTGCATCCGCCTTCTTCGCAAGTTCGATTGCAAGCTGGCGTTCGTCTTCGGCGTTTGCCTTGGCTTTCTCTTTTGCGCTACCAGTGGCGAAATCAGGTCTGCTAATGGATTGGATATCTGAACCTTCGGCAACTGGCTTCAGGCGCGCCGCAATGCGTTTTTGCAGTGCTTCTATCTTGTCAGTTGGAGTATCTGCTCTCCCAATATCCAGCATCGCATCCCAAGCGCGCTTCGCACCACGACTCAGGTTGCCCCATGCGGCTTCCAAATAGCCAAGGTTTTCCGCCTGATTTTTGAACCGAGCAATGACGGCCTCAGCAATGACCAACTCGGCCTTGTCCGCCTCGCCCATCTCTTCAAGCCGGCGAATGTATTTGAGTTGAGCCGGATCGAGCAGGTTTAATTGCTTGTTGTGCTCAGTCGCCCATTTAGCAACGCCACCTGACATAGTGGCGAAGTCTTTGACGACTTCATCTGTAGATTTGCCGCTCGCTACCGCAAATAGCGCAGCCGCCTCAGACATTTTCGTGAGCGATTTGCCTGTGAATTGTCCTGTATTCACAAAGCCCATCAGCGCCGCGCGCGCTTCTCCCATGCTGACTGTTGCGGATGCAGCAATGCTCTTGGACATTGCATTGAACCTGTCCTCCGTCAGACCTGCGTAGTTGCCAGTCAGCAGTAGCGCCTTGCCGAATGCCTGCGATTCCTGCATGCCCTTGTACCATGCCAGACCCAACGTACCGACCACCGCCGCCGCCGTTCCTACACCGAGTATCATCGGAGTAATCAACGCCGTTACGCCCTTGAATGCCGCGCCGATCCCACCGAATGTTCCGCTCAGTTGCGAGCCTTGCTGAATGAAGGCGATTAGCGGCGATTGCCCGCTTGAAATTTGAACGAAGAAATCGTTCAGTTGGTACGACACCTGCTGCATTTGCAGCGACGTTTTTCTGGCAGAGTTAGACATGCCGTCGAACGTGCCACGGCCAACGTTCGCCGCTTTTTCCAGTTTGCCACCGACAGCGGCAGCCGCTTGACTCAATTTGTCATAGCTATTGGCGGCTTCGTCCGCACTCGCCTTGGCATATTTGCCGAATGAGTTGACCGCGCCGGTCGCGTTCTTCAACCCGCTTTCGAGCTTGGCAATGCGAGCTTCTATGTCGATCGATAAGACTGCGGTCGCCATTTTCTCAGCCCTTAGTCTTCGTCTTTTTCGTTGAGCGCATCACGTATTTCCATCAATAAGTTCACCAGCAAATCAACATCTTCTATTTGATAAAAGGCAAGGTAGATTGGCAGGTTGCCTGGATTCCATCCGTCGAGAAAATTCCACGCATGAATGGCCTGCGATTCCTCGACGCCGAGTTCCGGTCGATCGCCGCAGAATGCCAGTTGGAATTCGTTGCCGCGCGCATCTGCACTGGCTCGTTCCCACGCGATGCGCTCTCTCAGTTTTTTGCAGCGGCCTCTTGCTTACCTTCGCGCTCTGCGATGCGCTTGTCGATAGCTTCTGAGATTGACGTTTGCCAATCAGAATGAGCGTCGAATATCAGCGGCACCAAGGACGCATCGAACGCCATCGGAGCGTTTGCGCCGTCAGGAACGAGATCAGTTTCGTCCACTTCCGTCCAGCCGGTAACAGATCGTTCGGCTATCTCGCGCTGCGATTGGAAGAACGCCGCCAGATGATCGTCCGTCCCGGTACGCGCACGCGCATAGGCCATTTTGACTTCGTGGCTCGTCGGCATGCGTAGTTGAAACGTACGACTTCCTGTCGGAAGCCTAGTATCAGGCGCATCATCTTTCGGCGGCGGCTCCGCGTAGAGCAGCACCTTGTGCGAGAAGCGGCGCGCGGACTCTACGGCGGCTTTTAGTTCGTCGAGGTTCACGGTTAGCTCAAGTATGAACTTATGTCGCCTACCACTGCCAGTGTGATCGTGCGCTTCACCATGTCGTTGATATTGAACTCGGGCACCTGCTGAATTGACCAGTAGCCATTGCCGAAATACTTCTTGCCGTCACGCATAACTATTCTAAAGCCACGCAATGACCCGACCGCTTGGGCTGCCATGATGATTGCATGATGCGGTAATGACGGATCGTCATGCGTCAACAACGTGATGTCAACGGCGTCCTGAAACGTGGGAACCTTCGTCTGGCGATCTTGATTCAGGAACTGATAGGTCAGGAATTGTTGCGTTCCACCGCTTGATTTTGGATCAAGTATCTGGGGAATGTTTTGCCACGCAGTTATCTCTCGCGCACTACCGGTGCCGGTGCCGGCGGGATACTTGAGCAGGTCTGTCGTATCGACGCCTTCCAGCGTAACGTCGTTAGTCGATACCGCGCTGACGCGAACGACGCGCCCGTCGATACCCTGCCAGCCTGATGTGACCTCGATCTGATCGCCGACGACGACCCCGTGTGCCGCTGCCAATGTAGCTACTGCTGGCGATGCATTCGTAATCGCCGATATCGCCGATGCCGTACCATAGGTTCCGGCAATCGCAATGAGGGCGCCATTTACAAGACTTGATGCCATGATTTTCGTCCTTTCAGAAATGCAAAACCCGCCGAAGCGGGCGGGTTATAAAACGTGTGCTACGGTTACGTCAGGCCGTCAATACTCCCAGATGTCAAAGCTCAGCGCCTCAGCAAACTCGCGAATATCCGGTACATCGCTCCCCGTCCGATCCGTCAGCATGTGATACGCCTCGCGCATGGCGTCCTCTACCGCTGTCGCCACTTGCGCCGCGACCATCCGGCTATCGGCCCAGATCGTAATTAGCATCATCACTTTTACGGGGGCGCGCGCGAAGTCAAGATATGTCTCAGGCGCCGCTCCGACGCGATCAAATACGATGTACGGCTTGATTGCGCTTTGATCGGCTTCATCCGGGAACACGCGAAGTTGTTCTCCGCTTGCGACAAGCGCAGCGAGTGCCGTTGAAGCCTTCAGCGCATCGATGGTTTTTTGTTCGGCGCTTACCATGACAAATAGAAGATGAGTGTTATGGCTATCACTACCGACAGTACGCTGCACACACTAACCATGCGCCGGCCCTTGTCTTTTTCGTGGAGCACCGCCCACTTGTCGCGAAGATCGGTGCCGTCGTCGGTCGTCACTTTGGCGCCGCCTGTCCCTTGTTCAACAACTCGACCAGCTGCCGCGCCAGTTTCTCAGTAGCCATCATGCACATCGGCTCCTCGCCCCAATAAATGTTGCGTGGCACACGCCGCCCGACGCGGAACTGGCGCGGCGGTTCTTCGCCTGGCCAATGTCCATTACTATCGTCTATCATCCTTCCGCCCACAGTGGTTTCAGCATTTCGTAATTCACATTGATAGATGACTCGACACCTACTTTGCCGAATCTATTTGGATCGCGCAGCCACTCGTCGGCAGACTTCCAGCCTGATGCGTGCAGCGACTTCAGGTAGTTTCGCGACGTGTCGCTCTTGGAGCCAGTAATAGGCGGCTCCGCTGCGATGCGGTGGAAATTTACCTTGTGAAACCGTGCGCTAACCAGCTCGCCGTATTCGAGCAGGCGCGTGATTGTGTCTATAAGCGCGATCTCGTGAACGAGTGCCGAATTGAACGTGATCTCGTTCACTCTGTCTGCGATCTCCCGTGCAGTGCGTGGAATGTCCGGGCGCTGCATTGGATTAACTTGGACGATTACCACGTCTGTACAGTGCGGCAGCAGCGGCGACAAGACCGGGTTGCCCATATACCCACCGTCCCAGTACGCGCCGCCGTCAATCTCTACCGCCCTGAATATCTGCGGCAGACAGGCCGACGCCAGCAGCACGTCTATCGTGATTTCCTTGGGGCCAAAAACTTTCCTCTTATTAGTCTTAACGTCGGTCGCGCAGATGAAAATCTTAGGCTTCTCGCAGTTGCGCAATGCATCGAAGTCGATTACGCCGGAGAGCACGTCTGTGAGAGCGTTGAAATACAATGGATATGCGTAAGGCGATACTACTGCGGCCATCTTTTCCATCCATGATGACCACGGATGACCAGCCTCGTTGACGCTCTCCCACAAGGCCCGGAGCGCATAGCGAGCGCCTTCAGCGCCCCCGGTCATCATTCCACTCGCCAAGGCTGCGGCGTTAAGTGCCCCGCTCGACGTTCCGCTGATGGCCTCTATCGACAGACTTTCTTCTTTAAGTAGGCGATCGAGCACGCCCCAAGTCCACGAGCCATGCGAGCCTCCGCCTTGTAAGGCTAAAGCTACACGCTTCATGAGATAGCCATGCTATAATGGCAAGGCCAACAGTCGTTACTAGCGACTGTTGGCCTCTGACCAATCACGAAAGGCACTTCGATCATGGCTTCACGCATTTTCTCACGAATCGGCACACCAGCCGGCACACAGCGTCCAGACGGTTTCATCGAAATCGAGATTGACGGACGAAATTATCTCGCGCACGATCTTGCCATTCTGTATGTGACCGGGCAATGGCCCACGGGCGAGGTCGAGCATATCAATGGCAATCGCGCCGACAACCGATTTGCCAATCTCCGCGTCACGGATAGACCATTTAACATAGACGCGGCTTGATCGTGGCTGCGGCCATATTGACGCTCGCGCGTCTGTTGGAACTGCTTGAGTATTTTCCTGATACTGGCTTGTTCGTTTGGCGTGTGAATCGAGCACGGCTCGCCAAGGCTGGCACTGTTGCCGGTGGGCTTGATTCTTATGGCTACATCCGCATCAGAATACACGGACGAAAGTACCGGGCACACCGTCTTGCCTGGTTCTATATGACCGGCAAATGGCCGATTGATGAAATAGACCATATTGATGGCAACCCATCTAACAATCGCTTCGATAATCTGCGAGAAGCGATTCACAGGCAAAATAGGCAAAACCTGCGTGAACCGACGCGCGATAATCAATGCGGATTTCTCGGCGTATCGAAGCGTGGCAATCGCTGGAGAGCGATCATCGTGCTTGACGGTAAACATACGCGCCTTGGCAACTTCTCCACCCCAGAACTCGCCCACGCCGCCTACGTTGCCGCCAAGCGCCGCATCCACCCGTTCGGCACGCTGTAATCACGCGCCACTTTCCTAGCCGGCTGTGCCATTCGCCGTGTTCTCACGCCTGCGCCGCGTGAGTTTCAACGTCGCCAACACTCCCACTGCACCGCCCAGCGAGAACGCCGCGTACACGTAGATTCCGACGATAGGCCAGCTAACCATTTCCACTTACCACCGCATTCGCTTGTGCTACGCGCCGAGCTATCGCATCTTTAAACTTATCAACTACCGCTTGCTTTGTGGCATTGAACGCAGGCTCCAGAAATTTGTAAGGTCGGACAAATCCCGTGGCAACCGATTTACGCCGTGCTGCCGCTGTCGCACGTCGAGCCGTTATGGTCTGGCGTAATCCGAGCTTTGTGAGCCGCCGAATTTCACCCCGGCTCATGCCGCGCGTACCCATGCCCCTGGGCACGATGAGGTGGCCGCCCTCAACCCATTGATAGAAATATGGATCGCCCGAGACCGGTGCCCTTCTGCGCTGCGCCTTTGTTGCCGACACCCTTATATAAACACCAACTACGCCAGCCTGACCCTTATCGAACTTGCTCGACCGTACCTTTATTGCAGCGCGCATCACGCCGGGCCGCCGCGTTCTACTCGCCTTCTTCAGCACCGGTGCGCGCCGCTTGGCATCCGCCACCATGATCTTGCCGCCCTCAATCAGCGCCTTCCTGATAACGCCCCCACGCAAATCAGCCGCTACTGTATTCAGCAGCCGCTCGACTTCGGCAAGGCCGTTTACCTGGATTGTTACGCCATCAGCCATCTGGACGATTTTTTAATGCTTCTGTAAATGGCTGTCCAACGTCGAACATAGCCGTCATTGATGGGATTTGAGCGTTATCGTGCACTTCTGGCAATTCTTGTCCGGTAAGCATAAATTCCACACTTCCGTCAGTTGCCACTGATGCACCAATTATCTCAACATCTTCCATTGACAATACCTTAATTAGCATTTGTGGCGCGACTCTCAATATACATAGCCTGCGCGCATCAGCCATTATTCAGTCCAGAACCGCAAAGCAGCGTCAAATAATCTCGCTTTAGGCTTGGCATCGGCGGCCCTGTAATAGATAGCACGTCGCCGTTCCACAACGCTCTCCACTCAGCGGTGACATCTCGTTTAATGTGAATCGTTACGCGCAATGTCGTCACTGCATGTATCTGGCTTGCGGCATGTATTTCACGCGCCGTAATGAATTCCACCTTCGCAGGCTCGCTCGGATAAATCGTGATCCACGTCACAACTTCAGCATTCAACGCATCGCGCGTGATGCTCTTCTTTTGCAGGTCGATCAGCTCGTTCAGGTCTCCGGCGCGCATGATTCAGCAACGATATCTAACTTAATCTTCAACGTACCGGCCATCTTCTGCGGGTCGGCCTTGCCATGCGTTGCTTTCATCGCCTTTCCGAGAAACCATCCGAACAACTTTTTATTGCCTGATCGATACTCTTCAACCTGATCCGCATAAAGTAAAAGAACGTCATCTATTATCTGTTCCATGTCGCTTGCATTTGAAACAAGCCGCAATCCAGAGTCAACGATAAGCCAATCCACCAGACGGCCCGACTCATTATTCGGACGCGCCACCGTCTTGAGCCACGCCCAATAGTGTTCTTCCTGATGTACGCACAGGTTCATAGCTTAGGACACAGAATAAGTCCGATACCGATCAAGCAATCCATCGACAAACGGCATCGGTGCCACCACTGCGCTGCGCTCCACAACAACATTCTCACGATTGGCGTAGAACGTACCGACCGCCGCCATGATCCACGCGCGGATTGACCACGGCACTTCTCCGAGCAGAGACGTACCAGTGCCGCCATCGGTTATGTCGAGCATCGTCCCGCCCAGCGTAGCCGCAAGCGTGTAGACTCCGGGACTGACCACTGACTGCACGTAGTAATCTGTTTTCGGCTTCAGCGGCGACGGCAGCACGCCGCCCACATTCGACAGCCGCACCGGATAGCCGACGCCAAGCGCCTCCCACTCCGGCACCGTAATCGTATCTGCGCCAGCGTCGCTTGTGATTGGCACTGCGTAGCCCGCGCGAAAATCAATTGCGACCGCTCCAGTCTGCGTCGAAGTCGTCGGCCACGTCACCCCCCTAGCCACTGCGATACGCGGCGGATCGCTCCATAGATGAGTAACATAATCGGTCGGTGCGACCGTCTGTAATACTCCTTCGCTGTCCAGATACTTGACCGACGATAGCGCTCGCACTGGCGCCTTGGCAAACCACAGATCAGCCGGAAACGCATTGAGCACCAGTCGGTACGTCTGCGCGATGAACGCGCGTCCGGTCTCATGTTCAGCCTTCTCGCGTGCCGCCACGATACGTGTAGCAATGAACTCATCTTCTTCATCGCCAGTTACCCGCAGCGCGACTTTTGTTTCTGCAAGGCTTACAGGTTCTACGATGGGAGCTGAAACGAGTTGAATAGTCATGGCGGCGTTGGCGTGTCTACAAGATCAAGATAAGCGGTCGCTTCACCGATTCCGGCAGACTGCGACTTTGTAAACTTCAGCCTGATCGTGCAGCGTTGATGGGATAAGCCGGCGGCGATTACACCACCGCCTATTACTACCTGGATCACCTTACCGACTGCTGCCGTCCGATTCGGATACTGCACCGGCACCACGTTTACCACGGGCACGCCGAACGTAAGGGCCGTTGACAAGGTCGGCTCGGCAGTTACCGATGAGACTGCCGTGATGACCTCATCCTTGCCAAGAAGGAGCGAACAATCAAAGTCATAGGGCCATGTTTCTGAGGTTCGTTTTTGAAGCATTTTGGTCGTCTATGCTTTAAAATAGCGAAGCCGACAAGCGCTGCGAACGCAAGCCGGCTTCTAACCACAACCGCACCTTTTCTGAGAAGGAACGCTTCATGGCTGCTGCCAATCTTACAGCGGAACGTCTCCGCGAACTTTTTTACTACAATCCAGAAACCGGTTTGTTTACTCGCCGCATAGATCATTGGTCTGCCAAGGCAGGGGCCATTGCTACCTCTCGTCATTCTGCCGGTTACATCCAAATAGGCATAGATGGCTATAGGTACTACGCCCACCGCCTTGCTTATCTCTACATGACTTACGGCTGGCCTGCCGCAGAGATAGATCACCGCGATGGCGACCGAATAAATAACAAATGGTCGAATCTGCGCTGCGCAACTAAGTCGCAAAACCTTCAAAATCAACGTAAGGCGCGCAGCAATAACCAAGGCAGCGGTTTGCTCGGCGCGTTCCAGAAGAGCAACGGCTGGATGGCGCGTATCGTGGTTAACAAGACGCCCATCTATCTCGGCTACTTCTCGTCCCCAGAACAAGCTCACGACGCTTATCTCGCCGCGAAACGCCTAGTTCACGAATTCGGCACCATATAAACGCACAGATTCCACATCTACTCACGCTTGACCAACACGACGCGCTTTCGCCCGCTCATTTCGAAGACCCGGCGATTGCCGTGCACGAAAGCGGATACCACGACGGTTCTGACAAGATCAGCCGCCGCCCCTGTTACCAGTAAACTGCCTGACGACGCTGCTATCCTGCGGTAGTACGCAAACGTTACCTGCTGGCCGGTTGATGAATAGTCTCCGGCATTCGCGTTGACCAAGGCCGTGCGTCTGAGAACGCTCTGCTGACCTGCGACGGCGTACAATCCGCTGCCACTCGCAAGCCGTCTTGTAACCTTGATTGCGGCGCTCTGCCCGGTAAGACTGAATGATCCGGGACTCGCAACGAGCACGGCCTGTGCCGCGCGGATACTCAGCGATGCTGCACTGCCGATGATTCCATAACTGCCTGCTGCTGCTGCAATAATCCGGCTTATCCGCAGCGCGGCTGGCGACCCGGCGACTGCATGCGTGCCAGCGGCCAGCGACAGTTTCGACGTTTTCGCCAGCGAAGCGATTTGCCCGCTTACACTGAACACCCCTGGTGCTGCGGCAAGCACTTGGGCTGCGGTGCCGTACACCAGCATCGCGCCTTGACCGGCAATCGCGTAGCTTCCAGCTTCCAGACCTGACGCGCGCGCGATCCAGAACGTAGCGCTCTCGCCCGTCAGGTCATAACTCGCGGCGTTTGCGCCAAGTCGCAATCCAGTAAGCAGCGCCGCGCTTTGTCCGGCGCTCGCATACGTGCCACTACTGGCCGGCAAGTGCCGCACTGACACAAGAGCCGCATTAGCTCCTGAGAGGCTGTATGCGCCCGCGCTTGCGGACACCACCCGCCATGTTGTCAGTCCAGCGTCCTGCCCTGCTACGCCGTAGCTTCCTGCCGCCGCTCCAATATTACGCGCCGCAACGACCGCTGCTGTCTGTCCATCGACACTATAAGCACCGAAGGCCGCTGGCAATGCTCGCCCATATTCCAGCGTTGCAACTTGCCCTATTGCGTTATAGTCTCCTGCCGTCGATGCGATCTGCCTGGCGCTTTTCAGCGCCGCGCTCTGGCCTGATACCGAATAAGAGCCAGCAGATGCGGAAAGCGTAACTCCGACGGCGCTTCCTGGTATCCAAATCCGTCTTGTCGGAGCCTGAAACAGCATCCACGGATTCGACGTGAGCTGCGCAATGATCGGGTCTGGAATGACTACCGGCGCAAACACCAGCAAATAGACAGTGCTGGACAGCGATATGTGGCCGGTTGCGCCGCTGTTCTCGGAGCCTATAGCCGACGTGCCGTGGACATAAGTGACTGTCGGTGTTACCTCTGCCGCCTGCCTGCCGTTTGCGAAAATCACATGCCTGCCGTTGTTGCCGGCAACTGAAAATGCACCACAACTGACTACGCCGGAATCGCTTCTCGCGTCGGTCGCGGTAAGGATGCCAGCAACTTCGGCCTTGAGAATAGTAATGTCTGTCCCGCCGAAGCGGATTTGCAAACCGCCTTGCGCGCTGGTTCCGGTCGTGGCCCATCGACTTTGCACCAGCACGCCGCCGCCGGCTGATGTCTGCGTGCCGCTCTCGACCCACAACCATGTGCCAGTCGATGTAGCAAATGGATTGCCAACTATCTCGAATCGATTCCCTATCGATCCAGGAAATTTCGCCCCGATCCCACCGCCTCCAGGATTGAGACCTATAGCTCCGGTCGGGGTAAGAAGATATTTTCCGTCGCGTGCATTCCGCGCAAGCAGTTCACCCGAGCCGAAATTCCAGACGTGGGTAAAACCTAGTTCTCTTGCGTATGGCGCCTGGAGAAAGAACGGCGGCTGGCGCGTCCAAATCGCGCGGCGCGGAATCAGGATACCGGCCAAGCATGTCTCCTATTGCGGGCGATGGGTGTTCAGTCTGGCGCGCACGCTAATATTGCGCGTCGCTGCTTGTGCGCAAATAACACCGATTCTCAGCGCCGTCTTGCCGCTCACCATCAGCGACCATGTTTTGCGTGCCGGGTCTTCGCCTGGAGTATTGGCGCCGTAGGTGTCGAGCCGGCCTACGAATTCGGAGTGCTCGTCGGAATCGTGGTCGTTACCGCTGTCCCCTAGAACGTCACCGTCGCTCCATCCCACGTATACGTCGGCAGTATCGCCGCTCGCCGGAGTGCCAGCGTTGTCTGCGTTGACTTGAACGCTCGCATCCCAATCCTCTATATTGAGCGTCACTGCGTCAGACCATTGGATAGTGTTTGCAGATACCGTCTTGCTGGTTGCCGCTGCCCACAAAATCTGGAATTCGTTAACAGATGAGGCCATGCTTAACTCCGAATCTGCGAAGCCGTACCGTAGTCGATCATCCCCTCGAAGCCCATCACAGAAGGAGTGGCATTCGTTCCGCTACCGGTCGCCAGCGCCTTTTCCGCGCGCGTCGCGTTGCGCTTGCACTTCGTATACACCGATGCCTTGACTGCCAAATCTGCGGCAGTGCCGATCCACGCGGCATCGATGCCAGCTCGTACATTTCCGCTACTCGCGTCAATGTCTCCGTACTTGAACATCAAATCCCAAATCCGCGCCTTGCCTACTGTAAGGTTGTCCACGCGCGTCCAGTCGAACGCTGCATCTGACATTACCTCTCTGGCAGTGACTCTGGTTCGCCAAACCCAATAAGCCGGATCGACCACGTTGAACCACGCCGCGAGCGCTACGTCGTCACCCGCCAATTCCAGATCGTGCGCGGTCGGATCAGCGTCAGCCAAGGCACGCAAGGTTCCCATCTGCGTTAATGTCAAACTCATCCTTCATCTCCCCAAGGCCCACGCACTGCCCGGCTCACATCCGCCGCAGTAACATCAGCACCGAATAGTTTCTTCATCCGCGTCGTTTCCGTCACGGCCTTGGCTTGAATCGCCGCCATGCCAGCCGGCGTAATCAGCCCTTTACCCATTACTTTGCTGAATTGCCCGGTCGTCGTTTGCGCGTTGAGATGCACGCGCCCGCCGCCCAATGTCTGAGCGTCGTTAATCATTGCGAACGCTACCGCAGCGTCCACATCGCCGCCGAGTTGCGCCGCCTTCAGCAAGGCGTAATCACCAGTTTGATACAGCGCGTCGAACAACGCTTCGACCGTGATCGCGTCGGCAATGATCGTGTCCGGCACCGCATTCAGAATGTCTGCGATGGCCTGATCCTTCGTCGCCGCCTCAGCTGCGCCTATCTTTGGCATGATGTTGGTGTGGACAAACGGCGCGCAGGCTGACGCTTGCTGGCCTCCCAGTATTTCGGTTTGCAATGTTCGGTAGTCCATGTGGGCTGTCCCTTTAGGAAATGGTAACGGCTTCAGGAGCCACCACGTACTCAATGCCCCGCGCCTTCAACATCCGCTCAATCACCTTTCGCCGGTATTCTGGGTCTGCCATTCGCTGTTTCATGATTTCAGACTTCCTCGCTTTCACGGCAGGATCAGCATTCCCACGCTTTTGTGCAACTACTAGCCTTGCTCTTGTTTCCGGGTCTGAGAACGCCTTTTTTATGGCAGAGGATCGCTTTATTTTTTCTTCCGGACAGCATGCAATGGCTTCTGAATCGTTCGGCAACAGGCGTGCTTGTCATGCCGATATAGCATTTCTTGTGATTCGTAGTTAATAAGTAGACACATGCCATATCAAGACACAGTATGTATTGAACCTGGGCTTGCCGAAGAGAACATTACCGTGAATGTCTCGCTGTCGTTCAGAGTGATCGACGATCCATAGTCCCAAAACGATACCAGCGGATCTGCTGGCGTCGTAATGGTGTCGTCGTACAGCACAGCGTAACGGAACGGCCCTATCGTGCCTGCTGCGGCTGTGAATACTACCTGCGTGCCGCTGACCGTAAGTGTCCCGGTCGTGCGACTCGTGGTAATCGTCGTCGCCGTACCGCCAGCCGTATAGCCATTACCCGCCGTGATCTCGGTGAGATCGGCCTTGACGCTGTTCGTAGCCACCGGCGCGGTGTTGGTGAGCATCACCTTGAATACGTCGGCGTCCCAGTCCATCTTGCTATTCCACTGGTTTTCGACGAAGGCGTTAAATTTCACATAGGATGCGATTTTAATTCCCCTTTATGCAGCGTAACGATAACTCTTGCGAAAGTTTTCCGCCGCAGGAATAACACGCAAGTTGGTTGGAACATGAAGGCCGCTCACAGAGCGCCCTTGGAGCGTTATGCGCTTCGTAGTAAGCGCGCATGTAGGCTTTAACGTCTCTCATTCGGCCACGCCTTTTTCCATCTCTAAAAAACTAAGGGGCCGCGTGGCCCCTGATTCCTACATTCCTATAGCGGCCTGCGCTATGCCGCATCTTTCGCAGCGGCGTCGCCTTCGCTTGTGTCGGTTTCTTCTATCCCGTGCGCTTCAGCCCTACGCGCCCGCTTTGGCTTCACGCCGATTTCTTCAGCAACACCGCCGCGAATGAGCTTCATACCTGCGTCATCATCAACTTCCTGCTCTGTGCCGGATGAGATATAGCCCTTGTCTGAGCGAAAACTTTCAATGATTTTGATTCTCATGATTTTCCTCTAGTGGTTTACTTTAACCTTACCTGTTGTTGCGTCTTAGGTGATAACAGCGCTACATCCTTTCCATCACGTCCTTTTTTGACAGCAAGCCGAAAACCGTCGCTCATTCCGGGCGTATCTTTCGTTTCATGCTGCGCAATCCAAATGCTCCCGCCATATGACACAACATCACCGGCAACGTATGCCGCTTCTGACTTGAACACTCCACGGTCAATCATCACCGGCAACGAAAACAGTTTTTCTATCTTGCGACCGCTAGAACTCACCGCACGCAGCGTGAACGTCCGTAAATCCTCACCTTGGTCAATCTCGATTTCGGGGAAGCCTTCAACAAGTGACTGCCAGCCGCACAGGTGCAGATCGTCGCCTGGATCAGTGTTTCTGGCGGCTCGCCATAGCCCGCCGTTGTGACTTGCGAATGTTCCGCGTGGAACACTCTTGCTCGTGTCTATAGTGGGTAGCACTTCTATGTGCAGCGCGTCGCGGCCATCTTCGCCATCCCGCGCCTTCTCAGGTTTTGGGATAGACCCTATCGCCTTTGCCACTTCGCCAGCGACCAGCGCCGAGACCACTTCTATAGGCACCTCGCGCCCTGGATCACCTTTAAGCCCCACAATGCTTTCTCCGGGCGGGCCTCGCTCGCCATCCTTCGGCACAGGCATCTTGGCGATAACATCTCCAACAATCTTCTCGACATCTACCGGCTCCGCATCTTTTCCTGCCAAACCGTCTTTCCCATCGTTTGCTTTTGGCAGTTCTGATACCGCTTTTCGAACTTCAGCGGCGATCATCTCTGCAACAACTTCAGGAGCCACGTCTTTAGGTTTTGGGATTTCCGCAACGGCCTTCGCAACTTCAGCGCGTATCAGTTCATCTGAGACTGGTTCTGCGTCCTTGCCGTCTTTCCCATCCTTCGGCACCGGAATTTGCGCAACGACTTCCTTGACGACAACCTCTATATCAACCGGCTCGGCATCCTTACCAGGATCGCCCTTTGGCCCAATGATAGATTCGCCTGCATCTCCTTTGATTCCGATGAGTCCTTTTAGCGATCCTAGCCATTCGTCCTCCGATCCAGAGAAACCTTTGCTTACCGCGAGCTGATATGCGCTTACACCATCCTTGCCGTGTTCGCCGTCCTTAGGAGGAGGCAGTTGCTTTACGGCTTCGACTATTGCAACCTCTACCGACTTCAGGCTTTGTTCGTGTCGCGCATCATTCGCCGCAGCGACTTCGCTGAATCGTGCCGACAAGTCATCGATCTTTCCGGTCAAAGGATTAACTGCTTCAGCCGTTTTTGCAATATCCTCCAGCCGCGCTTCGAGCATGCCGATCTTGCCATTCAGCGGCGTTACTTCCTTTCCTGAGAAGTCGTTGATCGCCTTGGCAATGCCGGCCTCAATCGCGTCACGCTTTACATCTTCGTAGCGCGTCTCTAAGCGAATGACTCTTTCCGAAATAGGCGTTACCACTTCGATCGCGCTTTTGGATACTCCTTCAAGACGCGGTTCTAAACCGTCGATTCTCTTGCCGACCGTTGCGATTTCCTCGCGTGCGACGCGCACTTGTTCGGCAATTTCATCCGACCGATCGGCAGGAATAGTGGTAACAACATTCCTGACGTGCGCATCCAGCCCTGCAAGTTTTAGTTCCAACGGATCAATCAGGTCGGCAATGGCCGCACCAGACGACTCCAGCCGCTTTTCGATCTCGCCCCATTTCTCATCGACCGCGCCGCTTTCCTTGCGCACCGCATCCAGAGCAGATTCAAGGAATGGCCGAAATCGCTCTGTGTTGGCCGCTTCTTCGACTTTGGCCTCTAAGCCCGCGAGACGAACACCGAATGGCTCTACGGCACCGGCAATGGCCGCGTTAGTGGCATCAAGCCGCTTCTCTATGCCGCCGAGTTTGTCGCCAAAGCCAACATTTTCTTTGCGCGCCGCATCGAATGAATCGTCAAGGTACGACTTGAAGCGATCTGGCTTTGAGACTTCTTCTATGCGCGTTTCCAAGTCGGCAAGACGGGTGCCTAGTGGATCGGCTTTGCCATCGACATACTCGCGCACTACTCCGGCGACCGCCTTCATCAAAGATGAAATCTCTTGTTTTTCGATCATGTCGGGGCGTCCGGCCAGTAACGATTCAACTTCGCGATGTTTTCGCTCTTCGTCATGATTTGCAGATTGCCTTCCCAATGCAATCCACTGACGATTTTTCCTTGAAGCGGTACGATGTGATCTACTTCATGGCGAATGCCAGTCTCCCGCGTCAGGCGCGTTGCCTCTGCATAGATGGCTTCAATGGCGGATTGGTTTGACCACGATACTGTGGCTTGAAACTTGGCCGCTGTGCGCTTGGCGATTAGCGCGTTTACTTTGTGGGGATTGGCTTTTGCCCATCGAGCCATATATTCTTTACGACTCTCTAAATTCTCAGATCGCCATTGAGTGCGATAAGCAAGCCGTTCCACGCTATGCGCTTTCTCCCATTCTTTGCTTGCATTAGGATTCGCCTCCCGCCATTTCTTGCTGTTCTCGTTTATGCATTGCTTGCATGCAAATGCAAGTCCATCATCCGATGCGACACGCTTATGGAATGCCGAGTGAGGTAATCCTTGTTTGCAGGTGCCGCACATTTTCAACTGCCGCGCCACTAAGGCTGCTATGTGCTCTCGTCTGCCTCGCAGCGTTGGATCGGCTCGATGGCTACAGCATGCCTTGCACTGAGATATAACACCATGGCCTCTACGATTTGGCTTTATGCATGGTCTATGATTCTTATTGAACTCATCTAGCGGTTTCGCCACTTTGCAGCTAGTGCAACTTTTTAGTATGGCAGACACAATTCTTTCCTCAAGTCCGTCTTTGCGAACAACATTATGGCTTCCAGTTCATCTTCTATATCTATCGCAAGAGCCTTGCCAGTAGCGTCTCCCGGCAGTGTCGGCGGCGGTATAGATGGATTCTGTTGCGTAGGCATAGCAGCGGAAAACGGATTGGGCAAAGCACTACGTTTGGAAAGATCGCTAAGTGAATAATTCTGCATCTGAAGGTAGGGTGTGTCACCACCCGTCACAGGTGGCAGATTCATACTCCGTCGCCCCTCATTCGGCGTCATGATCCCTGCGCGCGTTGCCTTCTCATTCACTTCTGCCCGTGCTGGCGGGTCCATCCGCAACAAACCTTCAAGGTCGAACTCGGCTGAATACCCTACAGGAAGCGCCAGCCCTTCATCCAAAAGAGCTTCTGCGTCCTCTATGATCTTTTGCAGACATTGCGCGTAATAGTCCTGATTCAGCGCAGCGATGTTGTTCAGCGTCGGCTGTCCGATCCCCAATTTGTGCAACGGAACATGGAAGCAGTTGCCCACATCGCGGCCAGTCCATTCCAATTGCTGAATCAATTGCGCGTCCTGCGGCGGAATCGCTATCGGCTCGTATTTCAACCCGTTCCCGCTGACGAATAGACGGCCTAGATTGCTGCCTGAAAACCCTTCTTCGAATTCCCGTTTCAAGCGTGCCGCCGTTTCATCATCGATTCGCGCCGGAGCCGTCAATTGTCCGCTTGGCCGCGACATATTCTCGAAGAACTTGGCGCTATTGGCCTGTATCCTTATCCCCTGCGTAGACGACGCACCACACGCTGAGATAGGACTTACGCCGACCAGCGGATGATAAAAGCAATTCATCCGATCATGAATGATCTCGCTCGCAGGAACAGTCATACCATCGCCAACCTGAGAGAGATCATCCCGGCTCAGTTGATAGTAGACACCGCCATCGTCGGCGACCAATACACGAACGCGCCGGCTGTCGAGGACATACAGGTCTGTCACCACGCCGCGCGCATCGCGCTCTTTGTAGATATAGGCGTTGCCATGTATGAGCTTGGCGATGATCCACTGCTCGACAAACTGAATATGCGTCTGATACCCGTTCGGCTTGCGTAGCACTGGGCTGAACGCTGGACTGTCGAATTCTTCCCACACGCCATCGCCCGTTTTGCGCGTGAGTTTTAGCCGCAGCTTGGATATATCGCCGGCTATCAAGCTCACGCAGGCATACACCGCAGAAAACGCAAGGATGTTCTCGCGCGACTCGACTTCGATGTTGCGCTGCCATGCGCCACTGAAGCCTTCGCGGACTACGCCGAACCATCCCCCGGAGCCGCTATAGGATGGTACGGACAGGCCGGTAGGTGCTGACTTGGTTATCGTCAGATCATGGCCGAAAAAACGCATCTACTCCTCGATTTCATCTCCATGCAATCTCCACAATAAAGCGTCGCATCCCCAATCACCACACGCTTGCTCATGCCGCCGACCTCCACCCGGTCACTCGCGCGACAATCTGTACCTTGTGGCGCAACCGCCCCGCTCTAAGCCCCATAGCGCGCCACGCGTTCGAACACGAACGTGCCGATGTCCTCGCGTCCGACAGACTGCTCCATTACATTAGACCCAGCCAATCCAAAACCAAATTGATCCATGAACCAGATCAAGCCGGGCGCCGTGAAATACCAGTAATGCTCGGTCTTACGATAGTGCTTGCTGACGAGCACGTGCGCCGCATCCAGAAAGATCGGGATCGACACGAACACGAATCTATCGACATTCCGCAGGAGCGAGCCTGGATTGTCGATATGCTCCAGAGAATCCCAGCACGTTATAGCCGCCACACGCCCCACATATGGATCGCGGAATTTTCCTCTATTCATCAGCCACGCGCGAGCCTCAGTATTCACGTCGTAGCCATCCGTCTCCGCCCGGTCAGTAACAAATTTTCCGCCGCCGATACCTATATCGAGGATCGGACCTGAATAAAACGAATTTACCAATCCGATACGCAAGGCAGTTAGCATGGCGCCTACAGGCGTTATATCCATCGCCCGATAGCGCTCCCAATAGGCGCTGTCATAGGTCGATGACTGTCCTGCCACCGGATACCACCCGAGATTGAGTTCCGGCAGCCATCGTAGCCGTTGCACTCCCAGAGAGTCGATTAGCGAATCGGTCAATTCGTTCCTCAATGTCGCTAACAGCGCTGCCGCATGCATGGAGCGCATTCGTGCATCCACAGAAATTATCCGGCAGCACACCATCAATCTTCGACGAATCAATGCGGCCATCAAAGAGTCGGTCTGGCGAGTTATAAGCGCCCCACCCACCGTAAAGCAGCAGCATCGGCCGCGCATATGCGAGCGCGGCCGGCAACGCCCATCCAATCCCGCCAATGACCGCGATCGCACCGGCGATCAATGCGAGCAATTGCTCGATGACCAGCTCGCCGGAATGGAATACCAGATCGGCAGGAGGAAGCGGCTCCATCGCCCATTCTTTGCCATTTGCCAGATGTGCGACCGATACCACCGTATAGCGCTCCCCGATAATCCCGGCAGCCATCGCCAGGTACTCGGGCCTGGGATTTCTCGCGTCGGCGCGCCACTCGGTTCGCACGGTAGCGGGCCGGATGACGACATATTCCCCGTTCACCGGAGAGTGGCCGACCGGCGGCCCGCTTATGTCCAGATGAGCGGCCTCGACGCGGAGGCTCTTGCAAAGAGCCTCCAAAATGCTTCCTGGGCGTCCCACGTAATGCATGCTCATGCGCTCTGCATCCCGCGGCACCGAATGCCATGCATAGCCGCGCTCCATATTTGCCAGCTGAGTGCGCAAGCGCGACACAGGACGGACGCACCGGATCGGCAAATCGGCATACAACTGTGGCCAGGGAGTCGTCAGGTACACCTGCCGCGTGCCGCATATCTCGCGCAGGACGGCGCGCTGGTACAGCCCATCGCCAAGCCCTTGCATGCCGTCAATGGATAACGGTCTCAATGGTTACCAACGGATAAGCCCGCAGCGCGCTCCCCGGCGTCGCATTGACAATCTCGACGCCTTCCGGGTGATACTGCGCGAACTGCCTGCAAAACGACCTGAATCTATGCTCGGTCGTATTTTCAAGCGGCTCCAGATGCTTCCCGAAGAAGTGCGTACCGCCCATGTCGTAGCCGAGCAGGATCACCGTCGCTGCGCCTAGAGACACGGCAACCTTGATGGCGAGCAACCCGGAATTGCTGTCAAGCGATGCATCTGGCACGCGCTCGACGCCAAATACCGGCGCCGCAGAGAACTTCCGGCTAGGAAAGTCGTGTGCTTCCTGATTCTCCACCCACCAAGCAGCATCGGAACTGACCAAGGCATCGGCCCACGGTGCAAGTCGGAAGGCGTCCGACACCGCGATCACCAATTCCTTGCCGCGCACCGCATCGGCGGTTTGCTGGTTCATGGATGGGCCGCTGGCGAGTACGAAGGCTTTCATCTTGGTGACGGTCAGCTCGCGGCCGAACAGTCGCATCTATTTTTCAGCTTCCAGATCGCGCCGCGTGTATTTCCGCTTTGTTCTAGGAGCATCGTCGTCAGCGTCGTCTTCCGCCGTCAGGTCTTTGGTGGACACTTTGCCCATGATCGCCGCTTCTTCTTCCGGCTCATCTGGCTTAGGTTGATCCAGCGGAGGAGGCGGCGGCGCTTGGGGAGCATCTGCGGCGAAGCGGGTCTTCTTGAAGAGCGCCGCTTCCTTGGCCGTCGCCTCGAACGGATCGCCGACCTTTAATGGCTTGCCGCGATACTTGAAGCCCTTGGATGCGGTGAGTTTTACGGTTTCCATGATGATCTTTCGGTGCTTGCGGGCATGAAAAAAGCCGCTCGTGGCGGCTTTTGTGGTTCTGGTAAGGCTGACTACTATTGTTGGGCGGCGGCTTTGGCGGCGACCTTTGCGGCTTTTTTCCGCGCCCAAGTTGCTTTGAGCGTTGCGGCGGCTCGCGCCCTCACCTCAGGCGTATGCGAAGCCGCAGTGATGGCTTGAATGGTTGACGGGTTTTCTATGCTACGTCTTTTGGCGCTTTCAACAAGCCTGGACTTGTACTCAGGGTTCGCCCATCTTGCCGACATTGCTATTGAGCGGCGCTCTATTACTTCTGGACGCTTATTCACCTCGACCATCTTCGCCTTTAATTCCGGATTGTTTCGACGTGTAGCTGCGCGCTTTGCGAGAGCCTCTGGCGAATACATCTTTTCTCTACGGCCTGGACTATCCAATCGTGAAATTGACATTTTTTCTCTAAAGTCTGGACTGGCCCATCGTTGGGTCATTGCCGCCGATAATGCGGCGCTACGCATCAGAGAGTTTGCCGAAGCTTTTTGGCGCATAGCATCCATGTGCAATTTCGCGCGGTACTCAGGATTCTCCCAATTCTTCCGTTTTGCCGCCGATAATCTTTCCCGCGTCACGCTACTGACCAACATCTTTTCGCGGTACTTTGGGTCTTGCCATTTTTTCTTCGCCGATGCTGATCGGTTTGCGCTGGCCTCGCTGGATTTGCTACTTTTTATGAAATTCGGGTCTGCGTTTAGCGCACGCATCAACGCGGACTTTTGTTCACTCCACTTGCGGCGATCTTCTTCCCGCAAGAACACTGCCCCTTCTCCTCCGGGCGTGGCGTTTGTTAGTCGCCAGCCTCGCGCCACGGCATCTTTAATGATGCGTCGCTCAACCTCTTGCCATAGCTCTCCGCTTGCTACTTCGGCCAATATGACGATCCTTGGCGACAAGTTAAGCGCGAGAAGTTTCCTTATCCAATGCGCGCAATAATGATTGGTGCGCCCTGTGCGGGCCGCTGCTATATGTGATGCCAATCGTGATGTTGGGTTGTTGGATTTTCCAACATACCTTACTTCGATGTCGACTGGACATTCAAGACCATATATAAAAATCGCCATACATTCACTCCTGTAGTGAACCCTGATTGGAGACTGCGGAAGCTGGCTCAGGTCGCCAGCGTGTCGGTCGCTAAACCTATCCGCAGCAGTTCTCATTTTACCACGGATCACGTTCCATCATAGGCGGTTGACGTAATGAACTGCACGGCGCTGGCTCGGCGCTTTTGCCACCCCACGGCGCGCTCGGCACGAACCCCAACGCTGTTTGATTGCCAAAGAGAAACAAGTGTAGTCGCGGTTGGCGTAACGCTGTTATTTGTCGCCGCATTGTCCATCTGCAATGACGCTTCCCGACTGATGTCGATCGACACATCGCCGTCGTCAGCAAGATAAATTTCGCTGGCATTGACGAGGATCAACTTGCCGCCTGCCGTCACACGCGGAACGTGCTGAGTGACGATGACAGGTACACCATCCAACATGCCGCCGTTGATGCCAAGTCCGGGGAATTCGGGTTGGCCGAAAGCATTGCGCAGAGTGCCAATCTGGAGCGCGGTGATGGCGTCCGCGATGTAGACCGCATTGGCCGTGCCGAGGTTGTTGGTAAGCCACGCGCTCCACAACGCCGAGATGTCGGTGCGCAGCGCTTCGATCGTCCCGCCGGACGCCGTGATCGGCGTCACGCCATTCGTGATTGACGCTGGCGATACGTTCGCTACTGCGGCCTTCGCCGGATCGATGAAGTCTGTATCCATCCGCGCAATAAGCGCATCTGCCAACGCTTTGCGGATAATTCCTTCAGCGGCAGGACTCGAATACCGCAGCAACTCTTCTGTCACTACCGCGATGTTCGCCAGCTTTGTGAATCCTATGTAGATGTCTTGGAAGTCGAAGGATGTCAATTGCTTGGCCTGTCCCTCGCCCGTCCAATACGCATCGCCTCCGCTGGTTTGTCCCTTGATGTGCACATTGAACGGCACGCGCTGTAGATTCGGAATATTCCCCGTCCCGAACTTGCCGATGACCGTCGCCGGGCGCAGGAACTCCAGGAAGTCCCCCGCATAAGTCTGATACTCGACCAGCGGCTTCGCCCATGTAGTACCTTGCGTCGTGCCAGCCGATACCGCAGTTTTCAGAATGGTGTGCAGCGCCGGCATGTCAGGATACAAGCCCTTGGAAATCTCCAGCGCCTCCATCCGGTTCCCGTTCGCCATCGCCAGGCACTTCACGTACCGCGTGAACTTGATCCCCGGCTCCAGGTTATCCTTCACGCTGATGATGCTGCTGCGCGTATTCGAAGCCGTTGTCTCGTCGCGCGTATTCTCGTGCGTAATCGCCGTCGCCTTCGTCAGCATGATCTGCTCATGCTTCCTCAGGCGCTCAAGATGCGCGTCGATCGTTTTCAGTTCCGTCGCAGCGTCGTCGTACTGCGTGGTTTGTTCATCATCCAGAGTAGCGCCATCTTCGGCGGACTTCTCCATGATGGTTGTCATACTGCCGACGACGGCGGCTCGTTTTTGCTCGAAGCCCGCGATAATTTCAGCGGTCGTTTTCATAGGTATTCCTTTCGGGGTTTTAATTGATGTTCCCGAAGCGCCGGGGGATTTGCCAAGGCGAACGACTGCGGCTTTCTCTTTGCCGGACGCGGCGAGAAAATCGTGGTCGAGGGCCTTGATGGTTGTAAAACAGGCATCTTGGTGGGCCGGTATCGTGACTGCGCTTAACTCAAGCCACTCCCACGATTTGTATCGCGTGCCGTATGTTCCTTTGATCGGTTCCTCTTCTAGTCCCCTGAAGCCAATAGATAGTCCTCGAACCAACTTGGCTTTTATTTCTGCCCACGCAACGTCGAGCCGTTCCTTAAGACTTGGCGGGCCATCCAGTTTTTCTATGTACCCGCGAACGCGAATTCCGTCTGCGGTCGCAGTGGCATGTGTGATATTCCCTATCGGTCGTTTGCTATCGTGCTGATATAGGAACGACAGCGGCAATTTGAATCTGGCGCCTAACGGCTCAACGATATCGTCCATCCTATCGGTCGCAGGCGTGCTGGCAATGCCTTCGAATGTGCGCCGGTCATCGTCTATGCTCTTGAATTCAATGCTGCTGAAAGCGCGGTTCATTTCTCTCCATCCCTAAGTTTTGCAAATCGTTTCAGCCGTTTCGCATGACCATCGATGCACTCTATTTCATCCACTGCGTTGTCGAATATCTTGCTTTCATCTATATCGAGTGTCCGCCCCTCTTCCACTGCCTTTGCCATCATTTCGGCTACACGTTTGTATAGTTCATCGCGCTTTGTCTCAAAGGCATGTAAGACTGTCCACTCCGCTTCTTCCATTTCGTCTTGCCCAATAAAAAACCGGCACTGGGCCGGTTCTGGTAATTCAGTTGTACTCGTGCGCTACAGAAAAAAAGCCTGGAATTCGACTTTCGGCTCGGCGATCTCGGTACTGGCAACGCCTATACTCATACAAAGAGAAATCATGCCGTCGATTCTCCCAGTAGACTTCGACTTATCCAGCTTCCTATTCCCAGCCGGGTCTTTAATCACAACCGCATTCGCCGCGCACATCGTCAGTACCGGATGCGCGCCATGTTCCAACTGCTTGTTGAGCAACAATTCTTCCAAGCTCCGCAGCGCAGGCGACATTGATATATAGCCCTGCCCGAATTCCTCGAACTTTTCCAACTCTTCATCCGTAAACCCGGCCTGTTGCAGCCACGGCTTCAGATGCTTCATGTTGTAGCGGTCGAATGCCAGCTTCACGATGTTCAGCCGGTCGAAGATACCGCGCAGGTACTCGGCCACGTACTCGTATCGGATCGCTGCGCCCGGCGTCGTCAGCAGGTATCCTTGCTGCGCCCACAGGTCATAGGGCACACGATCCTTGCGCGACTTCTCGGCCAAGCCTTGTTCCGGTAGCCAGAAGATCGGCTTTACCGTCCACTTGCCGTTGTGCCGCGCTATCAGCACAAGCGCGGTCAAGTCGGATGTTTCCGACAGATCAAGACCGGCGTATACGTCCAGTCCTTCTAGGTCATCAAGCGGCGAGCCGGTGTTGTCCATCCAGACTGAGCGGCTGATGAATGGGGAACGCGCTTCAATTCTTTGATTTAAAACTAGGTTCCGATAGGCGGCCTCGCTGCTCGGCATGCGCCTCGCATCTTCTGCGGAATTGCGCACTTCATCCTGATTCATAAAGAGTTTGAAGTGCGGGTTTGCCGCCATGATCGCGTCATCAGAGAACGGCTCAGCGTCGAGCGGTGCCGTATAAAGCACTACTTTTGTGCTCGGCTTGCTTCCGAGAAGCGCGTCATCGATCAAGACCGACAACAAATCAGCATCCGTCGGCGCTTGCGTACTGATTATTATGGACAGTGGGCTTTCCTGCGCCGAGCACGCCGTTTCCAGCGCTTCATACAATTCGCTGCGTGGCCCGCGAACCTGCCCCAGTTCATCGTGAACGACGAATACCGGCGAGAGACCATAAGCCGTTGATGCGTCCGCAGATAGCGCCCTGTAAAGGGTTCCGAGTTCGCCGCAAAACAATTGCTTTGCAGTATCACGAATACCGATATATGTGGATAAGTCCAGCGACATGCGAACTATCTTTGCGGCCAACTGAAACAATATTCCTGCTTGGTCACGCGACTGCGCGGCGCTAAACAGTTGGCTATTTGCCTTGGCTTCAGGCCCGCCAGTGTGCAACAACAAAAGGAAAGCCGCGAAAACCGTTTTCGCATTTTTTCTTCCCATGCTGAGAATGAATCGCCGCGTCGGTGTATCGTAGATTTTACGCAGCCAATCCTTCTGCTCGTTGCTGAGTCGAACTGGCTGGCCGACGAGCTTCCCTTCTGGGATCATGCAAAATTTTTCGATCCACGCCGCGTTTCGCTCCCCACGCGTAGGCGTTTTTACGGCATGTCTGGCCACCATCTATTTCCCTTGCTGCAATTTTCCGACGCCGACACGACCTGCATGTTGGCCGGGACGTGTAGGCCGCATACTCTTTTACTTTGCAATGGCACAATATGATCTACGTGGTGCGGCACCCCTGTTTCCTGCGTTCTTTGTATTGCCAACTCATAGAGAGCAATCATAGCGGCCCGGTCTGCCCATGCTGGCTCTGCCATCAACTGCTTTGCCGTCCGCCGACGACACAGTTCTAGAACCTTGGCTGGATTGTTTGCCCAATACAGTCTTCTCTTCTCAAGAAACGCCTCTTTGTTCTCTTGGTAATATTGTTGATGCTTCACGCGACAATATTCCGCGTTAATTGATCTCCATGTTTTACTGGCCTCACTCAGCGCAGCCGCGTGTTTCTCCCGGTATGCTTTGTTTAACTCGGCTACTTTTTCCTTGCCTAGACGCTTGCGCTGTTCAACCGCTAACTGTTTGTAGTGGTCAGTTTTAGCCTCATAGCGCGCTCTCCACGATGCTTGGTACTGTGCCTTATTAGCCTGAACATACGCCGCGCAACAGGCTCGGCAACGCCACTGCAATCCGTCTCTGTTGCCAGTGCCCTTGGAAAACTCGGCTGCGCTCTTTGTTTCTTTACACCGTGGGCAGCGTTTGCTTAATGCTAAACTGGACTGAGCCATGAGACTCCCTAATAGTCAGATTGGTTAGAGCCGGCGTGGTGTTATCAGCACCAAGTCGGCTCGTCTATTTTAACATGTTCAATCTATTCGCTCACATGCCACGGCTTGTTTCCGCCCTTGAATCCGTCGCTCGCACGTCCGGACACCCGCTTGTCATGCAATGACTGACTCGTCAAACGCAGGCGTGTCGCCAAAGACGACATAGCACGACTCTCTTTTTCATGAATTTCAAGTAGGGTCTTATGCCGCCTCAACCCATCGTCATCTGTCAACCACTCAGGCTCGGCCCTATCCAGTTCAGCACTTATCATCCGTCCGTATGCCACATGACGGCAATATGCCTCCAATAGCGGGATTTGCTCACGCCCGAACCAATCGGCAGGGCGTGCATTA